ACAGCTTGGGGTGGGCTTACGCTTTCAACGCTTAGCGCCTGCACACAATTTTTAGTGACCCCTGTGCAGTTCGGGGTCGGTGTTTAATACGGTTGTCTCCGGTTAGATAATTTTACGAACCCTCTGCAACTTAGGGTCGAACCACCTTACGGGTTGTTATTGCTCGGGTACGTCAGTGCACCAGTCTACCAAGACCATTTTACGTCGGTACCAGATAAGACGGCAGTTTATATAGTAACTGCTCACTAGGAGTACTACTTGCTTTCCGCTAGCTACTAAGTTTCTGTAGTTCACTGCATCAGCCGGAGCTCAACAGATCGCCACTTCCAGTTTTCACAATTGCTTTCAGGGTTTCGTCCTGACCCTAAGTCGCGCCAGCGGAGTGGTGGGTAACACTCGCACACTGGTACGGGCCTTAGAGTTTCGCACAACTTGCATGTGCTCATCAGAGGGTTGGTGGTTATTTGTTACCATCATGCCGGGTTTCGCAAGCAACACGGTTTAGGTTCTGCACAGCCTTATAGGGGCACGGAGTTGTCTCTCCTTGTTTGGTACTTGATACGGGAATCGAACCCGTCTTGTCCGCGTGAAAGGCGGGTGTCCTAGCCGATAGACGAATCAAGTGCATAAGTTGGCTGGCAGTAGCTTCTCTGCCAATTAAGTTGTTATCCTAGCTATATAGGGCGAGGTCGCATAACACCGAATTCTTTGGGGCTGTGGCTCGGGTAATTTATTCCCCACAATTAAGACGCATGGCAGATAAGTCCCGCCTCCGCTGTCACCCAATTCACTAATTTATAAATAAATTATACAGTATTTGACAAAAAGAATCAACAAAGAAATTCCAATCGTTGCTTGCAGGCTAGCCACACAGATAGTTGCAATCTAATTGCTGGGTAGTGAGGTGGGCTGCTGAAGCGGAACTGGCACCAACTAACAAAGTTGTTTGGTATTCATTAAGCCATTCCCGACTGGGTTCTTTATTAATTTCTAAGATATTATTATATCAAATTGGGGCTGAGGCATCAAGTTAAAATTTCTTGACCCTCAACCGTGGCTGTCAGGCCAGTTCGGCAACAAGTCGTTCCAAGACTTCGTGATTGGCCTTTTCCAGCGATTCAAACACTTCTGGAGCTACGCCACAGGCCAGTGCCAGTTTGTCCACCAGCTCGGCTTTCTTTACACGGGCTTGGCCAGTTGCCTTGGTCTTGGCCACGTACACGCCTTCGCGCGACAGTTTAGCCACAACCGAACGCACGGTTTTGCCCAGAGTCTCGGCCAGTTGCTCAACGGTTTTGCCCGACTGGTAGCCAGTGACGAGTTCCACGGTTTGCTCGGGGGTGTAGTTTTGAGGGGTTGCTTTAGTCATCATATGTCCTTTGGTTGGTTTCTGCGCTGTTGAAGATATTATTATACCGTGATTAGAATGGAACATCAAGATCAAAATTTTTGTCTTGAGGGTTGGTACACTGGAACATTTCGCGAAGTTCGTGGTCCACAAATTCCGAGTACTGCTCGTATGCAAAATCTGCGAAAAAATCGGCTGTTGTCATGTGTGGTTCCTTACTGTTGATATAACAATTATACAAAACTTGGGCACACGGATCAAATAAAAAATTTTTTACTTGACACAATTGATTGGCCACTGGTATAATGGCGCAGACCAACCACTACGTTTTTGCACTTGATTGGCCACTGGCGCATGAGGCCCAAGGTTTTGCACTTGACAAGGTTTTCCACTGGCGCAGCACCATTATGGTGCTTTATGCTTATTTGCTTATATAAGCATATAATTATATAAGCATATAATTATATAAGCATATACGCAATTGCGAACGCAAATGATAATGATTCGCATTTGGCCGCTGGCGCAAGAATCGTGCCAGGTGGCAAAAAAACAACATCCAATTGTAACAGTTTGTAACAGTGCTTGACACAGGCTAAAATTCTATGCTATAATTTTGGCGCCAAATTGCAAACAAAAGTATTCATTTTTGCATGGCAAACAAAAGTACACATTAGTGGGCAAAATAAAACCCGCATTATGCGGGTTTTAAAATTAATCAGGAACAAATGCTGATCGGGGGATTTTAATTAATCGCTGGACATAATCAATTTCCCATTCATAATGCGCGAATAACTCATAGTCATAATCGCCAGTAATATCCAGCAGATAATCCGCCGCGATATTAATATATTCAGGCCTGATTTTCTCAAATGGCAAACCATTATAATCTTGGGGATTAATACCCAATTGGCAAAATGTTAGAACAACGGGTTTATCAGCAAATGAGGGCAAATTAAAAAACATATTATCTCCAGATTAAAAAGGGAAAATGGGGCATAATGCCCCATTAATCAGATTGGCTTAGAATTTGCCAATGCTGAGAAAATCTTTTCCAGTGCCGTTTTATTGGCTTTTGTAAGACTTTCGATCTCATTCTCAGACAATTTGAGAATCGCGCCGATTGCATCAGCGTGTGCATCCTTTTTGATTACTGGAGCACCAGTTTTTGAAACATAAGTTTTAGCCACGTAGACTTTTTCGCGTGACAGTTTAGCCACAACCGAACGAACGGTTTTGCCCAAATTTTCAGCGATTGTCTCAACTGCGACACCAGCCGCATAATCGGCCACCATTTTAGCGGTTTGCTCTGCGGTATAGTTGACCGCCTTAGTTGCTTTTTCCATTTTGATTTCCTTTCAGGTTAAAAAACAATTATATCACACAATTTCAACATTTGCAACCCGTCCAAGCCCCAAATAGTCAAATTTTACCTTGACTACTTTAGTATTAAAAAACTTCATAGTCATTTCACGCTGAGTTGCACCAACGTAAACAGTAAGTTTACCATTTACAACAGTGGCAAAGCCACGACTTTTTGGAAGGGTTTTTGTTTTCATCATGTGTTCTATTATACAGACAAAACAGGCAAAAAACAAGTGTTTTTTAAAATTTGCGAAAATACAACATAGGGATAAACCCCTATTGACAGCTTTTTGGGCGTGTGGTATAATTTTGGCGCCAGGCTTGTAATGCTTTGGTTCACAGAAATTTTTGCAAACAAAAGTATCCATAAATTTTTGGCGCGCCCACACCTAATTATACCATAAAATTGTGTTGTTTTTTAATCCCCTACAAAAAATATGTTATAAATAAATGTTGACACGGGCACAATTATAATGATATAATTGGCGCCCCGAAAACAAAAGTATTCATTTTTGGTCATGAATACTTTTGTTTCACAAATAAAAAAGCCCCGTCCTGGGGCTTTTTATTATCTTTTCGGTTTAATCTTATAATACAAGATAATCGAAATAAATATAATGTTGGCGGTATAATTAAATATCAGCGGCCAATGCCATTTTGGTAAAATGTAGATTATGGTGAATATCTCGCCCATTCCCCACATTCCCAAAAAGCCCCAAGTTAATCCATCCGAGTTTTTTGTTTTATAAGATTCTATGGCTTGAGGTAATCCACAAAATGCCAATAATATAGAACCAATCCAGCCAATAGTTTCCATCATTTGATTATCTCCGTCACAGTTTGAATTTGAAAAGGGTTTGTTTCGTATTTAGTTTCTAATCGCTTTTCTTCCAGTAAATGAAAGCAAAGGGCGATTATATATAATGCTTTCATATAATCGCCCCTATATTATGCGGGTTTGAAATGGTCTTTTACTTGAAACTGTTTCCAGTTATATGGTGTCATTTTCTCGCGCCAATCGCGTTTATTAATAACGGCTTGCAAAATCGGCAATTCAAAATCACGGGCATCTTCTAAGGCAGTATGTGGCTCGATTTTAAATTCACCATTAATAAAACCACAAACTGATTCAGCAGTTGTTGAAAATGTCATATTGCCATTTACTGTGGGTTTATTAAAAAGGTGATTTTGCAAAACAAAATCACGATATTGTTTTTTATTGCAGATATTACCAATAGCGGCTTGCCACAAACAAAACTTTTCTGTGAAACCAGATAAATCAATATCAGTATTTTGGCATTTGTCTAAATCGAAACTGAGATTATATGCAGTCAAAATAGGATTATATTTGCCAATGGCTTGGTTTATCCATTTATTAATGGCATTAATTGAGGCAAGCATACGTGAGCCATTATCTAGCATTTTCACATAATTGGCTTTTCGTTTTTCCAAACCAGAATAACCCCAAATATCATTGGCTTTTTTATCGTGAAACAATTCAAAATTGCCATAATGATTATTTACCAAAACAGCGCATTGATTATGGATTTTGCCTTGTCGGTCAACGATAATAATGGCAAAATCAGCCACAGTATTTTCAATTGTGGTTTCAGTGTCAAGAATTGCAAAGAATTGTTTTTTAGCCATGATTGCTTTCAGTTGGTAAGCCTAGATTATAACACAGTTTTTCGAGAATTTACAAAAAACTTCAAAAAAAGTTATTGTAAATGCCCAAAAGGTTGGCAACAAAAAATGTGCCATTAAGTACACCCAGCGACTTGTCTTTGCGAACAAAAGCAACCATCAACCAAGCCAGTGAACCAAAAGTAAACAAAACATATCCCAATTTAAACATTGCGGTTGCAACTGCAAAACTGCCAAGGATACTTGCAACAGTACCAAACCAAGAAACAAAAGTAATCATTTTCTCAAAATCTCCATTGTGTGATGTGGGTTAGGGTCTAGCCCATATTCTACCATGATTTTTTGCCAATTTTCACCATGCCCACAAATTTTTTCGGATTTTCCGAAAAGATTCCAGTCAGCCTGATGAATAATTTCATGCGGAAGTATTACATCCATCATGATATTGAAATATTCTGTTTTAGCTTTGAAAAATTTGTAACCCATTTGTATGCGGTTTTGTTCCTGAAAACACGCACCAGCACAGCGCCAAAAGTAAGGGTTAAGTTCTACCTTTGGCTCGTTGTAGTGAACCAAAGGTGTATAAATTTCGCAAAGTGTATCCCAAATCATTACAGTCTCACGCTGTAAGTGGGTTAAAAGTGCTTTTTTGTCCATGCCTGAATTATATCACAGAATTTTGTTGTTTTTTAATCACACACGAAAAATAAGTTATACGAAAAAACTTGACACGGGCACAATTATAATGATATAATTGGCGCAAACTGCAAACCAAAGTATTCATTTTGGTTTGCAAACAAAAGTGTTATTTTATATTATATTTTCTTTTTGTTTCATTAATGGCCAATTTTAATTCATCTATATATTCATTATATAAATGTTTTTGCCCAACAATAAAAAATAGAATAGTGTATATTGGAATCAATAACATATTGAGCCAAAATTTAATGCGATTAATCATTTTATAATCCTTTATAATCCCCGAAGGGATTATATTTTAGTGACCTTGTTTTGATGGAACATAAACCCCACGAATATTAAAACGGTCACAGACAGCTTTTAAATAAGTGGTATTATCTTCATAAAATGTAAATTCAGCATCTTTGAAGTTTTTAAGATTAAAAAACTTTGCCAAACCAGCGATTTTGAGTTTACCGCCTGAAGTTGAATCACCGTCAACCCGACTAATAATATAATCGGGTTCACCTAAAACAGTTTTAATGAATTCATTGTCAGCATCACGCAAAACTCGGGCAGTGGCAATAATCACAAAAGTATTATCATCACGCAAATCAGCACGATATTGTGATGCTAATGGCAATAATGAATCATCCATTGCGCGATACTCATTTTCGCGCCAGTAATTCAAATCAATACGCTCGCCGTTTTCGTCAACAATAGTTCTATATCTGTGCAAACTGCAAACAATAGTACCATCCATGTCGTAAATCGAAACCTTTGTAATCTTAGCCATTTTGAACCTCTGTTCGTTGTTGATGTAGTAATTATATCAGGCTTTTTGAGCTTTGCAAGGCTTTTTTTGTTGTTTCAACAAAATAAAGTGTAACAATTTGCCCCGACTGTTACAATTATTTTCGTTGTTTTTTCGCACAACCCCTTGACACGGCCAAATATTATATAGTATAATATTGGCGCCAACTTGCAAACAAAAGTATTCATTTTTGTTTGCAAACCTTGGTTTCTATTCTAAGTCAATGCCTGAAATGTAAACATCACGCAAGCCAAAATCACGTTGTATTTTGTTTGCATATTTAATAAATGCAGGGCCATGTGTTTCTGTTTTTTTATTTTCTTCTTGCCATGCGTGAATTAATTCATGTGCAATAAGGGTTTCAAAATCACGGGTTGCATTCTTGGTGTAAACTGTAATAATGTGTTCACACAATTTGCCGCGTTCTGAATACTCAGGTTCGTATTCAGCATCACATTGTGAATTCTTGCGTGGCACAATCCGAATTGTAACGGGCTTTTTTAATTTGAGATAATCAATAAATTGTTTCATGTTAACATCCTGTCATCATTGCAAAATAATCTTCAAATTCTGTATCTGTCCAGACCCATGCAGGGCAACTATTCATAAGCATATCATAATATACGCCGGACATATTGTGGACAATGTAAGTGTTTGTGTTCATGTGTGTATTATAAGCCATTGGCAAGTGTTTGAGCATTGATTTTATTTATCGCAGTGATTGTAAAAATCAATCACCAAACCCTTGACACGGGCCAATTATATGTGATATAATTGGCGCCCCAAGCCGCAAACAAAAGTATTCATTTGCGGATTGGAAACAAAAGATTACATTGTCAAGAATCCTACCAAGTCATCAGCAACATCTTGCAAGCATCGCCCATTACGGCGAACGCTCAACACGCAACCATCAGCCCAACGCTCAAGCGCAATCAGTTCGCCACGCTTGCGCTTGAATGTGTCGCCTGAGCTACATTGTGCCACGGCAACGTGCACAAAAGCCGAATCCTCACGCCCACACGCAGGCACAGCCACCACAGTAATGCTAAAGTCCTCATCAGTGAAAACCTGTCCATTAGCCTGGGCCAGGTCTTGTTTGAGTTCTTTGCGGATAGTTTTTTCAATTGCTGACAGTTTCATCATATTCTCCAAGTTAAAAAACAATTATATCACACAAAAGCAGGGGATGCAATCCCCTGCACAAATCAGGTCTTTTCAGCCTTGATGAAATCTGCAATGGCTTTCAGCGCAGTTTTGTTAGCTTTGGTTAGCGATTCAGCATCAGCCTCACCCAAGCCAAGAGCCTCAGCAATGTAGTCTGCAACAGCATCCTTTTTGATTACAGCCTCACCAGTTTTGGAAACGTACGTTTTAGCAACGTAAACCTTTTCGCGTGACAGTTTGGCAACCACCGAACGCACGGTCTTGCCCAACTTTTCAGCAATGGTTTCAACAGTTGCACCGGCTTGGTAGTCGGCAACCATTTGCAAGGTTTGCTCAGGGGTATAGTTCACAGTTTTAGCAGTCATTTCAATTTTCCTTTCAAGGTTTCATTACAAAAGCAAAGTATATCACAAAAGGCAAGGCAATGCAAGCCATTGCCAACACCATGTCAAAAAATTCACGCATTTTTAGCCTCACATTCAGCCTCATAAGCCAACATATTTTGTGCATCACACAGCGCATTATATGCTTTGCGAACCAAAGTATCCTTGTCGATACCTTCGGTATTTTGTGCACGATAGTATGCAATCAGGGCTTCAGCATATGCAAGTGCAGAGATTCGTGTTTCGGTAGTCATAGTGTCTTTCGTTGTCATGTATGAATTATACCATTGAATTTTAGTTGTGCAAGCCTTTTGCAAATTATTTTCTAGGTGCTTACCCTAAGTAGTAGTTGGTTCACAAATCTGATAGGAAACAAAAGTACTCATACTGTGGTAGGTTTGCAAACAAAAGGACTAGGGGCGGTTAGTAGACTAAAGTTTACACATATGCCGCTGCACCCACCCACACGCGGCCTATTTGAACAAAATCCCAAAACCACTACGGTGCCATACCACAACCCGTTCGACCCTAAACCGCCCAAATCGCCCCAAACCACCCAACTGCCCCAACCTCCACCAAAAATATCCACTTGTGTTACCACACGCCCCCGTGGTATAATTGCCCCAAAGGAACCTACTATGACGCAAAACCTACCTGCAGAAACCCTGCAAATTGCCCCAGAAGCCCTGGAAGTGGCAAACTGCTACCTACAACTATGTGACGCCAAACGGGTCGCTGACGAACTGGACTTGGCCCCCACACTGGTCACCGAGATATTATCACGCCGCGAGGTTAAATCGTATATTGACCACGTTTTTATGGATACCGGCTTCAACAACAAGTTTGAAATGCGTGCAGCCATGGATAGCTTAATCAAGCAAAAATTTCAGGAATTACATGAATCACAAACTGGAAGCACTAAGGATATTGCTGACCTGTTACACCTTAGTCATAAAATGTCGATGGACCTATTGGATCGTGAAATCCAACTTGAAAAACTCAGGCAAGGCCCAGGCGGTCCCTCAAAGCAAGTAAACGTGCAAATCAACGAAGGTCTAGACGGGTCAAAATACTCGCAGCTGGTCTCACGACTTATTAGTGGAGATGGTGTTTAATGCTTGTTGTATCACGTCCAGATGTTGAGTGCGAACACATTGTGGAGTTCCCCGCCAACACACGTTTTATTAAGCTGCCTATCGTCAACTACTTGAAGTTACTAGGCATCTACGAAACCATCAACCGACCCCAAACCGCACTAATCAACTGTGCCAACGACCCCAAGTACCGGTTCATTTGCGCCGCGCTTGCGCGCCGATTGGGCAAAACGTACATAGCCAACGTGGTGGGTCAACTGGTGAGTTTGGTACCAGGTTGCAATGTGTTAATCATGTCGCCAAACTATAACCTATCGGGAATTTCGTTTGAGCTACAGCGCCGTTTAATCAAGCACTTTGACCTAGAAGTTGCACGTGATAACCTCAAAGACAAAATAATCGAGCTAGAAAATGGAAGTACTATTCGTATGGGCAGTTTGTCTACTGTCGATAGTTGTGTGGGTCGCAGTTACGATCTTATCATATTTGACGAGGCAGCGCTTGGCTCAGACGGAGAAGCCGCATTCAACGTCGCACTCCGACCAACCCTAGACAAGCCTAATTCAAAGGCAATTTTTATATCAACACCACGTGGTCGCAACAACTGGTTCAGTCAATTCTACCAACGTGGTTTCTCTAGTGAATTTCCAGAGTGGGTGAGTATACAGGCTGATTATAGTGAGAATTCACGCATGGCTGAGTCCGATGTGGCAGAAGCACGCCGGTCGATGAGTCGAGCTGAGTTTGAGCAGGAATACTTGGCATCATTCACAGTGTTTGAGGGTCAGATTTATAGCCTTGCTGCTGCGGATGTTTGTGAACCGCCTGAGGGCTTGTTGGGTGAAGCCATTGCTGGCTGCGACCCTGGCTATCGTGACTACACCGCTTTTGTGGTTATCATCTACGAACCTGTGTTGGATGTGTTTTGGATTGTGGATGAGTATTTGAAAAACGAGTGTACCACTCAGCAACACGCCGAAAGCTTTCGTGAACTGTGTGCCAAGTGGGGTGTGGAAACTATTTTTATTGATAGTGCTGCAGCACAGTTTGCATCGGACCTGGCTTATATCTACGACCTGGCTTCAACCAAAGCCAAAAAAGATGTCTTACCCGGCATTGCTTATGTGCAAACACTGGTAGCACAAGGCCGACTAAAAGTAGCACCTCACTGCACCCATGCACTAGCTGTGTTTGACCAGTATCGTTGGGATACAAAAGAAGGTTTACAACGTGAGCGTCCCAAGCATGATGAGTATTCACACATGGCCGATGCCATTCGTTATGCACTGTACACATACACACTGTAAACGGTATTCTACTTAATATTCTATTATACACGGTTTCGGCTAGGTGTTCAAGTCAAAACACGCTACCTGCAACATAAATTCTGGTATTGACTTTTTGTTGCATACCTTGTATAATACTAGTAATCTCAAAAAGGTCCAAATAAAAAATGGCCAAGAACACAAACAATCGTATCCCTGTTAAATGGGTCAGAGACAAAGCCAAGGCGGCATACGATAAAAAATCCCAGTGCTTTGTTTGCGATACAACCAAAGACTTGGAACTTCATCACCTACACTCAATTACAATATTGTTAGAAACGTGGGCTGCGCGCAAAGGTTACGATATATCAACAGACGAAGGCATCTTAGCTGTTCGTGACGAATTTATTACTGAGCACCATGTGGAGTTATATGATAAAGTTTACACCCTTTGTAATCCGCATCATGTAGCGCTGCATTCAATTTATGGCAAAGCTCCAGCAGTAGGTTCCGAACCTAAACAGCAGCGTTGGATCGAACTCCAGCGATCCAAGCACGTTAATGGTGATAAAGCAGTTCCCACAAGCACACACAACTCATTTTTCTCACGGTTTATTTAAGGGAAACTCATGAGTTGGATAACAAAATCATCTAGCTGGATTCGTGAAAAACTGAATCCGGCTCAAGTGCGTATTGCACAAGACGCAGGCACACAAATTGGTACTGATAGTAAGATTACTTACTTTCAAAGTTTTCAGAAACTGGAGGCAGTTAACCGCTCAGTGAGCTTGTTGGTTAACGCGTCAGCATCTCTTGACTACGACGTCAAAGACAAAGTACATGACGGCATAGTTAGTGGCATTCGTCAAAAAACACTAAACACACTGCTTAACTTTCGTCCAAATCCGTACCAGAGTGCACAAGATTTTCGTGCATCACTGTTCACAGACTTTGTTTTAGAAGGCAATGCTTTTGTGCATTTTGACGGTACTTTTATGTACCACCTGCCAGCAGACAAAGTAGAAATCATGACTGACGAAAAAACCTTTATCAAAGGGTTTCGTTACAACGGTTTAATCAACTTCAAAGAGTCCGAAGTTTTTTACTTCAGAGACCTGAGCTCAGATAGTATCTATCGTGGATCTAGCAGACTGGAATCAGCCGACCGTAGTGTTAAACTGCTTTACTCAATGCAGACGTTTCAAGAAAACTTCTTTGACAACGGTGCTGTGTTTGGACTAGTACTAACCACTGACAACACGCTATCGCAAGTTGCCAAAGAAAAAACAATTGCTTACTGGTTGCAAAAGTACAACGTTAAAAACGGCGGCAAGCGACCAGTTATCTTGGATTCGGGACTAAAGCCACATCAGCTAGCCGAAACAAACTTCAAAGACATGGATTTTGATGCTAGCATTAAAACTCATGGTGAAAAAATCATGCAAGCTGTTGGCGTACCGCCAATCTTGCTGCAAGGCGGCAACAATGCAAACATTTCGCCAAACCTAAGACTATTCTACTTAGAAACAGTACTGCCAATGAACCGCAAGTTTATTAGTGCTGTAGAGCGATACTTTGGCTACGACGTAGAAGCTATTACCAGCTCTGTTAGTGCCCTACAACCAGAATTAAAAGACATTGCCCAATACCACTCAACATTGGTAAACGCAGGTATTATTACTCCCAACGAAGCTCGCACAGAACTACGTTATGCTGCAATAACCGGCAATGATGATTTACGAATTCCTGCAAATATTGCAGGTTCAGCCGCGAATCCTAGCACTGGAGGACGTCCCGCCTCCGCTAAGGAATAACACAAAGGGGTATTATGGTAGATAAAAATAAAGTCCTGTTTTTAAACAGTTCTTTTACAAAGAGCAGTCTACCTGCCACAGACGATGGTGGTGAGAGCGTAACAATTGAAGGTTACGCATCCACTACTGACGTTGATAGACATGGTGATATTGTTCCTGCCAGTGTGTGGGAAAAGGGCGTAGATAATTACTTGAAGAATCCAGTAATTTTAGCGTACCACAATCACAGTGAACCTATCGGCAGGATGATTGAGCATCGCGTTGACGCAAAAGGTTTGTGGATTAAAGCACGAATTTCTAAAGCGGCTGGAGATGTTTATGATCTTGTAAAAGACGGCGTGCTAACCGCCTTTAGCATTGGTTTCCGTATCGCTGATGCGGAATATAATTCAGCCTTAGAGCTGTTTGTTGTAAAAGAACTGGAACTGCACGAAATCTCAGTTGTGAGTGTTCCAGCAAATCAAAATACACTATTTAGTCTTTCTAAGGCGTTCGACACAGCCGAAGAATTTAAGAGTTTCAAAATGCAATTTGCTAACCCAAGCGACTCAGCTAAAGGGCTAGAAGCCTCCGGCGAAGCAAAAAGCGATATCACAAAGGAATTGGAAATGACTCCAGAACAATTACAAAAAATGTTGGCCGACGCTGCTACTGCTGCTGCCGACCAAGCCACTAAGTCTCTGCTAGCTGCACAAGAAAAAGCTGCTGCTGAAAAAGCTGCTGCTGCTGCAACTCAAGCTGACCTAGATGCAAAAATCAAGGCTGCTGTTGCACTAGCAACACCAAGCACAACTGGTGCTGAAGCACTACTAGCCGAAGTTGAGAAGCGTTTTGCTGCTCAAGCCGACGAAACTAAGTCTGTTGTTGCAGGCCTAGAAGCTAGCCTAAAAGAAAAGGCAGCTGAATTAGAAGCCATTCAAAAGTCACGTATGCAATTCACAGACGGCAAAGCCGGTGAAATGTCTTATGCTGACAAAGAGAAGGCCGTTATTCTCGCAAAGATGGTTGGCAAAGGCCTAGAAGGCACTAAGTTTGGCCGTGAAATGGTACAAAAGTACGGTGCTCACGTTCCAAGCGCAACTTGGGAACTAGAAGTTTCATTAAACATGGAAAACGAAGTTCGCCGTCGTTTAGTTGTTGCCCCTAACCTACGTAGTATTGCAATGCAAACTAACGTGATGACTATTCCTGTGAACCCAGAAGCTGGTGTTGCAACATGGATGGCTAACACAGCATTCGGTACAACTGATTCCGCTGGTAGCAACGCAACACACGCGCTAAAAGAAATCACTCTAAATGCGTATAAAGTTGCCACAAACGAATACGTTGCTTACGAAGAAGAAGAAGACGCACTATTGGCAATTATGCCTGTTATCCGTGACGCCATGGTTCGCCGTGTTGCTCGCGCTGTTGACCGTGCTATGCTACGTGGTGCTGGTTCCGGTTCAGACCCAGTTAAAGGTCTAGCAACTTACGACGCAGTAAGCGCCGTTAATTTAGATATTAGTGATGCTGCTAAACTAACAGTTGCAAATCTGCAAGCTATGCGTCGTGACCTAGGTGCATGGGGTCTAGACCCATCCGAACTAGTTTACATCGTAAGCACAGAAGGTTACTACGACCTGCTAGAAGACACAAACTTCCTAACAGTCGACAAAGTTGGTCAACAAGCCACTCTGTTAACTGGTCAAATCGGTGCAGTTGGTAATACTCCAGTTCTAGTAAGTGCTGAGTTTGCTGACAAAGCCGCAGGTACAGTTGGCGCAATTTGCTTTGCACCAGGTAACTTCTTGGTTGGTAATCAACGCGGTCTACGTGTTGACACACAAGACCTAGTAGAAACACAACGCCGTGTTATGGTAGCTAGCCTACGTACTGGCATGACTCAAGTTACAACTAACCTAGGTGCTGGTGTTTCAGCTCTACGTTTCGTAGCTTAATCTACATAAACAAGACCCGCAAGGGTCTTGTTTTATAAGTGTATACGGTACACTTATAAAACAAGAAAGGTATGCTAAATGGGAGCAAATTTAATCACAAAAGCGGAATATAAAACATACGCTGGCATCACCTCCACCAACCAAGATGCAGAAATCGATCTTTTAATTCCACGAGTAAGCGAGCTAGTAAAAACATACTGCCGCCGTACATTTGTAGACTACTACAACGAAGTCAGAACAGAAGTGTTTGCTGGCGGATACGGATCAATCATACTAAAAGAAACGCCTGTTGTACAGGTACTAAGTGTGCAACAAAGCACAGACTACGGACAAAACTACAGTGACTTAACTGAGTTTGTAGATTGGGTTAAAGACGGCGACTATATAGTTAGTATCAATCCACGAGGATTTGAGCCACTTATTAATGGATACAGTGTAAGCTACTTTGCAGGATATGAAACAGTACCGCAAGACCTACGTTTAGCTGTGTTAGATTTAGTTACCTACTATCGCAAAAACGATGGTGCTATCCACTCAACAAAAGCACCCGGCACTAATGCCGTGCAAATTGAGTATATTTCTACTACTAGTCTACCAGCACATATTAGACGTGTCTTAGACTTATATGTATCGGATTATACCTAATGTCAAAATATCAAGAGTTTGTAAGTCCTTCCCTAGTTCAAAATTTAAGTAACGAACTACTAAACGCTCTTGGTAACGAAGTAGATAAAGCCGATACTTCTCTTTATGAACGTAAAACTTTAAATTTTAGAGATATTATAGATAATAATTTTCCTACTATGCTTATTGTCGATTACGACAATATAAAATCGGAGTTAAGATTATATCAAGACATAGATACAGCTCTAAAAACTTATATTAGTTCTTCGTATACACCCACTGAAAAAGACTATAGTGTAAATAAATTCTCAGATAAAGAGATCGCGCTAATATTAAAAGCAATCTCTTTAGGTATAAAACAAATTCCAGCTACTTCAATTTCATACAAACAACTACAGCAGCAATTAAATACTGTAGTTGAAACAGCATCAAGCAATAACGCTGTGTTGCAAGGCGTAAAAAGAATATTCAGTAAAACCTATAAATTAACAGACAACTTAGGTTCTGTGGATGTATTTATATTTCCTAACTTTGCAAGGGTAGGGGATATTTTACGTAAGCCGCTTGATATTGGTTTAAGTATTGCTGAAGAACAAGCTGAACTTGAGGTTAAAGGACTAAAGTCTATTGGTACTATTTTAAACTATGGACATACTGCCGCAGGTTACCAGGACAGCGAAGGAAATGTTAAATTAAATTTTAACACACCTAAATTAATGGCAATCATGTTCGAAGTACTACAAAGCGCTTCTGAGTCAGGTAAATCAAAAGCAATCGAACAATCATTATTAGCGAGCACCTCTTTTGTTAACGACACTAGACAAACCGATGTATTTTTAACTATAGATAAAGATTTCAGCGAAGGATTCGTAAAGATTTTTGTATCTGCCGGTGGAAACATAGTAAGATTTGAAAATAGCCTTATAAACTCAAGACGAGGCTCTGTACTAGAAAAAACTGAAAAGCGTGGTGTAAATAAAGCAGTCTTAGATAGACTAGCTACTGCTTTTAGAAGTTCTAGTACTACTTTAGGTTCAAGATTAGCACGATACATAGTAAACAAAAAAAGTTCCCCTAACTTAATAGAATACATAACCTATAGTTTAACCTCTATTTTAGAAAGCAAAAAACCTGCTGCTTATTCTGGTGGATCTAAAGATACGTCAAAACCTAAAAAGACAAATGTGTCTAAGCAGATTATGTTTGGTATTGCTAAACAAAAAATTAAGTTACCTAAACTTAGAAAACCCAAAACTATTGTACCAACAGTAGCAAAGGCAGATAACTTATTAAGCTTACAAAACTTAATCAACCAGCAGCTACAAGATGTAGTTAGCGCAAACATGGGTGACGGTAATTCCCGAACTTTGTTAAACTATCGTACCGGTAGATTGGCAAGCAGTGCCAAAGTTGAGTACATGAGTGAAAGCCGGGCAGGTATGATAACTGCTTTTTACTCATACATGAAAAACCCATATGCAACGTTTAGCGATGGTGGCAAGCAAAGCAGCCCAAGGTCCCGCGACCCTAAATTGCTAATATCCAAGTCAATTCGTGAAATTGCAGCAACCCAAGTAGGTAACCGTTTAAGGGCCGTTAACGTATGAGTCGTAGAACATCTATTACAAAAGCACTGGCAGCTAAGTTTAATACACTACTAGACGGAACTGCTCCTTATAACACAAACATTTACAACAATGCGTACGCCAAACTAAAATTCTGGGATGAAGTCAATGACTTTCCTAGTATTTATATGGTTCCAGGATCAGAAATGCGTGAGTACTTACCCAGTGACTTTACTTGGGGATTTTTAAACGTATCCATCAAATTATACTGCCGTGGCGAAAATTCACAACAAGAACTCGAACAGTTACTAGAAGATGTTGAACACGCCGTAGATGCTAACCGAGTTTTAGTTTACGATCAAGATAAAAATCTTGAAACCACTGAAATTCTAATTCAATCAATCACCACGGATGAGGGGCTTCTTGCGCCATACGCAGTTGGTGAAATAAATTTACAAGTTCGTTACCAACTTGTATAACCTATAACCAAAAAACCAAACGCAGATAATAGTCTAGCTACGGTAAAAGGTTATCAACATTTAAGGATACCATTATGTCATTTAATTTGATTCGTAACAGTAGAGTATTTTTCACAACAAACGTGAACTCTTCTGGAGCCGTACTTTTAACAGGCCTTACAAAAACAAACACATTTGAAATTCAAGTTCAAGACGGGTTTAGTTTTAGTCAAGCTACAACACAAGAAACTGTTACCGTTAATGAAGCAGGTGCGGTACCTGTTCGCGGTCAGCGCAGTTTTAACACCAGCCTAGAGCCAGTGGACTGGAGTTTTTCAACTTATATTCGCCCTAAGTTTGAAGAAGCTACGGTTGTTAACGCCTCACCAGACTCCGACGACTTTATTGGTTGCGAAGAATCGGTATTGTGGAACGCACTAGCCGGTACTGGGGCAATTGGTCAAGCCGGTGCTGGTTGGACAGTTACACCAGGTTTAACTCCTGTGAGCACTGTTGCTTTTGGTAATTCAAACGCACATCAACTACAACGTTTTGGTTTAATTATTGCGTTTGAAAGTGCAGTTTATGTTATCAACAACTGTGCTGTTGAATCAGCTACTATTGATTTCGGCTTAGATGCTATTGCTTCAATTGCTTGGGTTGGTCGTGGAACAACAATGAGTCAAGTAGCCACTACAACTCTTGTTGACGACGTTGCTAACAGCGAAGTAGACTTTACAGGTGGTTTAACTGGTGCAGCTAAAATTCGCGATGTAAACGCCAAGTACATTGCCAACAAGCTGTCTACAATGACACTGGCACGTACAACATTCCAAGGTCAGGGTGCTAAGAACTACACTATTGCTCTAACTGGCGGTAGCTTAACAATTGCCAACAACTTAACTTACTTAACACCAGCTAACTTGGGTACAGTTAACGTACCAGTAGCTCAGTTCACAGGTACTCGTGCAATTAGTGCAACTGTAAACTGCTACTTACGCACAGGCACAAACGAGTCCAGCACACTGTTAAGCGACTTGTTAGCAATGAGCACCGTAGACGACGAAAATCAATTTAACTGTCAAATCGATCTTGGTGGTAGCACTAATAGCAACAGAGTTACATTACTGATGCCATTTACAATGCTAGGAATTCCAGCAATCAGTACTGAACAAGTTATTAGCAGCACAATTACTCTAATGCCTCAAGCCGGTAGTACAACTGCTTATAACTTAGCTAATACCAACGAACTAACAGTTGAATACAGAGCAATTGCTTAAGCAGTAGCTTATTTACAAGGTACCGGCTGATCCCCGGTACCGCTTTTTCACTTTATTATATAAATAAAAAATGACCCTTTCACTAAAATCTCTTTTAGTTCCCAGTAAGTCCGTAGAGGTAGAGTACCCAGGAATGCCTGGTTTCACAGTTAGCTTAGCTTTCCTAAGCCGTGAAACACTAATTAATATTCGCAAAAAGTCCACTAAAACAACTTTTAAGAATCGTCAGGCAGCAGAAGAATTCAATGAAGACCTGTTCTTGCAACTATACGTTGACAGCGCCGTAAAGGGCTGGAATGGCTTAAAACTGTCTTACCTAGAGCAGTTAGCGCCTGTTGATTTAGCCGGTCAAGACATGGACGCAGAGCTGGAGTTTACGCCAGAAAATGCACTGTACTTGATGAAAAACTCCAGTAACTTTGATGGGTTTGTAAGCGAACAGGTATCAGACCTGGGAAACTTTTCGAAGACCAGCTCCAGCAAGTAAAAGCGCAGCTGGTCAGCTATATTCAAAACGGCTCTGTTAGCATGACAAAAACAGCATATTTTGAAATGTGCGAAATGTTAGGTTCGGAGCCTGTTGAGTCAGAGATACCTGTAGAGTACGACGACTTTCCTGTAGAAGTACAGCAAGCTTTTGCTGCTTACCGAATGCTACGAGATGAGTGGGATACTATGGGAGGCAATTACTTAGGTAAAAGTTTAATAGGCGTAAAAGACGTATTAGAAGCCACCGAAGTAGAGCCTGATGAACAAAAGTTTATAATAATGTTGATACGAATGATTGACGAAGTACGGTCAAACGAGATTAACAAGTTAAAAAGTGAAAAGCCCGCTAACTAAAAATTAGCGGGCTTTTTTATGTTAAAAATTTTTTGGTTTGACATTATACTGGTTAAGTGATATAATGATTGCTAGTATAACATACTCGAAAAAATTTAGCCACCAATCCAGCAAGGAGCAAAGATGGCACAAGTAAAAATTGACTTAAGTTTACAAGACCAGTCATCAAGCATTAAGAAGCGTACCAGTGAAGTACAAAATCTTAACAAAGAATTAACAAAATCTCAGCAGTTAGCAACAGGTACTCGTACTGGAGCCGGAGCTGTTAAAGCAAGCCTAGGACCGTCTATGCCCGGTGAAGGTACTGCATATGGGCAAGCACGTGGATCAATGGGATCCACTGGCGCAGCTGGTCGAGACTTTGCCAACCAAGCACAAGGTCTTGGTGGTTTGGTTCGACTATACGCTACATATGCTGCTAACGTATTTGCAGTTAGTGCCGCGTTTAACGCACTTTCGCAAGCTATGAATACCACTAACATGGTACAAGGCTTAAACCAACTGGGTGCAGCCAGCGGTGTGGCAATGGGAAACTTGGCCAAACAGTTCGCAGATGCCAGTGGCGGGGCAATTAGTTTGCGCGAGTCTATGGAGTCAACTGCAAAAGCTATTAGTGCAGGACTTTCACAAACACAGTTTATTAAATTAGGCGAAGTAGCCAAGCAAGCCTCACAAGCACTTGGTATTAACATGAGTGACGCTGTTAGTCGTCTTACTCGCGGTATTGTTAAGTTAGAACCAGAACTGTTAGATGAATTGGGTATTTTTACTAAAATTGGTCCTGCCACTGAGGATTATGCGCGTAAAGTAGGTAAAGCAGCCAGCCAACTAACAGACTTTGAACGTCGTCAAGCATTTGCTAATGCGGTGTTAACCGAAGGTGCAACAAAGTTCGGCGAAATCAACATACCAACTAACCCATACGACAAATTATTAGCTAGCTTAAAGAACACTGCTCAAAGTATCTTAGAAGTAATGAACAGAGCCTTGGTTCCCTTAGTAGACCTTTTAAGCTCAAGCCCTAATGCTCTGTTAGCAGCAATTGCAGCTATTGGTTTAAAAATAACCACACAAGCACTGCCTGCAGTTACACAATATCGCGCAGGACTACAGCAAGCGGCTGAAGATGCAAAAGAATTAGCTGGAGCACGTTCTACAGCTGCCAAAGAAGCATATGCCGTTGCAGTAGCTCCTGCAATGCAAAAACAACTAGAAGCCCGTGCAGATGCCTACTTAATCAAAGAAGAAAAATTAGCCTCACTAGTAGAAAAGTCTGAAAGAGCTGGCAAAGCTAACAGAATACAAGCTGACTTTAAACAAATTATGTCAGCAAAAGACGTTAGTTTAATAAAAGATGAAGACATAGCAAAAATTGATGCACACGGTAAAAGCCTAAAGCGTAGCACAAACTTGTATACTGAATGGGCAAGAGCTGCACGTGACGCAAAGAATGCGGCAAAACAGTTTGACTTAGAACTTGCCAGAAAACCTGATGTAGGGGAATCGGACGCACTTAGTGCCGCTAATATTGCACTACGCCGCGAAGCATCTGCTATAGCAGCGGCTAAAAGTCGTAGTATAGTTAGTCAGGCAAGCATTGATACAGAAGTAGATGGTGCTCGTGCAGCCCTTGTAAAAGCTATGAGCAGTATTAAAACAGAGCAACTAGGTACAATACGTGGAGCTTTTACAGCTGTATCAGCAGCAGTTGCTGTTACAACTACTAAAATAATCGGTTTAGCTAGCGCTTTTGGTAATTTATTTGCAGTTGTTGGTATACTTATAACTGCATATCAACTGTTTACTAGTTTCTTTGGAAAAAATGCTAAAGAAGCTGAAAAAGCAAAAACATCTATGGATACACTTGGTGGAGCTATTGATAGTGTATCACATACAATTGACAGATTAAATAAAAAGCCTATCCTAGAGTCACTGACGCCACAAGCCCTGGCAGCCAAAGCCACAGCTTTTAGCACACTTACAGGTAGTTTAGTTCAGGCATTGGATGATGTTGAAAAAGAAATTAGTGCAAGAAATATTGTAGATACATTTGCTAACTGGGTTTCCGGAATTTTTGGCACAAACACAGAAGAAAGAATAACAAAACAATTAGTAGACACTATAGACAGTGCTATAAAATCAGCAGCCACAGCTACTCAAGTAGATACTTTACGTGAAAAATTAACTACTGTATTAAGTTTAAGTGCTACAGCTTCTTTATCTGAAATTAGAAAGGCTGCCGAAAAAGCAGGCCCGGCACTAAGAAAAGAACTGAGTCAGGTTTTAGATAAAATCGGTAAAGACGCGGAAAGAAGTGCTGGATCCGTAAAAGTCTTCGTAGATAGTTTAGCCGAATCTTCTAAACTGTATCAAGATCTGTCAAATACTTTTCTAGCAACTGACCCGCTTTCGCGTTTTGCCGCCAATTCTTCCAAGCAATTAATGGAGTTTTCCAAAGTATTGGACAGTGCTAATTTAGTTGATAAACTAGCACTACTAAGTACAACTTCACAAGATGTAAGATTTTTACAACTACTGCCATTAGATCAAGCTAAAGAAGTATTGGCTATTTCTAAAAGCTTACAGTTGGTAAATCTAGATATTGCACAAGGGCTTGGTGATATAAAAGCACTCGAAGAAGGAAGACTGCAGGCAAAACAGGCATTAAGAAATGCAGAAGGCGAAGATCAATTAGATTTAGCAATTGCAGTTAAACAATACGATAAACTTATTGACCAGGCTAAGCTTCTAGCAAAAACTAGAGAACAAGACCTGGGCCCTAAACTGCAACAAGCTGAGCGAGTATTTAATACTGCGCTACAACAAGGTTTGTTGGCAAACATTGAAAGATTTCAAGCTGGTATAGAGCTGGGTGCCAAAAAAGCCCGTTTAGAATTGGAAAAAACTAGCTTACAAGGTATAATTGATCCAAGAAGCAGAACTGTTGAAGAAACTAAACTAGAGCAAAGAGCCCTCGGCTTAGATACTGAACAGTTAAGATCGCAGTTAACACTAATTCAATCTAACGATAATCTACGTTTGGCAATAGAAGAACAAACTTATACAGACAGACTCAGACAAAAAATGGCTGAGTTTGGTACAAAGGATGAGCGTGAAGCCAGGTTACGTGACCCTGAATTAGACAAACAGTTCCGTACTCTAGAAGTTGCAAAAGCTATCCAAAATAAAACTGTTGACCAACTACAAAGTATGTTGCAGACACCGGCTGCTTTAACTGGCGATGTACTTGCAGCAGTCCAAAGTAGGCTGCCAAGTGCACGAGCAGAAGCGTCCACAAGACAAAAAATCAAAGAAAATGAAATTAAGGGTGAGCAAGTTAAGTTAAATGAACAGTTTAAGTTAATAAATGATGAAGCTGCAATTGCAAAAATGCAGTACGATACGATGTTAAAAGAACTGGAGCTTAACCGTCAGTCAATGACTACTGCTGAGTTCGCTGGACAAAAATCTGCTATTGAACAGGGCAAAGCATTGATAGATCCTGCTGCCGCACTTCGCCGAGCTGAGTTACGTCCACGGGATAGTGCTAATACCGCAGAAGCTAGCAGAAGACTAAAAGTAGAACAAGATATTGCAGAAATCATAGCCAGCCGAGCACTAAATTCGGCAAGCGAACTCGACTTTTTAAGCATAGTAGAAACTTACGAGAAAAAATCTTATACAAATCAACTAGAGGCTTTACAAGTCGCCAAAAATGATCTAGAGTACAAACAAGCAAGCTTAGACAAAGACTTAGAACGTGGTCGTGTAACTCAAGACGAGTTCAATAGCCGTAAATATTTACTAGGTATACAACAAGCCGGACTAGAGCGCTCTAATGCACTACTAGAAGAAGAACAAAAGTTCACCCTTGCAACCTTAGATATTCGTAAAAAAATTGCACAACAAGGCGGCGAAAGTCCAGAAACAATCGCAGCTCAAAAAGCCGCAGAAGCTGCTAGAAACTCTGGGACTGCTGCAATCGAGCGTCAATTTGATGCTACAAAAAATCTGCTTGTGTTAAATCAACAATTAGTTCAGCGCCAATTGGCATATGAAGACATATTTAAAAATAGTTTTGACAATATGGCGGACGCAATACTGCAATTTGCACAAACTGGTAAAATAAGTTTTAGTGACTTAATAAATACCATGATTGCAGACATTGCTAGATTTGAACTACGTCAGCAGTCTATGAGTATTTGGAGTGCGTTACGCCCAGCTATTATGAGTATGATTCCAGGTGCTAGTGTTATACCAGGAGTAAGCTCTACAGGAATGTTTGCAGGAGCTCGATCTGGCGATGTTGGTTTTGCCAAAGGCGGTACTTTTGACTATGGTATCCAAGCATTTGCCAAAGGCGGAACATTTACCAATCAAATAGTAGATTCACCAACACTGTTTAAGTTTGCCAAAGGCACAGGCCTAATGGGTGAAGCAGGACCAGAAGCTATTATGCCCCTAAAGCGTGACAGCCAAGGCAACTTGGGAGTTCGCGGACCTGGTGGCGGCTCAACGGTTGAAGTTGTTGTTAACAACTTTGGTACTGAAAAGGCCGAAACTCGTGAAACCACTGATTCACGCGGCAATCGCAAGATTGAAGTAACCATTGGCGACATGGCTGCTGGTGAAATATCTCGCAGCGGCAGTGCATCACAAAAAGCCGTTGGTGGTACTTTTGGGCTAAAGCCTCAACTAATTAGGAGATAAAATATGGCCTATAGTTATGTATGGCCAGCATCCTTACCCCAGTCTCCACAAAAAGGTTTTGTGGAGACTGGCGGAGTTTTAATATTAAGAACTCCAATGGACTCTGGACCTGCCAAACAACGTCGCCGTGGTCAACTTCCACAAGGGTTGCAGGTAACTTTTATAATGACCACAACACAAACACAAGCACTGGAAACTTTTGTTAAAAATACACTGCAAGGCACTGCCAGATTTGGTTTTACACATCCTCGCTTAAACACCATAGTGGAAACTCGCATAATTCCACAAGGCGATGGACAAATGTACACTTTTACTTACTTAGCTCCAGGCTACTGGACAGTTAGCTTACAACTAGAAATACTACCATGAGTCGTTTAACTTCCATGTCGGCAGCAGCTATCAAAGCTGTGTTTTCGCCAGATTCTGATGATGATTTAATTACATTATTAACAGTCTACAATCCATTAAATGAGTCAGAAGTTATTGCCAGGTTAGCCGATGGATTTACTAAGCGTATTTCAGAAACAGATGATGACGTAGTATACGGTGTAACCAGTAATAATTTTGATTATACATTTATACCTATGCAAATCTCACTTCCCAGTGAAGACGAAGCACAGGCGCCAAGATGTTCAATTGTACTAAATGACGTCACAGGCTATATTACGCCAATTATTCGCACTATTACAGCTCCTCCACGAATCAAGCTAGAGCTTGTACTAGCAAAAACTCCAAATATCGTAGAAGTTTCATTTTCAGAGTTTTATATCAACAATTTTAGTTACAATGCTCAAGCTGTTACTGCTGATTTAGCTATGATTGATTATGAGCGTGAACCTTTTCCAATGCACTCGTTTACTCCAAGATACTTTCCTGGAATGTTTTAAAGGATCGTTATGAATTTTGAAAAATACATTGGTATTCCGTTCCTAGAAAAAGGACGTGACGAGTCAGGAGTAGACTGCTGGGGTTTAGTGCGTTTAATTTATAAGCAACAGTACGATATTACACTACCAAGTTTTGTTGAAGATTATGAGTTAAGCGACGATCAGCGTATTGGCGAACTATTTGCACAATACAAAGAAGGTTGGGAGCTGCTAGAAACTCCAAAAACTGGTTGTGTTGTATTATTCCGTATGTTTGGTACTGAATCACATATTGGTGTGGTTGTAGACAATTCACGCTTTATTCACGTACGCGAAGGTCGTGATAGCGTTATTGAGTCTTTAGAAAATGCTAAATGGTTTAAGCGCGTTGTTGGGTTTTATAATTATTCAGAAGGTGCTAATGCTGTTTTAAATGCAGTGCCTCATCCATTAAAAACTGAGCGTTATTTAACCACTGTGGTACCAGGTACTCGTGTAAGTGAGCTTGTGCAAAACATATGCCAAGAACACGACATTCAGCCAGAGCTTAAAAGCCGTATTAGTGTTTTAGTTAATGGCATTGTAGTTCCACAAGAGTCTTGGAGTTCGCGAGTAATTCAGCTTGGCGACACACTAGAGTATCGTGCAGTACCTGGCAAAGAAGCACTAAGAATAGTTGCAGTTATTGCAATCAGCGTATACGCGCCAATTATTGCTACTCAGATGTTACAAGCAGCAGCGGTTGCTGGTGTTACAATTACAGCTGCCATGGGTTATGGCATATACTTTGGTACTATGGCAGCAGTGCACCTTATTGGAGGTGCCTTAATCAATGCAATTGCACCAATTCGTCCACCAGCAGATCCACGTGACCCAGGCACAGCACTGCGTCAGGAGATGATTGCAGGCGGTCAAAATCGTGGTAATCCATACGGTTCAATACCTGTTATCTTAGGTAAACTACGTATTACTCCACCATTGGGTTCCAACAACTATTTGTCCTTTGAAAATGAACGTGACAGCTTCTTATCAATGTTACTTGTATGGGGATACGGCCCATTAAATATTGATGCTAGTACACTACGGATTGGTGGCGTTCCACTAACAGATTATCCAAAACATCAAATTGCTACACTTAACAGAATAAATGAGCCTACTACTGCAGAAAAGGTAGCTTTTGATGCTATTTATGGACAAGACTATTCCCCGGCTATTCAAGCAGGTTTGTTAGTTTGTGACGGAAATCCAGAAAGTACAGTTACCCCACCAGGCCCTTGGGTAAATGCTAGTACAAACGTAGAAACAGATGTAGCTACTGGGCTACCGGTGCCGGTTACCCAAGTCCGAATTGACTTACACTTTCCACAAGGTTTACGCTATATTAAAACCAAGGGAAGCGGTGCCGGAGATTCTGCTGCTGTTGGTGTACAATTTAGAGTAGAGTATTCCGTTAACAATGGATCTACGTATACTTTACAAGAGGTGTTTACGATAGGTGGTGATACAGCTAAAAAAGATGCTTTTACTTTTACTAAATCATACCCGTTCAATCAAAATCAGCTAGTTATACGTATTCGCAGAGAAACGGGTGATAATACTGAAGATAATACAGAGCGTAGATACTACTTTGATTCAGTACTACAAAACATAACTTTTGTTAGAAACAACAGTCCTGCAGTAGATCCTGTTGGTGCCAAAATTGCCAAAACTGCTTTTAAAATTCAAGCTTCTGAACAACTAAACGGTAATTTGGAAGGTATTAGTGCAGTTGTACAAACTTGGTGCAAAATTTGGAACGGTAGTTTATGGGGAGAGGGTCCTACAAGTAATCCAGCCGCATTAATGCGTTATGTACTAGAACATCCAGCAAATCCACGTCGTGTTACAAATGCAAGCACGCAAATTAACTTAACACAACTTCAGTACTTCTACAACTACTGCCAAACTAAAGGTTTTGAGTACAATAATGTATTAACTAGTGCTCGCAGTATACTAGACGTATTGCGAGACATATGTGCTGCTGGACGTGCTAGTCCTGCACTAATTGATGGTAAGTGGTCAGTAATTATTGACGAACCACGCTCAAACATAGTACAACACTTTACCCCTCATAATAGTTGGGGTTTTGAGGGTAACAAAGGGTTGCCGAAGCGTCCAGATGGGTTACGCGTTACTTACTACGACCAAGATCAAGACTATCAAGAAGCAGAAATTATTGTTTATGATATTGGCAAAGGTACTAATAATGCCACACTATTTGAAAGCATTACACTACCTGGAGTAACTAAAAAATCGTTGGTAATAGACCATGCGCGCTGGCATATGGCACAAATGAAATTACGTCCAGAAGTTTACGTGCTAAATACCGATTTGGAGTATTTGGTTTGTAATCGTGGTGATCGTGTAAAAGTTATGCATGATGTACCAATGTGGGGATTAGCTAGTGGTAGAGTTAAAAATCGCATATCTTCTACTCAATTAGAGTTAGATGAAGCAGTGCCAATGAAACCTGGTATTACCTACACAGTACGTTTTAGAAGCAAAACAGGTGGATCAGTAGCTAGACAAGTGGTAACAGTACTTCAGGATGGGTATTACAGTACTATAACGCTTACATCTTCTGTAACTACAGCTGAAGCTGATAATAGTGACTTATTTTTATTTGGGGAAGTAAATAAAGAGTCGCAAGACTTAATTGTGTTGAGTATAGAGCCTTCTACTAATAATACGGCTAGACTTACTTTAGTAGATTATGGAGTAACATCAACTGGCGTAACACCAGCCTACAATATATTTACAGATTACTTAAGCCTAACAGCCAGTACTGTATTTGAGTCTCAAATATCTTTACCACAAACATTACAGTCTAATACGTTTGGAAATAAGATTCCAACTATAACAAAGTTTGTAAGTGATGAATCCGTAATGGAATACGTGTCTAAAGGTGTATTTAAATATAATATTAATGTTGCATATACTAATAGTGCCGACTTACCAAGTACTACGTCCCATGTACTAGCAGAATATGAGTTAAGTAATTCAACAACAGTAGTAGGTGCAAAAACTGTTCTAGCGCCTGTTCAGAACGGTTCAGTTAATTTACCAGATGTACTAGAAGGGCAAACGTATAGAGTACGTTTACGTTATGTTAGTAGTACTGGCACTACAGGTAAATGGACTGCTTATTCTAACCATATGGTAGTTGGAAAAAACAATCCACCAGCTCAAGTTACAGGATTTACTGTAGTACCAGACAAGGCAAGTGGTCAGTTAAAACTATCTTGGAACGCAAATCTTGAAGCAGATACTTATACCTATGAAGTTCGCAAGGCAAATAGTGAGTGGAGTTTTGCAAACTCTAATAGACTGTTTCTAGGCGATAGTATAAATACGTTTGTAGAGTATCCAGGCAATACTTCAACAATATATTATATTAAAGCAGTAGACAGTTCCGGCAACTATAGTGTACTAGCAAGTAGCGCTACTTTCACGCTATCCGCTGTACCTAATATAACTAATTTAGAACACTCTTACTTTGATACTTCTTTAACTAATGCCACAGTTATTTTAAGTTGGTTAGATGTAGTACCTACACAATTTGCTGTAGAATATTATGAAGTTACATATGTTTCTGGATTAGAAACTATAACAAATAATGTTAAGTCCAATACTATTACATTACCAGCAGACTGGGTAGGTAATAGGGCATTTACAGTTAAAACCGTAGATATATTAGGAAATAAATCTAGTGGATATACTGGAAATATTACTAAACTAGCCCCTAATCCAGTTACTAATTATAGAGCTCAAATAATTGACAATAATGTACTGTTATATTGGATAAATGGAGCAAAAACTAGTTTACCAATCGCTCACGTATTACTTAAAAGAAGTTCTCCAACAGGTACGTGGGCAACCGCAACTGTACTGGGAACTAAAAGTGGAGAATTTACTAGTATAAGCGAGTTAAGTGGCGGAGACTATGTTTATTGGTTAGCAGCAGTAGATACTGATGGTGTAGAATCTACTCCAGTAGAGATACCTGCTACGGTTTCGCAACCACCGGATTTTAAGTTTATTGCTGAGTTTATATCCCCACTAACTGGAACACTATCAAATGCTAAATCTTATGCAGGCGAATTATTTTTACCAGTAAATACAACAGAAACTTGGACTACACACTTTACTTCCCGCAGTTGGGCAGGGCCTAGTGCACAAGTCGCTGCTGGATATCCAATATTTATACAGCCAGGAACTTCTAGTGGTTTTTACGAAGAAATTTTTGATTGTGGAACTATACTAGCTAGTAGCCAAATAACACTAAATAGCGTAGAAACAGACGTAGCTGGTAGCACAACAAGTGTTACTACTATGTCTATTAGTACTGACGGTATTACATATAGTATAATACCTGCACGTAACGCATTTGCAACCAACTTTAGATTTATCAAAGTCCGTATAGAAGTATCTCAAAATAGTTTAGGCAGTATACGAAAAATAAGCGATCTTCGTATACGTTTAGACTCTAAGCAGAAATCAGAAGCCAACTATGTAACAGTACCAGAAGCCGGAAAAATAGTTAACTTTGACTCAGAATTTATTGATGTACAATCAATTATTCTTACTCCAGCTGGTACCAGTACTGCTTCTATAATTTCTGTGTATGATTTTAAAGACACAGTTATTACTGGAACTTATAGTGTTACATCTAATACGGCAACTATAACTGCAACCAATCACGGATTAGTTGCAGGGCAAAAAGTTAGGTTGTACTTTACAACTGGTACTGGTATTTCAGGGTTATATATCATACAAACCGTTATAAGCGTAAACTCATATACAGTTAGTATGGTTACCTCAAACACTAGCGGTAATGTAAGTACTTATCCAAACAGTATGATCATATACAGTTTTACTTCTAATACGGGGGCCGCCGTTGCGTCTACTACGTCTTATCAAATTAAGGGCTATTAAAAATGGCAAATCATAATTTACCAACTTTAACAAGTACATACGCCAATTTTGTACAAGAAATGGATGCGCGTATGGATGACATATCTATAGGCTTTGATCCAGCTCTTACAACCGTTACTAATCAAGCCACAGGTACTATTCGTTGGGTGGCTTCTACTAATAAGTGGGAAAAATGGTCTGGAAGCGCCTGGGGTGATTTAAGCACCACTTATGCTATTAGCATAGGTGGCAACGCAGCCACAGCTACCAAATTAACCAATGCTCGAAACATCAATGGAGTGGCTTTTGATGGTACTCAGAATATTACTGTTGGTATTTCTAACAGTTTAACCATAAACAACACTGGATCTGGCGTAGCCAGTGGCAGCACTTTTAACGGAAGTGCCGCCGTTACTATTAGCTATAACACAGTAGGTGCTCCTAGTACTACAGGTGCTGGTGCTAGTGGAAGTTGGGCAATTAATGCAGCCACAGTAACCAATGGTGTATACACTACTAGTGATCAAAGTATTGCTGGGGTTAAAACTTTCTCAAATCAAATAAGAGTTTCAAATGGCACTGCCGCAGCACCAGCTATAGCTTTTAGTGGAGACACTGATGTAAATACAGGATTCTACTGGACTGCTGATGGTTTTATTAATTTTACAAATAATGGCGTGTTTAGTGGCTCTATTGGTGATGGTGGCAACCTTTTAATGGTTGGAAACATAACTGCTTATGGTACCTCAACTGCACCTTCGGATATTAGAATTAAAACTAATATTTCAAAAATAAGTTCTGCTTTGGACAAGGTATTAACTTTAAATGGAATTACCTACGACAGAACAGATATTACTTCTGCTCGTCAAACAGGCTTAATAGCTCAAGAAGTTCAAAAAGTATTGCCCGAAGCCGTTATAGCTTTAAACAACGAACAAAAAACACTAACTGTTGCTTATGGAAACATGGTAGGTTTGTTGGTTGAAGCTATCAAAGAACTTAAGTTAGAATTAGATGCATTAAAACAAGTTAACAAGCAGATTTTATCTTAAATTTAAAATACCCAGGACTAAACACCCTGGGTATTTTTTTGCATTGACAGCATTATGCTATTATGATATAATAGTACAAATTATTTATAGGTATTCGTGTTTTTTCGGTTAACACCCTAAGCCGTAGAAATCTCACAAATTCCCGAAACCATTAAATATCCAACTAGTACCCTGCTAATAATGAGAGGACTTATTAAATGTTAGAAATAAACCCAGATAGTGTAATTCAAGTCCTTGGTATGGTAGCTTTGGCAGTTATTGTAGTCTTTGTAGGTGTCCAAAAACTTCTTAAAGACTGGAAGTCTACAAACGCGGAGACTTCTATTATTACTTTAATGCATACCGAACTAGATCGCATGAGTGAGCAGAATACTCAGCTTAGTGTGGAACTAGGCCGGTTAAATGCCCAAGTAATTACCCTAAATCAACAATTACAAAAACTAACTATTGAAAATCAACGTTTGCAATCCGAGGTCGTAGCCCTAACCCGAGAAGTAGCTCGACTGCAATCTGTGCTACATAAAGGAGATCCCAATGGCAGCACCAATTAAATTAAACTTAAAAGTTTATCAAGGCAGCACATTTCGTCAAGTATTGCGTTGGGAATCGTCTACAAAAGTATATGTTCCAATTACAAATATTACCCGAAGCGCACCTGTGGTAATAACCGCACCTGGCCATAATCTACCACTAGGCTGGCGCGCCCGAGTAACCAATGCTGGTGGTATGAAAGAAATTAATCAACTAGACTATCAAACCGCAACAGAAGTTACCGGCAGCACGGTAGTTTTCAACCAAATAAACTCACTGGCTTATACAGCTTATACAGGTGGTGGAGTACTAGAGTACAACACGCCAGTTAATTTAGCTGGATATACCGCACGCATGCAAATTCGTGAAAAGCTAGCTTCTAATGTGGTAGTTCACACACTAACCACTGAAAATTCAGGCATTGTGCTTGATAACAATGTAAAAACAATTACCTTAACTATACCAGACGAAGTTACCGCACTATTTAGCTTTGCTTCTGCTGTGTATGATTTAGAGTTAATGCTAGGTGGTGAAGTTATACCTTTTGCGTCCGGCACACTAACACTACAGCGTGAGGTAACAAGGTAATGGAACAAGTAACCATAAGTCAAACAGAAACGGTTGTAGTTGATAAGGATACTTCAGTAACTGTTGTTACCGGTTTAATGGGTCCACCAGGTACTGTTATATCACTTGCTCAGGTGCCTGATGTTGACATCTCAAATTTACAAAATGGCTCGCTGCTTGTGTACTCCACAGCAGCCACCAAGTGGAAGGCAACTACCACGTTAGACAACCAGACACTTGAAGCTGGTCAATTTTAAAGGAAACAATAATGACAGCAGTTATTAAAATTAAAAGATCAGAAGTAAGTGGTAACCCTGCAGTATTAGGTGCAGGCGAATTAGCATACTCTGGTTTAGCAGACAATGGGTCTAACGGAGGCGATAGACTTTATATTGGTATGGGCACAGAAACTGCAGGTAATGCAGTTAATCGTGTGGTTATTGGCGGTAAGTTTTTTACTGACCAAATCACAGCATCCACTGCCTCAAACACAGCCTCAACACTGGTTCGCCGTGATGCCAGCGGCAACTTTGCAGCAGGTACAATTACCGCCGCACTAACTGGTAATGCCAGCACAGCAACAAAATGGATTACAGCCAGAGATTTAAGCCTAACTGGTGACGCAACAGCAACACTAAGTTCAGTAGATGGTAGTGCGGCGGTTTCAGCAGCAATTACACTAGCCACTGTTAATACTAACGTAGGAAGTTTTGGCTCAGCAACACAAATTCCTGTTGTAACTGTTAACGCAAAAGGTTTGGTTACAGCCGTAAGCACTGCCTCAATTAGTACGTCATTAAACATTGCTGGTGGAACTGGCACTGATAGTGTTGCACTGGGTACTGATACACTAACATTTGCAGGCGGAACTGGTGTTACTACAACAGTTACTGATAACCAAGTTAGCTTTGCAATCGGTCAAGCAGTTGGCACAACCAGTAACGTAACGTTTAACAGCGTAACAGTTAACGGTACTCTTACTAGTGACGACATTACTGCTGCTAACATTAGCATAGCTGGTAATGCAACTATTACAGGTGATCTACTAGTTCAAGGTACAACAACTACTATTAACTCAACAGCAGTTGCCATTGCAGACGTTAATATTACCTTAGCCAAAGATGCCACCACAGCAGCTGCTGCCAATGGCGCAGGTTTAACAGTTGCAGGTCCAACAACTCCTGCTACATTTACATATACCAGCGCAAATGATCGCTGGAACCTAAACAAAGATTTAACCGTAGGCACTGTTTATGGTGCGCTGTCGGGAAATGCCACAACAGCTACTACGCTTGCTACAGCTCGTACAATCAACGGCGTAAGTTTTGATGGTAGTGCAGATATTACAATTAGTTCAACCGTCACCAATGCACTAACAATTGGTGACGGTTTAAGCGGTACTAGCTATAATGGCAGTTCAGCAGTAACAATTGCAGCAGACGCAACTATTGCCAGACGCGCTGATGCTCACTTTATTGGTACTACGTCAGTTGCCCTAAACCGCGCCAGCGGTAACTTAGCACTAACTGGTATTAGTAGCGTAACCCTACCAGGTGCTACATCGGGAAGTGTGCAGATTGTTCCAGCTGTTGTTGCAGGTACAGGCACAGTATTAACACTACCAGCAACAACTGGTACAGTTATTACAAGTGGTGATAGTGCTACAGTTACTAACACAATGTTAGCTGGAAGCATTGCTAACAACAAGCTAGCAAATAGCAGTGTAACAATTGGTTCAACAGCAATTGCGCTAGGTGCTAGTTCTACTACCTTAGCAGGCCTAACCTCAGTTGCAGCCACAACCTTTACGGGTGCACTAACTGGTAACGCCTCAACAGCTACCACACTACAAACAGCTCGTAGTATTACTGCTAGTGGTGACGCTGCTTGGACAGTGAGTTTTGACGGCAGCGCAGCCGTATCAGCAGCACTTACCCTGGCTACAGTTAATGCAAATACCGGAAGTTTTGGAAGCGGCACAGCCGTACCAAACTTTACAGTTAATGCCAAAGGTTTGATTACTGCCGCTGGCAGCACCGCAATCCCAACCGCCACTACTAGTGTAAATGGTCTAGCTAGCTTTGATTCTACTGAGTTCTCAGTTACCAGTGGTCTGGTAAGTATAATTCAAATAGACGGCGGAACTTATTAATAACTCATGGGTTAGTCTATACTAACCCCAATCCTTTTTAGGGCAATAAAATGGCTAAAATTATACTTAAAAAATCGTCCGTAGCTGGTAAAGTTCCTGTTACAGGCGATTTAGAATTTGGTGAAGCAGCTTTAAACTATCAAGATGGTAAGCTGCACTTTAAGAAAGCTAACAACGAAATTGCCCATTTCAAGGGATATAGTCGCACAGAAATAACGGCAAGCACCGCCACCACGACATTAGATTTAGGAACCCACGACGACTTTGTTGTAACACTGGCTGCAAATACTACATTTTCCCTGACAAACATTGATAAAAAGCTTGGAAGTTCTGGCACTATAGTTATCAAACAAGATGCTACTGGTGGCAGAACTTTTACAAAAGCTACGCAAATGAAAACGCCACTTAATGGTGCAGCAATTGCACAAGTTACGTCCGCCAATAGTTTATCAGTGCTGTCATATTATGTAGTAGATGCTAATAATGTACTGATTAACTATATTGGTAACTTTGCATGAGCATAGGATTTTTCAGCATTTATCAGTGGAGTACCAGTGTAGTTACTAGTGCGTCAACAGCTACTACTTGGAATACTGATAGATCTACGGCTACTTCTTGGAATACCTCAGGCTCAACAGTTAATTCAACAAACACTAGTACCTCAACAAACACGTCGTGGACTACTGCATGGAATACTAGTCAAGCCACAAGTTATTCTACCAACACTACCTGGACTACCGCATGGAATACTACTAATAGTACCACGCAAAGCACCAGTCAAAGCACTAATACATCGTGGACTACTAGTCAATCAACTAGTCAGTCAACTAATACTGCATGGACTACGTCTTGGACTACGTCGTGGAACACAAGCCAGTCAACAAACACAGTATTCGCCACTTCAGTTAGCACTAGTCAAACCACAAGTATATCAACACAACAGTCTACTACTACATCGTGGACTACTACTTGGACTACAAGCCAAGCTACTAATACCACTTGGACTACAAGTCAATCAACAGTTATTAGTACTAGTACAAGTTGGGCTACTACATGGACTACTGCATGGACTACATCGTGGACAACAAGTCAATCGACTACACAATCAACTACTACCGCGTGGTCAACAAGTCAAGCTACTAACACTACTTGGACTACTTCGTGGTCAACAAACTTTAGTACAACCCAGACTACAGCCCAAACCACAAGCCAAGCTACTAATACTACTTGGACTACTGCGTGGAATACTACTCAGTCAACCGTTACCGCGTGGACTACTGACTGGACTACGTCATGGACTACATCGTGGACAACAAGTCAGTCAACTACTCAGTCAACTAATACTACCTGGACTACTACATGGTCAACAAGCATTAGTACTAGTCAGTCAACAGCGCAAACTACTAGTCAAGCTACTAACACTACTTGGACTACAAGTCAGTCAACTGTTGTTAGTACTACAACAGCTTGGGTTACTACTTGGACTACTTCGTGGACTACTACTTGGACAACAAGCCAGTCAACCACTCAGTCAACCAATACTACTTGGACTACAAGTCAAGCTACAAATACTACCTGGACTACAAGTCAGTCAACTGTTGTTAGTACTACAACAGCTTGGGCTACTACTTGGACTACGTCATGGACTACCTCTTGGAACACAAGTCAGTCAACTACTCAGTCAACTAATACTACATGGACTACTTCATGGTCAACAAATCGTAGTACTAGTCAGTCAACAAACCAAACAACAAGTCAGGCTACCAACACTACTTGGACTACCTCATGGTCAACAACTCGTAGTACAACAACAGCTTGGACTACAAGTTGGACTACGTCGTGGACTACTACGTGGACTACAAGTCAGTCAACTACTCAGTCAACCAATACTACATGGACTACTTCATGGTCAACAAACCGTAGTACTAGTCAGTCAACAAACCAAACAACAAGTCAAGCTACTAACACTACTTGGACTACCTCATGGTCAACAACTCGTAGCACAACAACAGCTTGGAATACAAGTCAGTCAACTACTACTACTTGGACTACTTCATGGTCAACAAACCGTAGTACTAGTCAGTCAACAAGCCAGTCAACAAGTCAAGCCACTAACACTACTTGGACTACCTCATGGTCAACAACTGCGAGTACAACAACAGCTTGGACTACGTCGTGGACTACGTCGTGGACTACCACTTGGACAACAAGTCAGTCAACTACTCAGTCAACTAATACTACATGGACTACTTCATGGTCAACAAACCGTAGTACTAGTCAGTCAACAAGCCAGTCAACAAGTCAAGCTACTAACACTACCTGGACTACAAGTCAGTCAACTGTTATTAGCACTAGCACTGCATGGACTACGTCGTGGACTACGTCGTGGACTACGTCGTGGACAACAAGTCAGTCAACTACGCAGTCAACTACTACTACCTGGTCAACAAGTCAAGCTACTAATACTACCTGGACTACAAGCTGGTCAACAAACCGTAGTACTAGTCAGACCACTAACCAGAGTACAAGTCAGTCAACCAACACTACTTGGAGCACTTCGTGGAATACTACTAATTCAACGACAACTTCGTGGAATACAAGTATAAGTACTAGTCAGTCAACTACCACAAGCTGGACTACTGCGTGGACTACTTCATGGACTACAAGTTGGAACACTACTCAGTCAACAACTACTTCATGGAGTACCTCTCAAAATACAAGCGTAACTACTAGCATAGCAACTAGTACCGCGTGGACTACTAGTTGGAGTACTACTCGTAGCACAAGCACTGCCTGGACAACAACCTGGACAACAACCTGGAGTACTAGTGCAGTAACCAGTAAATCAACTACAACTACTTGGTCAACAAGCTGGATTACAAGTATCAATACTAACCAAAGTACTAATACTACTACGACTTGGAATACTACGTGGACCACAAATTGGACAACTAGTATAATGACTTCTACTACGTGGAGTACTACTAGAAGCACAACAACTAGTTGGAATACTAACAGAGTTACCAATTTTTATCAGTAATAACAAAGGTAGGGCTATGCCCTACCCTTGTTTAAATTTATACTTGATAAACTCAATTACATGGTGTATAATAAAACAAAATGCAAATTGTTGTATTTTAATTACCACTATAATTTTACCAAAGAAACTTTGTAATGCAAATGTTTAATAAAAAAGCTGTTGAAGAACGCATTGGCAGCATAAAAAAGAGTACCACTCTTGCACACCTTAAAGAAGTAGAAAAGTATTTCTCTAAACAAATACAAAAGTACAAAGTAGAAGTTAGCTATGATGTAGTAGCAAATGAACTTCCACACTACAAGACTATAAACTATACTGAATGGGCACATTGTTTTATGATGCACCCATTGCAACAAGAATTACGAATCCAACAAATGTTGGATGCTTATAATGATACAACAGCCACACAGGTCGATTATGTAGAATACTTTAAAGATAGAGTCACTAATCGTAACTCCAATAAGTATGAACACATTGACAAAGTGCAAGAATACACTCCAAGAGAGGCACTAGTTATTTTAGTAGGTTCTAATAAATTAAAAGAAAGAATTTGCTTAAATAAACTACAGTGGATTAAAGATAAGCACGAAGATGAGGTTTGGTTTAAACCACATCCACTAACTACACATCAGTTAATTGGTGAGCTAAAAGACTTATTTGGCAGCACCAATGTAACAGAGCGAGACGCTGATATGTATAAGCTGCTCCTGGCGGACGAAACCGAAGTAGTTTATACTTCTCATATGAGTGAGTCCGCTGTGTACGCCGTATGTCTTGACAAAACAATAGAGCCTATTGATTCATATAATAAGGTAGAGCAAGGTAGCTTTTACCATGTAAATAAGTTTCTATTTACTCAACAAGACCCTAAATCGTGGGTAAATCGAGCATTGAGTAGTCCTAAATCTGGTATTATTAATCCCGAAGTCGATGTAGACTGGCGGGCAAAAGTAGATGCTTATTTGGACTATACTACAACTGAACGTGCTAAATACAAGGATAAGTACGTTTATAAATAATAAAGGGTATATATGCCACAAAGCTTTACACTAAGAAGTGCCGGAAGTACTCTATCGCACACTCAATTAGACAACAACTTCAGCGGGCTAGGTACTGGGTCTGGCGTAAGATTTAACGCGCTGGGTGTAGGCGTTAACGAGGGGTCTGCAGGTACTATAGCGGCTTCTTCTAATATTACTGCATATTCTTCAGATCAAAGGCTTAAAAAGAACTTTATTAAGATACAAGATCCAATAGGTAAACTATCTTTAATAAATGGATATGAATTTGATTGGGATCAAGAACTTTGCCAAGAACTTGGATTTAACTATATTAACGTGCACGAGCACGGTGTAAAAGCTCAAGAAATATTACGTGTAATACCTGATGCTGTTGAATTGGCTCCATTTGATCGTGCAGATGCCGGCGGCTCAAAATCAGGGCAAAATTACCTAACCGTAAACTACCCACGAATTATCCCGCTGTTAATTGAAGTTGCAAAAGCACAGCAACAGGAAATAGAAGCCTTAAAACGCAAACTAGAAAATAAATGAAGTCTTACATACAAGAATATAAGTCCATTTTTGAAGGTGGCAAGTTTATACGAAAAGGCCAAGAAATTACATTAAAAGACTATGCTGCTTTTGATGGTGGTGGTATTCGTAGCTTAATAGACACTATACTTGCCATTATTGCAGATAAAAAGTCAGTTACCATACTGGACTTTGGCTGCGGTACTGCTATTCACTGGCATAAGCATACACTTGTAAACAAAACCAAATCTTTGATGACGGTTTTAGGTGAGAAAGTTCAAGGCTTTTATAGGTATGATCCTGCTGTGGATATATACAGCAAAAAGCCAACTACAAAATTTGACTTAGTAGTTTGTTCGGACGTACTAGAGCATATACCAGATTCTGAGTTACAAAGCTTTATTAACGAGGCAAGCAGTTATGTAGATACCGGAGGTACGCTAATGTTTTCGGTTAGCACTTCGCCTTCAAATAACTCTTTTTTATCTGGCGAAAACATGCACATAAACATAAAATCGCCGGATGAGTGGGTTCAGTTACTTAAAAAATATTCAACAACAAAAATCAGCGTTCTATTTAATGGAAAATACTCATATTAAAACAGTTTTGGTTACTGGTGGTGCTGGATTTATTGGGCACCACATGATACGTCGCTTATTAAAGCATCCAGAATACAGGGTAATATCCCTAGACAGACTAGACTTTTCTGGCAACTTAAATAGATTAGCAGAACTTTCTGGCGAATTTTCAAAAGACACCTTAAAGCGTTTACGGGTTGTATATCACGACTTACGCGCAGAAATAAATCCCGGACTAGCACAACAACTTGGCAATGTTGATTACATAATTCACATGGCTGCTGGAAGTCACGTGAACCGATCCATTGAAAATCCTATGTTGTTTGTACAAGACAATGTTGTGGGCACTTGTAACTTGTTGGAGTATGCACGCAAATACTTACCCAATTTGCAAAAGTTCATTAACTTTGGCACTGATGAAGTATTTGGCTCTGCACCAGAAGGCATAGATTTTTACGAATACTCCAGATACAATAGTCGTAGCCCCTATTCTGCAACAAAAGCAGGTGCAGAAGAATTATGTGTAGCATATGAAAACACATACGGTATGCCTATATACTGTACACATACAATGAACGTTTTTGGCGAACGCCAGTTAAACGAAAAATTTATCGGTTTAGTAATCAATAAACTACTAGCCAACCAAGAAGTACTGATTCATGCTGATGCAGAAACTGGTACTAAATCCGGATTGCGTCACTGGATTCATGCAGCAGATGTTGCTGATGCTACTATGTTTATTATGGATTTGCCACACAAAGGCTTTCCATTTCCCAAGTATATCAAAGACTTTACTTGCCCCAAATTTAATATTGTAGGACAAGCAGAACACAGTAATCTTTATGTAGCAGAAAAAGTTGCAGAAATTGTAGGCCGAGAACTTAACTATAAACTAGTAAGTTATGACCAGCAACGCCCTGGACACGATTTCCGTTACAGCCTTAGCGGAGAGTATATGAAAAGTCTCGGCTGGGAGCCAAAATATGACTTCAATACTAGAATTAAACAAGTTGTAGAGTGGACTTTAGAAAACAAACAATGGCTTTAAAATACACACACATAACAAGTTGCCTAGCTTGTGGCGGCAAACATCTTACAAAATTTTTAGACTTAGGCAATCAGCCCCTTGCCAACAGTTATGTAAAACAACCACAACAAGAAAACACATATCCACTAGAGTTACAATACTGTGAAGAATGTACTCATGTTCAGCTAACTGTTAGCGTAGATCCAGATGAGTTATTTAAAAATTACTTATACGTTTCAGGTACTACCAGTACTGGAAAACAACATTTCTCAGACTTTGTTGGTATAACAGAAACCTACGTACCAAAAATTACAAACGTACTAGATATTGCATGTAACGACGGTTCTCAGCTAGAGTTTTATAAACAAAAAGGCTATAAGACTTTTGGCATAGACCCTGCGGAAAATTTATTAGATTTGAGTTCTAGGCAAGGCAATATTATATGTGATTATCTTACCGCAGACAACATCAAAAGTTTTGGTGTTGAGTTTGATGTTATCGTTGCACAAAATGTATTTGCACACCTTGCCTATACCAAAGATTTTTTACAATATAGTGCCAGCTGTTTGTCAAACACAGGCGCTATATTTATTCAAACCTCACAAGCCAATATGATATTTAATGGCGAGTTTGATACTGTATACCACGAACACTTATCTTTTTTCAGTCCTAAGTCTATGCAGGCTCTTGCTCGTAGTGCAGGTTTAAAACTAGTTGATATACAAATGCCTAGTATACACGGCACTAGTTATATTTTTGTTTTGCGCAAACATGGTACTGAAATGTGCTTGAGTAAATTTCCGGAAGTTACCAAACAAGTTGTTGAAAAGTTTTCTGCTAAAGTGTCTGCGGTAACTTCGGCTGTGGTATCTATGGTCGAATCCTTGAAAGCATCCGGATACGCCGTAATAGGTTATGGCGCCGCCGCCAAATCAAATACCTTTTTAAACTACAGTAAAATATCTTTGGACTACATAGTAGAAGATAATCCGCTAAAACAAGGATTGCTTACACCGGGTACAAATATACCCATAGTGCCCCCAACACAGTTAGCTAAAGATACCCGACCACTAGTAGTAATACCACTAGCCTGGAACTTTTATACAGAAATAAAAGAAAAAGCGCTTGCTAGTTGCGAAACTGCTACTATTCTTAGATACTATCCAAGTATTTTATTAGAGTAGTTAGTACATGAAAAAGCACTATAAAGCAATACTGTTAGTATTAGCATCTGAAGATGTTCCAATTGAGTCAGTTTTTCAAAAAGCACAAAAAGATAGTTGGCCGCTTTATCCATTTATGAAGTCTGTGTATGAAGCATATATGTTTGAACACTCAGATATAAAAGTATTGTTTGTTTATGGTGCTGGTACTACTTTTGATAAACACAATTACGATTTAGTATACGAAGATATACCAGAAAAATACTATCCCGGCATGCTTGCTAAGACTATTAGAGCTATTGAGCATATTGATACTAACTATAGTTATGACTACCTAATAAGAACTAATCTTAGTACCTTCTGGGACTTTAATAGGTTAGTAGAACATTTAAATATTCTGCCGCCTACCTGTGTTACAGGTACTCGTATAGTAATAAAAGATAAAGCTTTGGATTATGTAGCCGGTTTTGACTTGTTAATAAGTAAGGATATAGTTAAAAAGATCTTACCTTTTTCAAACGAAATTCTACAAAGCAAAGTTTATCTTGACTTAGAAGACGTTGCGTTAAATGCTGCAATTAAAAAATATGCTGAAGTTTCAATGGATTCACATTTTGTTTCTAACACTGCTTCTTTTATGAGCATGATCCCTAGTCCGCAAGAAGCAAAAAATGGTATGTTAACTGAGTTTAGCGAACAAAAGTATTTGGCTATACGAGACCACCAACTTGCTAATAATCTTAATCATTTTAGAATAAAAAATTACACCAATAGATCTGTTGATAAACAAGTACTATCTAGGCTACTCTTAGACATTTATGAAAAAGCACTATAAAGCAGTATTGCTGGTACTGGCTTCTGATAATACTGAAATATATCGTCAATTTAAAAACATATACGATCAATACCTTAATGTTAATTCTGACATTAAGGTATTTTTTGTATTCGGAAATAAGACGTGTAAAAATTCAGACGTTAGTTCGGAACTGGTATTTGACATACCTGAAACATATTATCCAGGTATGGTGTGTAAAACACTATCTGCTATTAATTGGGTACAAAATAATCTTACTTGTGATTATATTATTAGAACAAATATTAGCACTTTTTGGATATTTGACAGACTACTCCAAAGGTTAGAATCCTTGCCAAAATATAACTACGCCACAGGACCTTTTAGAGCCTGTAAACATAAGAATATTAAGCTACCTGACTATATTTCAGGAACTAGTCTTGTTATGTCTAGTGATGCAGCTTATAAGCTACTTACAGACACTGATATACTTGATATAGATTATCCTGAAGACTACGCCCTATCTAACTCTTTGAGAAACTCTGGCGTAGTAGTAGAACACAATAAATACAGATCAATTGGTATATTGGAAAATAATAAAACAGTAAGTAACAGTGACTTGGTTAACTTAGTAAGTCGTGATAGTGGTATTGACCACTACAGAATAAAAAGTGTAAAAGATTTAAGGCATCAAGACATATACATAGCAAAATTTTTATTAAATCACTACTATGGAAAAAACCTACTATAAAGCTGTATTGTTAGTGTTAGCGTCCGAAAGCCTACTGTACAATGAGCTTAAAAATTTATATGTTAAGTATATACAAAGCAGCACAGATATAAAAGTATACTTTGTTTATGCCGGCAAAGTAACCTTCGTTCCACAAGACTATGATTTAGTGTACGAAAATTTAATAGAGTCTGTTATACAACCACATCCTGCAAAAAAAGTAGTACAGGCACTACAACATATAGATTCTAAACACACATACGATTACTTAGTAAGGACTAATATTAGTACTTTTTGGGTGTTTGATAAGTTATTAAGTAGACTTAGTACGTTACCTAGGTTAAACACTATAACTGGAAGAATAGGATATTTTTCACCTAAATATGTAGTTGGATCTGATATGGTAATATCAAAAAACCTTATAGACCAATTACTAGATCAGCCAGAAAAGGTATATCTTACACATAACGGTAAGTACCTACCAGAAGACAGAATTCTTAGCGAATTTTTTACCGAGACTTGCAACGCAGATATACTAGATGGTATAAACTCGGTAAAATACTTAGAAAATGTAACCATCGACAGTTTCAAGGACGAGCTAGATAATGTAAGCGCAGCAGTAGATCATTTCAGAGTAAAAAATTCTGTAAATAGAAATATTGATATATTAATACACAAAGAGCTGTTAGCTAGATATTATCCTAACCTAAAGGTACAATAAAAAATGTTTTGGTTTTTTAAATTTTTTCCACAATGGTTGTGGTGGATAATGCTTTTTAGCGGAATATTTGCTGCGTTAGCTTCTTGGTTGCCTCTGCTAAAACCTTATGCTTTACTATTAAAAATAGTTGGTGGTACTACCATAGCAATAAGTATTTTTATTTTGGGTATGCTATACAGCGACAATACCTGGAAGCAGGCAGCAAGGGAATTAGAAGCAAAAGTTGCTGAATTAACTCAACAATCTCAGGTAGTTAATACTGAAATAAAAGAACGAGTTATTTACAAAACTCAAATAGTAAAACAACGTGGTGCAAACACAGTAGAGTATATAACGCGAGAAGTAACCAAACACGATGCTGGTTGCTATATTCCTCCTGAATTTGTACGAGCACACAACGCCGCAGCGGAGATACCAAAATGAAAGCACTAGTATTGGCACTTTCCGTTGTTTTAGCCGGTTGCAGCACGGTAGTACCTGTAACCACAAAGTGGCCTGAATCACCAGGTCAATTAGTGCAGGAGCCCTGCCCTTCCCTAGAGCGCCTGCCCGATAATCCACAACTTTCTCAAGTTGCTACTATAGTAAGCAATAACTATACCCTGTACTATCAGTGCGCGATTAAGTTAGAAGCTTGGCAAAAATGGTACCAAGAACAAAAAGTCTTATTTGAAAGGCTACGATGACTCAACTAACCCTCCAGCAACTACAACAGTTAATTCCCAAAAATCCGCATACGCAGCAGTGGCATACAGCATTAAGCCAACTATTACCCGACTATGAGATCAATACGCCACAACGTATTGCTGCTTTTATTGCACAGTGTGCACACGAGTCAGGAAACTTTACTGCGTTACGCGAAAATTTAAATTACAAGTGGCAAACACTGCGTAAAATTTTTCCAAAGTATTTTCCCACTGACGAGTTTGCACAGCAGTACGCTTCAAAGCCAAACAAGCAACAAGCAATAGCTAACTTAGTATATGCAAATCGCATGGGTAATGGACCTCCTGAAAGTGGCGATGGGTGGCGTTTTGCTGGCAAAGGACTAATTCAGTTAACTGGCAAAGATAATTATACTTGGTTTGCAGCTAGTTTAGATATAACAGTTGAAGAAGCCGCTGAATATCTAGAAACGTTTGAAGGTGCTGCACAGAGTGCCTGCTGGTTTTGGGAAACAAATAAGTTAAATACCTGGGCCGATAAAGGCGATATTGTAACCCTAACCAAACGTATTAATGGGGGCACCATTGGCTTAGACGACCGCATCAAACATTATAATCACGCACTACACGTGTTAGGAGCCTAAGTTGCACCTTTTAAAATATTTGTTACCCGTTGCACTAGTACTACAAATTGGGCTAAGTAATGCTCAACAACTAGTGCAACAGCCAACAACTGATGCAAATAATCAGATAGTTACAAACAGTGTAGTAACCACTAAATCTGATGCTACAACAACAGTTAAGTCCCCGCCAGCAAGTGCAATATCGCCTACAATAAATACTTCTAACACAGATTTGTGTACAGTGGGTGTTGCAGGTGCTGTGCAAACTCAAATCTTGGGTATTAGTGCTGGCTCTACAGTTCGTGACATGAACTGTGAAAGATTAAAACTATCAAAAACACTGTATGACATGGGCATGAAAGTGGCAGCTGTTAGTACCCTGTGTCAAGATCGCCGTGTGTTTGATGCTATGATGCAAGCCGGCACACCTTGTCCGTACGACGGAACAATTGGTGCAGAAGCCAAAGCAGCCTGGAAAGCAAACAAAGCAGATCAGCCTGACTATAAACCAGAGCCCAAGGGTCTAAGCAATGAAATTAAAACACTTTTTGGGGGCGCTGGCCTTATTAGCTTGCTGCTCTTACTCTTACTCTGAAGTAGTACGTGGTCAAACCGCCAATGCGACCGCTGGTGGTTTGACCTGGACAATGACTAACATATTACCAAAATATACAGGTTTATCAGTTACAGCAGTTAGTTATCAGTATACTGCACAAAAACAAACACAAGACCCATTTGTGGTAAATGTACAAAATTTGTCTAGTACTGGCAATGGTTATGTTTTCAGAACACAGGATGACTGGACAGGGGTACCTGGTAACACTATAACAAAAACAGTACCAGTTAATAACATACCGGGTACCCAGTGGGGTCCGGGTGAAATTACAACACAAGGTGTGGGACAAGTTGTAGACTACAGCCTATTCTACAACTACACATACGATACTTGTAAGAGTGCAGTTGTGGTTGACCCCGGCTGCCCAAACTACAAATCCAGTGCTATATTTGCCTACAGCGAAGACGAATTTGTTGTTGGCAGTTACCAAGTTAAAAAATACATGCCTGATGCAATCGAGGAAGAAAATTCCAGAAAATTTGTACTAGCCAGCAGTAACGCCAAGGCTAGATCAAGATCAAGCAACACAGCCAAAAATGCATTATTAACAGCACAAGCTTTAGGATTGGCTCAGTCCTTTGAAGCTTTAAATAATCTGCCAGGGCTTGTGGCTTATAGCCAACAAATACCTGGCGGTGTTTACAAAGACGTACTACAGTACGCAGATAAAAAATTACCAGACAGCAGTAATAGTCGTAGACTTAACATGAGCCAAGAACGTCTGCACAATCAACTAGTTGATTTGCAGTATATGATTAAAAAGTAAGGAATTAACATGATTAAAAAACTTATCGTGGCAGCCGCACTAGCACTTGGTTTTACTGCTGGTGCAACCGAGATACCTATTCGTGGAATGGTTACCTCAAAATGTATTATTAACGTAGATACCCCAGGTATTTACGGCAACCCAACGCCAGAAATACTTAGCACATTTGCCGCTGACGGCGGCCGACCTGCTGTAGTTCGCTATGATGTAATTCAAGCTGGATACTACAAAGCAATTATTACTACACCAGATAGTTTTACTACTTCACCAACATTGGCGGATTCAGTAACTTGGACTAGTAGTGTTGACGTAAGCAAAATTACAAATGCAAGTATGTCTGCGTACACAAATGCTAAACGTGTGTACAATGGCAACATAACCGAAATTGACTTAACAGTTCAAGGCACCGTTTGGTTTGCCGCCACTTCAAAAGCTCAGTATGGTTATAATAAATCTTTTCCAATGGGCGAATACAAGTCAGTTGTATTAGCGCAGTGTATTGCCTTATAAACTATGCACAGACTAGTAAACAGTCTAGTACTTAGCTTATGCTTGATTGGTGTGCCGCTACAGGCACACCAATTTACTCCTACTTACCCTAAGTTCAGCACCTCCTTTGTAGACGGGGTACTCAGCACTAGAATGGAGCTTTTTAATAAACGACAAGATGTAGAGTACTATGAACTAGACGTCTATGACGCTAATTGGAAGTCTTTGCCTTTTGCTACTGAAAATAAACTAGTAAATATTAGGTATCTTGAAACAAAGCCGGTAAATGTGTATATCAAGGCTCAAGATTTATCTCGTATAGTTTACATTTGCACTGAATCTCGTCTTCGTAAACAAGACGCCCGAGATACAGCAATTTCATCAAAAATATGTTCTAAGGTTAAATAATGCTTAGATTCTTATGTTGCGTACTGCTATTTAGTCTTGGAGTACCTGCTTTTGGTCAAAATAACTCCATTAACCTAGCACTACCAGGCGCGCCGGGTAGCTATCAATCTGATAGCTTTCGTGCAGAAGGCCTTGATTGTTCTATGGCAATAGGTAGTGCTACCAACGTAGAGTTTGGTGTAATAGGTGTTATTAACAGGGCACCTAATACAATAACCACGGACTTAAATATGCAGCAGCGCGATGTTGGCGTGTACGGCAGGATTACAATACCAATAGGTGCTCCACGAACTCGCTTAGACTGCAATGAGTTATATCAGCTAGAGCTAAAAAAGAAGCGTATGGAAGTTCAAAAACTAGAGCGCGAGTTGCAGAACTTGCGAGCACTAAAGTTTGAGAACATGGTTAATAGTAAGTAAAGGACGATATGACTACAGAAATAAAAAATATAAACACCCAGGTAGATAAGATAGAAGCTACTGCAAAACAGTATGCAAGCAAAGATACCGTTATTTCAATTGGTGGATACGAATTTACGCCCGCTAAATTAATGGTAGCTTTTACATTAGTTAGCTCACTACTAGGCGGTCTTTACGGTGCGTTTGAAGTATACAAAGACTATCAAAGCATGAAAAAGAAAATAGCTGAGTATACTGCTCCAGACTTAAGTGAGTTTGATAAGCGCCTGGCTGTTATTGAAGAAAACTCGTCAAAAACAACAGACTATACTCGTGATATTAAAAATGACCTAAAACAAGATATTCGTCGCAACGAGTCAGTAACAGAACAAGTAGAGCGTGCAGTAAAGCAAGCACAACGTGAAACTGAGCAAGAAATACGTCAAGCTCGTAAAGACGTGCGTGAAGACTTGGATAAGGCAAAAAGCGAAGTTGAACTAATTCGTCGAGAAATGGCAACTGCTCGTCGTGAAATATCTCGTGAAGTTGAAACACTTAAAAAAGAAGTTGACACCAAAATCCAAAAAGCCATTGACAACCCACTAGCAGGGAAATAAAATGAACACAGACCTTAAACTATTTAAGTGGCTAGGAGTACTAGTACTACTGCCAGTTACACTAGCATTTTTTGGTGGAGACCGTTTTCGATATCCATGCCAAAATCCAGAAAACTGGGAAACGGCTCAATGTAAACGACCAATTTGTGATGTAACTCGTACTTGCCCAGACCATGTGTTCAAAGGCCAACGTGATCCACGAATTGATCCACAAGCCACTAGTACGCCAGCCCCCTTAACCACAACTCCAGGAGTCTCCTGTGCAAAGTAATCAATTTTTATACAGCGACGAGCAATTAATGGCTCGTTTAAAATTCTTTATTGGGGTATGTTTAGCACTTACACTAACAGGAATTGTGTTTGTTGTTTTATACTCTCTTATTTTTGTAACTCAACCATTAAACGCAATTTCGCCAATCGACCAAAAGTTTTTTGAGTTAATTGTACCAATTGCAACATTTTTAACTGGTACATTATCTGGAATTATGTTAGCCGGAGGCAGCAAAGAAGAAGTAGATGCCAGTCTAGCACTAATGAAACAAGCACAAGAAAATGCAGCTGCCGCAGCTAAAACTTCGTATGTACCCAAACAAGAGCCTACATTTAGTCCTGGTTTTTCTACTACTGCCGGATTTAATGGAACAGCCACAGCAGAAATACGTTTTATAAATGGTAAACCTGCACCACAACAAGCATTTCAACCGGAGATTTAAATGAAACTACCATTAATTGTGTTAGCAACAATTTTAGGCTTATTGGCGCCACCAACAGTTTTTGCTGCCGCAGAAACCAAACGTGTTTGTGTTGAGCAAACAGACCCCAAAACAAAAAAGCCCAAAGAAGTTTGCAAAGAAGTAAAAATTCATAAAAAGCTAGAAGGTACACCAGTGCCGCCACCAAAGCAGGGTAAATAAATTTTTATTTGACACTATAAACAAGGGGTGGTATAATAAGTACTTACCCCGGATTTTTATAAACCAACAAGGAAGTACATGGCAAGAAATAGTGGTAAATCACATCGCACCTTTCCAGCAAAAAAGTCTACACAGCCCACACAGGCAGAGAAGTCTAGACTGCGTCAAAGTAAGCATGAAGGTTTTGACGAACCTCAGCCTCAACGTAACTATACCTTTAAAGAAGTTCAACCACTAAACTTCGTACAAGGAGAATATCTAGATGCAATTGAGAACAATGACGTTATATTTGGAATAGGTAGTGCAGGCACTGGTAAAACTTTTATTGCAGCTAACTATGCTGCACGAGAATTATATTATAAACGTGTAGACAAAGTTATCCTAACCAGACCAAACATTGAAACTGGCAGGGGCTTAGGCTTTTTACCCGGTACACTAGAAGAAAAGTACGCACCATACTTGCTACCGTTTGACGCAATTTTTACCAAAGCACTTGGCAAAGGGTTTTATGAGTATTGTTTAAGGTCAAAGGATATCGACCCTACTCCGCTAGGGTTCCTACGCGGCACCACTTTTGACAACTGCATTGTGTTAGTAGATGAGGCACAAAACTGCACACGTGAAGAAATGAAAATGCTGCTGAGTAGAATTGGCAAAAACTGCAAAATGATTTTTTCAGGCGATACCGAGCAGTCAGACATTCCTGATAGTGGACTTGAAGATGCAGTTGAGCGTTTAGAAAACATTGACGGCATTGAAGTTGTAGAGTTCTTAGACGAAGACATTGTCCGATCAAAAATGTGTAAACAAATTATTATGGCTTATAGAAACTAATATGGCAAAAACATACAAACCAACAACCGGCATGGCAACTGCCGCTAAACGTGCCTTGAAGTGGAAAGCAGACGGTGAACCTGGCGGTACACTAGTTGGTTTGGCTCGTGCTAATCAACTAAAAGATCGTGAACCGTTATCGGAGAGTGTTGTGCTACGAATGTATTCGTTTTTTGCACGACACGAAGTAGACAAAAAAGCAACAGGCTTTCGCAGCGGCGAAGAAGGTTTTCCAAGCAAAGGTCGAGTAGCTTGGGATTTATGGGGTGGCGACGGAGGATACTCGTGGAGCACCGCAAAGCGTAATCAAATTATGCGTGCACGCGAAGCCAAAGCAATGCACTTGGTATCAGTAACCAAATCGCAGATTCCACACATGATGTTAATGGCTGCTGCACAAACACTAGAAGACTATGCTAACGAAAACATTTCGGAACAGTTAGACGCTTTCGGTCAGTTTATGTACCACGCACAGCTGCTACGAAACAATCACTTAGATACTTACTTACTAGACTTGCACTTAGTAGAACAACCATACCGCGATATTTTAGTGTTAGTATTCCACGAACTAGCACCAGAAGACATGGTTGACTACGAAGATGTAGACGACGAAGACTCTGACGAAGATACCCCACTTTAATTTTATAGAAAGCAATTATGGCAACTAAACCAAAACCTCCTGCAAAAATGCCAAAAGTTCCTGGTAAAAAACCAAAGCCTGGATATTAATAAAAAAGCCCCTAAGTACTGCTACTTAGGGGCTTTTTGTTTACGGTTGCATTGTTGAATAAAGCATCCAGCCGTGTTTACGATGTGCATCGATACGTTCACTTAAAAAAGCACTTAAACCATGCTCACCAATTGATTCAGCTAGTGCATAGGCTTCCATCAACGCGATATGTACTTTGCCGTTGTCAACGTATAGCGTACGTACCATTTCGGTAGGCGGCAGTACTTCCAGTGTATCCAAAACAAGCGAATGATCTTTAAGTTGGCTAAAGCTAGCAGGTACATAGCAGCGCAAAGCGCGCACACGCTCAGCAAAGTCATCAAGCGCATCATCTACCTCGTCGTATATTTTTCCAAACAATTCGTGATGTTGTACAAAGTTTGGGCCTACTACATTCCAGTGAAAGTTTTCTGCTTTTACTAGGAAGCCATAGGTTGTTGCAAAAGCCTTTTTAAGGGCCATTTTTAGTTCTTCCATTTTATTTCCTTAAATTGTCCACCAGTGGTTGTTGTTGTAAATTACACTAACTGACTCGTATGGGGTTGTTAGTGTAATTGCAGTAACGCCGTTTATTAGTGCTGGTGACTCTGGTTGTACAATTAATTTTCGGTTACCAACGGGTGCACCAAACTCCAGTTTTATCGTGTAACGTGTGCCTGGTGGAACTGTGTTTCGCAACGTAACCGTTGCCTTATCTTTTAGCTGTGCACCAATATAGCAGTCGGTTTCAACGGCCGTATAGTCCTGTGTGATAGTTTTGGTAGCGCAACTGCAGCCGCCACTTGGTCCAGGCGGCCCCATATCTCCTTGCGGTCCTGTCGGGCCTATTACAGGGCCCGCATTAATTATAGTCCCGTCAGTTAGCAGTAATAGCAAGTCTCCTGGGTTATCAGTTACTTCTGCTGACACAACTCCTACGCCTGCTTCACCTTGGGGTCCGGTTGGTCCTTCTGGCCCTGGTGTACCTGTGCCACCGTTTACTACACTATTTATAAACAAGTCACGATCGTCAATTGTTGGCGGAAGTGGAAGGTACGGTGGCATGCACCAACCAAAAGGCATTGTTTGATATTGCATGTTAGTTCCTCTACGAAAAAAGCCCCCACGGCTTGTGGCTGCGGGGGCTAGCAATATTAACGAATGTTAGTATTTGTATTTGCTGGATTAGCAGTTTGTGTACCGCTTCCAACGTTAATTGCTGCATTACCATTTTGAATGCTTTGACCTAAACTCCAAATCAAGTTGGCTAGTTGACCATATTGAGCTTGTTGTTGCTGTTGTTGTTGCATCTGGTTGATGTTGTTGGTTGTGGTAACTTCTACGCCACGACCTACAACACTAGAGTGCTCACGACCACGTAGTTCAATAATAGCTGCGTTTGCATCAGCTAGTTGACGCTGTAAGTTTAGTTCGTACTGTTGTGTGATTAAAGCACGAGTCTTCTCACCATCAGCACTAATGTCTTTGGACAACTCATAGCGGTTTTCCATGATATTTTGTTGAATAGCTGCTTGACCTTGCATTAGTGCAACGGAATTCTGGTTAACTACATCTTTTACGTTGTCAATACGTAAAGACAGTCCCTGAGTAACAGCATTTAGTGCTGCATTAAGTCCAATAGTTTGGTTAGCTTGTGAGGCTTCCATTGCTGCTGTTGATACAGCTACTGCTTTGTCAACAGCACCAATGCTTTGCATTAGGCTCATGTTAGCTTGGTTTTGTTCTGGTGGGTTACGTAGTGTGGCACCTAGTGCTGCTCCACCGCCTTCTCCGCCAAGTAAGTTTCCGTTATTGCGTAACAAGCTTCCTAAGATAAGGCCGCCGATTAAACCGCCTCCGCCGAAACTACCATCATTGCTACCGCCCATACCCATAATCATACCGGGTGTCATTACTTCTGCCATACTTTTATCCTTTAAAGTTTCTTTAGTTTGAGATACTAGTTGCTTGTAATATTCATCAGCAAAACTAGCTTGTTTTTTAAGCGCCTCCATAGCTTCTGCAGTTGCATCTGCAGAAACAGGTACGCCAGTTGTTGTATCATCCATATAAATAAGTTTCTGTGTTGTGGATAGATATGATACTGCGTATCACTGCGCAGCTCTTAAAATTTAAGAACTGAGGTAATTATACAACAGTTTTGCAATCAGCGCAACCCAACTTTTAGGGTTCCTGGAGCATAAATGCACGGTAATAAGAAATTATGCTGGGTATTTTTGGGCAAGTGCATTGGCGCACCCTACGAAATTTTAACGACAAAAAAGCCCCCGAATCTTCTGATGCGGGGGCTTTTTATTTGGCTAATTATTCGCCTGCGGGTTCAGCCACTGGTTCTTGAGTTAGAGCTTGCAGTTCTGCAATTTGTGATTGGGCCTGGGCTTTGATTTTTTCGCTTAGTGGGTTACAAAACTTAGCTGGTAGCTCTTGCAGTGCTGCAAGAACCATGTTTGTTTCTTCTAAGTTGATTTCGATTGTAAAATTTGGGTTTTGGTTTATCATATTATTTAATTGGGCAAGCGCCTGTGGCACATTCGGCGTCTGTGATCTCATCAAATGAGTTGGTGTTGTTTAAGTCAACCTCACCAACTGTGGCAACATACTCACGGTATGTGTGTTCATCCACAACTTCTTGTGGTAAATATAGGTATCCTAAGTCTTTAGCTGTTTTAGTAGGGTCAGTACGGTAGATAAAACTTACACCAACATAGCAGTCCCAGTTATCTAGCAACCAGTCAATGATTGCAGGCACTTCGCCTGGGTCATAACTAATAGTTACCGATGTGTTTTGTTGATTCCATGAAGTTTGCAGCAATTTGTATCGCTCTAGCTGCGTAACAGCACTTTCAAGGTTAACCTCTTTGCCATCAACTTTATCAAATGGAACGCCGTCCCACATTACTGGGAACGTAACAAGAACTCCAGAATCATCAACAGGATGATTAATAACACGGTAACCAGCTTCACGTAGCTTCTCAACCACCGGGTCATGTTTGCTAAACTGAACATTGTTGAAAATGTACTTTCCCAGTGGTTTATGTACGCCTTCTGTGGTATCCATGATTTTACTCAGTGTACCAGACGGCTTGATACAAGTTACGTTTTTAGGAGCAGGCAATCCAAGCTCTAAACTCATACCCACAGCAGCACTTGTAGCAGTACGCTTTAAGTATTCGTAATCATAGCTGCCCATGTCTGGACGCATTGCAATACCTGTTAAGCCTACACCGCATAGTCGTAGGAAATAGTTGTTAAGGTGCCAAGACTCTTGAAGAATGCCGTCCTGAAGATTAACACAGGTTTGTCGGTAGTTGGCACGAGCTGCCAGTCGTATAGCGTTGTGCAAGCCGGCAGTGTCGCCTTTGAACTTGGCAATGTCAGTTTCGGTAAGATTACAGAAAGCCTTGTTACCGAGTAAGATTTCAACGCATGGATTGGCTCCCTTAAACCACGGAGCGCGTCGGAGTGCTTCAACTTCATTGATAAATCCTGGTTCACTTCCACCTGCTTCTGTCATCATCCCGAAGATGCGTTCTAAGTCAGATTTTAGCGGCTTCTTTTTAAATACTAAACTGTTGTTTGATTGCGTGCGGTGTGCATTATTATGCAACCACCAGTCTTTTTTGGCTACTGCAAATTCTTCCCACTCAGGTTGGTCATAATCAAATAGTGCAATCTCCGCACTTCTACGACTGCTAAGAATGGTGCCCAGATGATTGACAATATCGAGGATGTCCATACGGGTAAGCAAGCTATCAGCCCTGCCATTAAGTATATTGGCAATAGCAGTATAAGCAGTACTAATTGCCGAATCGCCTGACGAAATCCATCCATAGCCTTTTAGCCTTTCACCAGCAGGTCGTAGTTGACTAAAATCAAGAACCAAAGTATCAGCAGGGTACTTACCCGCAAGCAGCTTGCCAATAGACTTTGCCCAAGCTTCTGCACTGTCTCCGATTTGAATAGTCCAAGTTTTGGTAGCTTCTTCCCAATATTCAACATTTTCTTCATTACCGCCCTTGGCAGTACGTACAGAACGCACTACGCGAATATTTTTAATTGGCTTTGAGAACCCGTTTAGTGTACCTACAATTGGTTTAAAGCCAACGCCACAACCTTGTAGCAACAGCCATAGCACATCTACTACGTCGTAAATTGTTTCAACGTGTGTGAAACTGCAATTAAACTGTGATGCTTCACGAGTTTTGGCTACGTTTGTGCCACCTAGCCAAAGTGTACGACCACTCATTAATACTTTACGATCTAGCATAAGTTGCTCAAGATCGTATAGCTCTGCGTACTCTACATCGTTTAAGTCACGATCAACAGCTCGTTCCCACAGCCACTGTTGGTGGTCAATAACTCGAGCTACTGTTTCTTGCCATGTTTCAAATTGTTTACCGTCGTCTGAGGTTGGGCGATTATATGTACGACGTGTGATTACTTGTGCTCGTGTGCTTACTGCTGTCATCTAATATCTTTCTCGTTATTGTCCGGTACTGCCAAAGCCGCCAGTACCACGTTGTGTGTCATTCCATGCGTCACGGAATGTGGGTAATTCAACTCGCTGAACTACCAGTTGTGCAATCCTGTCACCCGGCTCGATTTTATAAGGGTCTTCGCCAATATTTTTTAGCAAAACTTTTAAATTTCCACGATAATCAGAATCAATGACTCCAACCGAATGTGGGATTGTAATGCCTTTTTTCCCTTGCGAGCTCCTGTTATAAATAAAGCCTGCAAACCCTCGCGGAATTTTAACCGCTACTCCTGTATCAACAAGTTTTTGTTCATCGGGATAAATTTCGTGTGCTTCAAGTGCACGCAGGTCTGCACCAGCATCTGTGGGATGTGCACGTTGTGGAAGATGTGCGCCGGGTTGTAGTTGGCAGTCAATTGTTGGCCCTGTAATGCAGTCGCTGTAGCTGCCTTTGGCAATTAAATATTCGTTGTTCATTTTAAATAAAGTTCTAGTGTTTGGTCAATTTCATATAAGTTTTGCTCGCCAATAGCTTCACGACAGTGTGTTACCAAGTCCATTAGCTGATAGTTGAGCAACAACACGTCGCGGCATTGATTTAGCTCTTGAATATATTTGTACTTACCGGGTAGTGGAATACTTGCAATAATGTCGTAAGTGCTGCCATACTCAGCCACAAGTGAAACTGCTCGTTTAGGCCCAATGCCAGGGACACCAGCAACATTGTCGCCGCTGTCACCTGTAAGGCACTTAATACTAATGTAATCTTCTGGGTCAAAATCATAGTGGTCATTCCAGTTGTCAATGGTAACTTCTTTGCGTGTAACGTAGCTGAATCGTGAGACGCCGGGTTGTACAAGCAAGTCCCAGTCTCGGTCGCTGGAAATTAGCCAAATATCGTCTGTGCTTAACTTCGATTTTTGCGATACAATATAAGCTGCAATATCGTCGGCTTCTACACCTTGGAACTTCAATACTGGATAGCTGGTTGTGTTTTCTATTGTGGCAATGGTTGCCAAGAAATCTTCAAAGAAAAGTTCAAAAGCTGCACGTTCAGCATCTGTTTGCTGTTCTTGCTTGTCTTTGCGGTTTTGCTTGTATTCAGGGCTGAGGGCTTTACGATAAGCTGAACTGCCTTGGTCACAAGCAATAATAACGTGCGATGCTTTGTAAGATTTTTTCAAGCTGTCAACTGTGCGAATGTAGTCAGTGGCAAAATCTGTGGCCCCCGAATGTTTATAGCGAAACGCCAAGTTAAGTGCATCAACAACCAACAGTGTGTTGTTTGATTCTGTGGCTTTTTTAAATGTAATACTCATGGTATATTCTTTGTGGTTAAGTGTATATTATACACTGAAAACCATTATATTTCAAGTCACAAATTGTGGTTGCTCATGCTGTAACCAGTCTTCGAGCAGTGCAACATAAAATTCGTGTGATTCGTGATTGTAGTATATGCAACGGTAAGCCTGCGAGTTGGGCATTTCGTCAAACGCAACAAATACCTTGCTGCGATTAAATTTAAAAATTAGCAGAGGTTTTTTACTAACTTGCTGACCTTGACGAATTGTTTGCTGCCAAAACTCTATTAACTGAGGAGTTTTACTGGTAAGTAGTTGCGAAGTAACATGATCCTCAGCATAACCTTTAACCTCTACGCACCACAAGTTAGTACGCCCTGGTACGTATAAGTCACCTTTTAGCAAGTGTTTAGGGTCAAGTGCCCCACTACCAGGTATTCGTTCCCACCCTAAACCGGTGTGTTTGCGAAGCAGGTCACGTACTACGGTTTCAGTACGTGCACCTTTTGCTCGTGCATCAACGGCCATTACGCTTGCGTGGTTTTGGGAATTTTACGTGGAGGTGGAATAACTGGCTTGGCAGGCGCGGCGGCAGCCACTGTTCCGGCAGCTGCAACGCTGTCAACAACTGGTGCTTTGGGGGCAGGTTTGCTGGGCTGAAAGTCAACCACTTTGACCTCCAATTCATCAACGCTGTATGTAATACTACCGCTAGTAGCTTCCAAGCTAGCTAGTTCCTCTGCAGTAACAGTCATGTTTAGTGTCACTGCTTGGCGCGTACCGTTTCGCAAAATGGTCGGATTAACCGCTGTGCTTCGTTCAATTTTAATCATATTATACCTCTATTTGTGATATGTTGTTGTGTTTAACAACATTTACCTTTTCTAGTAAGGGGTGTGTAAATCCATGTGATACTAAAAAGGTATTTAAGTGTTCTTCGCCTAGTAGAACTTCTACTAAACGCTCTTTACCGTCAGTGTCCAAGGCTTCAACGGTTTCATCTAAGATCAATAAGTTAATTCTGCTCGAACTTAGGGTCTGCATTAGTTTGCGAATTGCCAACAATGTGGCTACGTTTACACGGGCACGTTCGCCACCACTTAATGCAAGCATTTCAATATCGCGACCGTTATCAGTAATAACTACATTTAGTTTATCACTAGCCGAAATTTTGAACGCAATCTGAAATCTGCCATCACTTAAGTCTACAAGATAAGTATTGGTGATTTCTTCTAGGTCTTTTACCAAGCACTCGATTTTATAGGCAACTAGTCCAGTTGTTGAAAATGTTTTTGTTAGTACGTTAACAATACTCATGCGTTCAGACAACTCATGTAAATTGTTGCTATATGTTTCCAACTCTGCATTCATTTCCGTGATCTGAGAACTCAATGACTCTACACGAGCATTGTGCGCGCTAGCAGCTAAATTTCGTTTTTCGGTTTCAGCAATAGCTGATTTTAATTCACGAATAGCGCCCTGTAAGGCTTGAAACTTTGAATCTAACTCGTTTTTGTCTAGTAAGTCTTCACTAAGTTCTGGATCAATAAGTGCATGATAGCGCTCCCACTCTTCACGAGACTTGCTAGCCTGCTCCCAAATCTGTGTACGCTTTGTAATATCTGTACGTAACTGATCTAGTTCAGCGATTCGTGTTAGTAGTGCTGTGTTACTGTTTTGTGCCGATAGCTGAATAGCTTGTTGTTCAGCAACTAGCTCAGCAATTTTATTTTCATCAATTTCCTGTAAGCAAGTTGGGCACGTTCCGTGCAATGCAGCAATCTTTTTAACAAATGCTTCAGAATCACGAATAGTCTTGCTATACTCTACTACTTGCTTGTCTAGCTGCGCACTTTCAACTAACAGGGGCTTAACGTCTGTGGTTGGCTTTTCTGGAATAGGAAACAGTTTAATCTTTGACTGTACTTGACGGTAAGTGTTATTTTGAGTGATCTTTTTGTTAATTGATTCAAGCCCCGTAATCTGAGTTTCTAGCTCAGCACTGCCAGTTACAAGTTCATCTGGAATGACAGGAACTGTTAGCAGAGGTTTTTGATTAAGATCAGTCTTTGCGTATTTGTCTAACCAACTATTCACAGTAGCAACCTGTGCCTGAACTTTGGTAATGTCTTTGCTTAGCTCTTGTGCAGTTTCTTTGAATACTTCTTGTGCTTGAGTATACTTGCCTAAGTTTAGGATTTCAATTAAAAACTTTTTACGTGCTGTGTCAGGCGCAGTTAAAAACTCTAAGCTACCTGCATTTGATTGATAAACAATCTGAGAAAAGGTTTTGTGATCGAAGCCTAAGATTTCTTCAATAGCTTTGTAAGTTTGGGTGCTAGTATGTGCACTAATGTCAGTGCTGCCTCGAAATAGCTTAACGGTTTGTGTATTGCCACGTTTTGTATGTATTGTGTATTCTGTACCGTCTTTTTCAAACACCAAGGAGATTTGATAATGTTTATCATCAACATAGCGATTAATAATATCGGCTTTTTTAATTGACTTTGAGTTCTTGTTAAACAGCACTTCTTCTAAGATAAGTGCAATAGAGCTTTTACCATGCCCATTTTTACCTACCAGTTGAGTTAACTGGGCTGCACTAAAGTCAATGCGATTATCTGCACCGTAACTAAAAGCATTAGACCATGTTAGTGTTTTTATTGTTATCATTTGCGAGTTTTCGTTTTAGTTCTTGCAATCCACCCACGTACTCACCATCTACAAAAATTTGTGGAACACTGCGAGCGTGAGGAACTACTTCAATTAGTTCTTTTTTGGTGTAGCCGTTAATGCCTAACATACGCTCCTCAATTTGAATACCATGCATGTCTAGTAGTCGCTTGGCTTCCACACAAGCTGGACAGTTACTTTGTGACCACACTTGTGCTGATTTAGGTAAGTTTTTCTGCATGATTTTGCATCTCCTTGAGAACCTTGTCTACTGTGGGTTCTGGTAGTTCTAAAATATAAGTTAAATATTCGCGCACTTCTGCGTCCAGCGACATTTCAGGGTCAAGCATTAGTGCACTATCACTATCGCGCTTGATAACCTTTGAAGCAATAAGCTCCGAATCGGCTAGTTCTCCGAGTTCTTGCATGTCCCCTTGGACTTCGTACACGGTGTGGTCAAAGTCTGTAGAAACCGGCGTCTCGTCAGCGGCGATTGTTCGTTTAATGAGTTGCGGCAAGTTGAATTTAAGCCACGTATGTTCCAAGCTATCAGCATCAAGCATAATAGCACCGGTATCAACCCTGGAACGATGGAAACTAGTAGTATAAGGACTACCAGGATATAAAATATTTCTTTGAGAGTTTTCATAACTGTGCAAGTCTCCTGCTAGTACTATGTCCCAGCGATCGAATAACTCCAAATCAAGTTCTGGTTTAACGTGTGGAGGAATCTCACCACGAACGTGTGTGCAAAGAATTCGGCCACTGAATTGACGACCATGCTTTTCAAAGTCTTTGAGCTTGTTGTAAGGAATAATGTCTATGTTAAAACCACAGTTTTCGTAGTAATCGTCAACAACACTTACCAGTGGATTTAAACGGTGCGTAGACTTTTTTAAGTGTGTTAAGAAAGTGGTGTCTTTCTTTAACATTTCGTGATTACCTGGGTAGATTAATGTGGGCTTGATAAATGATTCCACAAAGTCAAAATAAAGCTCTACTTCGTCCATTGTTGGCAATCGGTCAAAAACATCACCACCTATTACTACCAAGTCTGCACTGGACTGCATTTCACGAAATTGTTCAATAAACATCCTAAAACGATTTTTAGCCCAGTCTAGCGGAACGTTTTTTTGACCTAGTTTAATGTGCACATCCGCTGTAAAAAGTATTTTCATTATGTATAAGATAAGAAAGCCCGTTAAACCTTTTAGATCTAACGGGCTATGTGTGTTTAACCTAGTTCTTTAACAGCTTCTTGTGCAGCTTCATCGCCGCTTTCGCTGTCTTCAGTGTTAGTAGTAATCTTTTCCAAGAGGGCAAGCACTTCGGCTTCTGTTGGACGTGGGTACTTTTCGTCAATGGACTTGGCTTCGGCAGCAACAGCACGCTCGGCATCAGTTAATTTACGTGGCTTGCAACGCAACACTGAGAGGTCATAGCTGATGTTAAAAGCTAGTGGGCCTGTTTTAGTACGCTTGAAAACAACGTCCCAGCCAGTGTCTGGATCAGTTGGGTCGCCCAGGTCTTCGGCTGCGCTCACAATTTGCTCAAACAGTTTCTTTTTCAAGTTTAGTGCTTTGACTTTGCCGTCTTTGGGGTCAATACAGTTAACTGTGTATGACCAGCTGCACTTCAAGTCTGGAAAGAATTGTGGAACGTGATCTTTTTCGATGTTGTCGAATTTTTCTTTGTCACGGCTAAAAGCCAAGCACTCAACTGGAATGTCTTTGTTGTTTGCACCCTTCAACCAGTAGATATAACGGGGCAATACGCCACCAATCAACCGTACTGTGTTTTCGCCGTCTTTGTACTCAAAAGCCTCAACTTTGTTGGAAATAGCTTTGCCTTTGGTGTTTTTAAATGAAATTGCCATGTGTTAGTTCTCGTATTTGAAATATATTTTGTTTTGTTTTATTTGGAGCAGGGGATTTAATGCAAGTGCGTTTAAGTCTAGGTCTTTGAAATAACTTAAGTCTAGGTAAGTAACTTTGTACAATTTGTATAAGCTATAATCCCTCCGGCCTGCTAATCGAATATATTGTGCTTTAAAAGCTATATCCGATGAGTCGTTGAAAAGTGAAGCGGCATCTAGTAAAAAACTGTGTCCGACAATGTTGCGGTAATTATTTGTGTCGCGATGGTTTTTCGGTATTAGTTTTTTGCCGGAATGCCGTTCCAACATTAAAAGCATTAATTTAGGGTCACAGTTGGTTTCAGACTCCAGTAGTTCTAAGTTGAAGAATAGGGCCATAATGTGTTGCTAAGACTATATTATACTACATTGACCAACGCTTGGCAAGTGTAAATTTGTCATACCGTTATTACCTGCCAGCCTTTGCGTAAGTAAAGCGCAAGCCTGTCGTTGTTTTGTTTTTTATCCGCATAACCAGCAAAGTTGATATCTACTACTAGTGGGTCTAGTTTGCCGTCGTGCATACGCTGTACTCGACCCACAATTTGTTCTAGTAGTGAGTCGTTGCTCATTGGAGCAGCTAAGATAACGCAGGATAAGCTGTTAATAGAAATGCCTTCTGAAAAAATTTGCCGGGAACCGGCGATAGCACGTTTTTCTCCAGACAAGATTTGCTGCTTAACAAGCTGTCGTTCTTCGTATTCGGTGTCGCCTGTAACAACCGCGCAATCTTCACCAATGTATTCCTTTACTTTGTGTAGAAACTCTACTCTGTCTGCAATAACCAGTACACTGTGGCCATTATTAATGTGCATTTGCGCTAGATCAGCAATAAACTCACGATACTTTTCTGATTCTAGTAGTTCTGACACTTTTTCAACCCAAGGTACACCAGGTTTAAGTGTAATCCCCGACTTAACAATATGCACTGTGGGTGTTAGAGTATGTGACTGTGGTGGTTTATAGACTAGTGGTCCAAAGTAATCGCCGAATAAAATGTGCTTGCCGTCTTTGCGAATCATTGTACCCGATAGGGCAATGCGGTATCTGGCATGGAAAGCGTCCACTGTTTGTGCAAATGTAGTGGCAGGACAGTGGTGCGCCTCGTCCAAGATAATACACCCAAACTCCTTAGCCAAATCACCAGCATGCTTAGTAAGGGTTTGTATGTTGGCGACCGTGATAAAGTGGTCGGCGTAGTCAATTCGTCCACCACCAATAACTCCGGGTTGCGTCCCGAATAACACTTCGACTTCTTCGCACCACTGGTCTCGTAGGGCTGCTGTGTGGGTGATAACAAGAGTTTTTTGTCCGAACTTGTGTGCAAGGTGTAAGGCTGTAAAAGTTTTTCCCCATCCCACAAGGGCATTGATAAAGCACGTGTCGTCGATTGGGTCATAAACCACTTGCTGTTCGGGCCGTAAACCAAATTTAGGTGTCGGGAAAGGCACATCCTCAAGCACTCGTTTATCAATGATTTCATAATCTTCAGGCACTAGGTCTAGCCTGCCTTGTGGAATTGACAAGATACCTTTGGGCAATACTTTGTAGTTTTTGATAGTTTCTATGGGACTAAACTTTTTAGCACCAGTGTCTTTTTTGATTTTGTACGTAAGTGCACTAATAATCTTTTTGGTATGTTCCACACCAGGATTATCCATGTAAATACGGTTTGATATTACAGCTTTAGGCACTAGACCATTCTCCAACTATCTGGCTCGTGTGTTTCGCAAAAGCCGTAAAAAATAAATCCCATGCCGTGTTGTAGTACTCTGGCATAGCTTTCAAACTCATCAGGGTGTCGCATACATTTAAATCTGCTGCTAATGCCAACCAATTCAACAACACACCCTAGACCATCCGCAGGTAAAACTTGTTTTATCTTCTTTGTAGTCAGTTTGGCGCGTATGGTTTTTCTGTACTGAAATGTGTGACCACTACTATCCACAAACCAAGTCTTTGATTTTGCCAACTTAACCAAGTCTGCTAAAAAATAAACCGCAGTGCGAATTGCAAACAGCTTTTCGCCCTGCGATTTTAGGTGTAGTCGGCGTAAACCCAGTGTTGCACCCGGCACAGTTTTGTCATCTACTACTTTAAAGCTTACAGCAGGTTGGTTTTGTTCGTCAACATAGTTAACTATATAGTATGTGACACCATCACGCTGCTGCGGTTCACGCTCACCCAGCTTGAACACGGGCCAGGTTATTTCCTGTAAATTCATAGAACTTTTCCCAGTCTCCAAAACTGTAGTCATCGCCCACATCTTGGTCAACACCAATGGGTGTGCCAGGAATCTCACAACCCCATTCGTGCTGAGTGTTACGCTTTAGGATCTCGCAGTATTCCACCACATCTTCGTCTTTTACAAGCGCAACAATCGAGTCATGAACCAACATAAAGATTTTAGCGTCTAAGCCTTTTGCTGAAATCTCATTTGCTGTTCGCATAGCGCCAAGTAAGTTAACGTCACTGGCGAGACTTTGTACTTCTGCGTTGATTCCACTACGGACTTCGTGAGCTGCAATGCCTTTATCTGAGCTAAACACATTAGGTAGTCTGCGTTTGCGGCCGAAAAAGGAGTAAGTGTATCCGTTTTGCTCAATAAATTGTTTTCTGTCATTTAACCACTGTTTTAGTTTGCTGAACTTTGTAAAGTATGCTTTGATATCGTCACGGGCTTGCTCAACTGGATAGCTTTCGCCTTCTGGTAAGCCTTTGGTAACTGTATCAGCAACTTTGTTAGCTCCTGAACCGTATAGGATACCAAAGCTAATAGCCTTAGCACTTTGACGCATTGAGCCATACAGCTTTTTAACTTCTTCAACTGGACATGGCAGTGAAAACACCATTTTAGCAATTGTTGAGTGAAAGTCGCCGCCACTGCTAAACACCTTTTGTAGGTTCTTGTCGCCTGACAACACAGCAGCATAATACATTTCAGCTGTTGTCAAGTCTTGCGATACAATCTTATAGCCAGCTGGAGCCTGTAAGCAACCTTTGATAATAGGATTGTCCCTAGGTATTTGCTGAGCGTTGAACTTGCCACTACTAGACAGGCGACCGCTAGTAGTAAAGATAAGATTAAAATTTGTACGAATACGACCATCGCGGTCAATTTCCGGTAAAATCTTTGAAATATAGGTGTTTTGGATTTTTCCAAGTTGTCGTACCTTTAAAATCGCCGCTGGCAATGCATGCTCTTCGGACAACTCACCGAGCACTTCTGCATCGGTGGAGACGGCTCCGGTAGCAGTCTTTTTACCAGTAGGATTGAGTCCCAAATAATCAAATAACACAACACGAAGCTGCATAACTGAGTTGGGGTTAAATATCTTTCCGGAATCTTTTTCATACTGTTTTACCGCATCAAAGCTATAAACTAGTTTTTTAGCTTCTTCGATCTCATAGTCCAGGTACTTTTCAGCAGCTGCCATACGCTCACGGCTAACTGGAATACCAACTTCTTCCATGTCCATTAAGAACAGTGTGCCCGGAATCAGGATTTCTTCATAAACCTTGCGTAGCTTGGCGTTCGCTTGAACAATAGGCCAGAACTTATGGAACAAGTCAAATGTAACCGCAGTGTCAATACTAGCGTATTGAGCAATTGTTTCAAACGGAATAAGGTCATAGGTAAAATCTTCTTGCAACATACCATGCTGAGCGCAGTATGCCTTTTTAAATTCATCTAGTGGTGTGTCGTAGTCGCCGTAGTCGGTGTACTTTAGGGCCAATGGTTTCAAACCATGGCTATCAGTTTCGTCTAGTACATAGTGCATTACCATTGTGTCGTGTACACGATCACGAGGAAAGTCTAGACCTAAGTGATATTTAATCATCTTAAAGTCAAACTTCATGTTGTGAAACACTGGATGGAATGTGTTGGCAATTTTTTGCAGCAGTTCAATACACAACTCGTCTAAACAGTCAGTTTCAATGTACCGGCCTTGATGAGTTTTATATGTTAGCGAAAGTCCCAGCACATAACCATCACGAGGGTAGAGTGCAGTTGTTTCCGTGTCCCAAGCAACATAGCCTTGGGCATTGTCTAAGATTTCACGCAAGTAACGCTTGGCCTCCGCAGTATCTTGAATACCTGCATAGTCACCAACCACTTTGGCGGCTTTTAGTTCGCCACGCACATACTTGTGAATTTTATCGCAAGCACGCTGAAAGTCAGGCTTGCCTTCTGGCTTAAACGCCAACATAGCAGGATTACTAATAGCGATAAATTTATCGTCTACTAGCTGGCCTGCCATGTTTGTTACCGATGTAATCTTTGCATATTCTTTGGCGGCTTCTGCACCTACTAAGATAACAAAGTCATAAGGTTCCAAGTCAACCACCAAGTCCACATCTTTTTTCAGTAGTTTTGTAACTGGTACTGAACTCATGTGATAGTGGTCGAACTCAAACTCAAAGTAGTCTGAGTACCGTGTGCGGTTAGGTGCTTTGTCAATTAACGCAATTTTCATGTAATAATCCTTGTGATACTTTATTATAGCGTATCTGGGCTAATAGTTCAAGTTTGTTTTTGTTCTCTGGCTGCAGCAATACGGTCTAGCAGTTTGTATTCTACTTCAGCTATCCAGTAGTGTGGGCGTTGTAGCCATATTTCTTTCCACTCGTCCCGCAATAGTTTAATGCGGTCGGTTGGCAGTGAATTTAAATATTGTTCTTTTGTGCTCATTTATTTACATACTCTGCAATACTACGCACATTTTCAGCATCTAAATCTCCGGGGTCTGTGCCGTCTGGTAGTTCGATGATTTCAACAACAAAGCCTTCGGCTTCAAGCACTGGCTTGAGTGCTTTTGCTGCACTGCTACCTGCCTCGTCCCCGTCAAAAAGCAAGTAGATGTGCGTGATACCTTGTGCTCGGAAAGGGAGTAGTTTTTGTTTTGTGTCATTTTGAAGTGTTTTAGTACCAAAAGCGCATACTGCGTTTTCACAACCGTTGTCGTATAAGTTAAGCATATCGAATATGCCTTCCACCAGTACCATGCTAGAATACCCACTGGGTAAGTGTGCTGGAAACAGTGGCATTGTTACACCTTGTGGGTAGTTAACATACCTGGGATTGCCAGCACTCATAGTGTGACGGCCCACAAATACCACTGTTTTTTGTGTAATATCTTTAACAGGAAATATGATACGATCTTGTAGTTTTTCTACTTGATTGGTATAAAAAGCACCAAAGTGCTTGAGTGTTGCAGGACTTACTCCACGAAACATTTTTGTCCAAGGAGTATAACCTTGTGGCAAGTCTAGCTCTCGTCCAAAAGATTTTAACACAGCCAGCTTTTCTTTGAGTGCTGCAATCTTTACTGGAATAGGGTTGGTAAAAACCCCATAAAACTTGAATAGATTGGTTTTAAATCCACACGCAAAACAGTGTGCAACCCCACTTACACGGTCAACTCGAAAGCTGGGGTTTGAGTCAGGATGTTCTGGGTTTAAGCACTTGATCAAGTAGTCGCGACCCGAAACTTGGTATCCCAACCCATTCTTTTGAATTAGTTCTAGTACTGGGTCGCTCATATTAGTCTCTGATCTTGTAAAAGTTCTTACAAGCTAACCAGCCGTTTTGATAGGCTAGTAGCTGTGCGTAAGCCGATGTTGATATGGGTTTGCCCGGCACTATTCGGTTGTGGTACTTTATCCAAAAGTCATGACTTATCATAGCCACGTCTTCTTCGCCAAGTATTTCCATTATTTCTTCTGATGTGTGCATTATGCGTTCCAAGGTAAATCTGCACCTGAATCATTAACGGCTACAGTTTCTTCTTTGTCTTTTTTCACTCGCTTAACCGCTTCTTTAGCAGCAGGCTTGTCCACACTTTGTGGCGAGATACGTAAGGTATCCCAGTCAATTGGGCATGTAAACGCCATTTCCTTACCTCCACGAATCTTGGTAGTTTCAAAGCTGACTGCATTGGTTTCCTTATCATGTGCTTCCATTGTAAGGGCAATATCTGCGGCGTCAAGAATACCTTTTGCAAAACGAGCTTCCCCGTCTTTGTCGATTTGATATGGACTAACCATAACAATCTCGTACTTACGGGCAAGATTTTTGAGCTTTTTGCTGACTTCAATTTGCGGCTTCCAATCATATTGCTCGTTTCCTTCTAAGACAATCTGGTTTAAGTAGTCAACTACCGCAACTTTTAGCTTGTCACCAAACTTTGCCTTGGCTTTGCCAATGTGCAAGTCGATGCTGCTTAGGGTCAAGTCACGGTCGTCAACAATAATCATCTGATTATCAGGTTTTAACTGAAAGTTTCGTACTAACAATTCTTCGAACTTGAATCGGTCACGATGACGCAAAAACTCGCCAACGGTATCGTCAGCGTTTTCGAACATTCCTGCTCGTGCACGCACTACTCTGAGAACTTCTTCGTCTGTTAATTTGTGTTGCTTGAGATTCTGGAGATTGACATTAGCTAAAATAGCCAAGTTACGCTCCATAGTCTCTTTGGCAGTCATTTCAATACTAAAGTAAATACAACTGTTACCAGACTCATATTGATTAATAAAAAGATTGCTACAACTAATAGATTTACCAGACCCTCGTTTACCCCCAATGAGAATGAGTTCTTGGCGAGCAACACCACCAAGCACACTGTCAAAGCTATTATTAAGGCCAAGGTAAACACGTTCACGCTCCAAGTCTTCTGGGTGGCTAAACATCATCATGTCAGCCATTGTAAACACCTTTTCAGATGTATGAGTTTTTTCTTCGATTGTTAGCGCAATTGTCGCTAAGTTTTCTTTTATTTCGTTTGTGTCGTAGAGTGGCAGTTTATCTACGAACTTGTCTAGTAATTTTACCGTTTCGCTCTGAGTATACTGGTCGATGAGGGCATCTAAAGCTACTTCTGCGGAAACGTCTGGTACCTCGGTTAACCGGAGAGTTGCCAGTGTTTTTGACGCCGGACCCTCCCTTAAGGTTAGTTCGAGTTCATCGAACGACGGAATAGCGCTGTACTTTTCATAGTACTTGTTTACCACGCTATACAAGGAAGAATACGCAGGATCTAAAAACACTAACTTGAGTTTGGCCCAGATATCTAGGTTACGTTCTGTTAATAATTTATTTAAGACTACTGCTGATGTATCCAAGTTACCCTACTTTCGCTTCATTGTCTATAATAACTTGATCTACGATTTCGGTAACTTTGTACATTATCTGATCTCGTAACTTTTTTAAGTCTTGCTGATATGTTGCACCACTGTCGTACAGCAAACTCAACTGCTCGTGAGTTATCAACTGCTGTAAGCCAAAGTAAATGTGGTCATAAGCCATTGTAGATTCTGGTGTGATTTCTACGTGTGCGGCTTTACCGTAGTTATGCACAGCTTGCTTTACAACTTCTTCCATTGTAAATGATTCATTGTCATGGTATGTGATTGTAACACGCATACTTTGACCTCCTAAAACAGAAAAAGCCCGGGAGCTTTATGGGACTCCCGGGCTGTTGGTTTAAACCAAATTAAGCAGCTGCTTTAGCTTCGGCTTTGGCTTTTTTAGCTGCACCGTCATAGTCTGCAACTTTGATACCACGGCGAGTCAGCAATGTACGCAGACCACGCTCTGTTTTGTCAACCGCTTGAGCAATTTCAGCAACAGTCATAGTGTGAATACGGTCACCAAGTGCAACCACTGGATCAACCGACTCTTTGGCATGAGATTCGCGCTGTGCTGGAATCTTTGAAATCTGACCTTTGCGTGTTAGGCTCAATGCCTTACCACGAACTGAAGCAACAGTTTTGTTCAGCTTAGCAGCAATGTCTTCGATAAAGTTACCGGCATCAGCCATTTTTACAAAAGTAGCTTCTTCGGCTTCTGTGTAAGTGCGTGCAACTTCTACTTTTTCAGCTGGCTTTACACTGCCAGTTAGTTCCAAGGCCAGCAGTTTGCCTTGGATTTGTTTTGCAGAGAACTTGCCGTCAGCAAAGTGCTCAGCGATTTCTTTGTAAGTCAAGTTACCGGCATTAGCCGCAACGAAATCGGCAAGATCAGCGCCTTCGTCGGGTGTAAATGCACTGGTTTTTTCTTTTGCAAGACTAGCAACTTCACGGTCAAGTTGACGCAGTTTGCTGGCGATAGAACGAGTAGTTTTACCCAGTTGTTCAGCAGCACGCTCAACGCTATCAACGCTAACAGGGCTTTCGTTTCCAACGATTTGCATCAATTGGTCAACAGCTTCGTCAGACCAGTTTTTAGTAGCTTTTTCAGTCATTTGTATTTTCTTTCAAGAAAGTATTTAAGTTTGTTATAATTGGGATGCCAAGTGATTCGGCTTTTTTGCGTTTTGTACTAGCCTTATCTTCTTCATCAACCAAATAGTCCGTTGTTTTAGTAACGGACTCTACTGCTCTGTAACCGGCAGCTTCCAGGGCGGTGTAGGCCTCTGCTTTGGTTTTGTACGAAGATAATTTTCCTGTGATACAAACAGTCTTGAAATTATTATTACTGGTTGTATTGGAATTGAGATTAGACTTAAAAGAGAACGGCAAAAACTCTCGCAAGTCAGGAAAATCGGTTTGTAACCAGCCAACTAGGTTTTCGGTTACTTTGTCGCCTAAACCTGCTTGTTTGCAGGTTTCGTATGTGATTTGGTCAATGTGCTCAACCACTTCACAAATCTTTTTACTAGCAGTGTTACCTACCAGTGGGATTGAAAAACTAGCAAGCACTGTGGCTAAATCAGCTGACTTAGCACGATTGATTTCATCAAGCAGCTTTAGGGCAGTTTTTTCACTGCTAAGTGCTTTGGTAACACTGTCCAAGTCTAAGTAAAACAATTCTGTTAAATCTTGCAAGTCAAGTTTTTCAACTGACTTTGGCCCCATACCTTTGATGCCTAATGTCTTGCAGAAGTGTTCAACTTTTTTACCAAGCTGAGCACCACAAGCCGTGTTGCGACAAAAGAGTTGGTCATTGACCAATTCTAGTTTGTAGCTACAGCAGGGGCAGGTTGTTGGGATTTCGATCTTCATGGTGATTTATTGCTTTGTAGACTATATTATACCGGTTTGGGAACGCTGTGACAAGTGTAAATTTTTACTGCTCAAGCATCTACTTTGTGTAAAATGCAAGGAATGATTTCGCCTGCTCGGATAACGGCAACTGTGTCGCCAATTTGCAGGTCTAGCATTTCAATAAAGCCTGGGTTGTTTAGTGTGGCTCGTGATACTAGCGCATCGCCGATTAGCACAGGCTGTAGAATAGCAACTGGACTTACTTTGCCTGACTTGCCAACTTGCCACTCAACGCCAAGAAGTTGTGTTTCAACATGGGCTGCACGTTCTTTTTTAGCATAAGCACCACGAGGATGTTTAGCTGTGTAACCCATTTCATAAAACTGAACATTATCGTTGACACGGAACACAACGCCGTCACAAGGAAAGATTTTGTCCAGGTCTGGTTCATTGATTACTGAAAAGCCTGCGCTTTTAAGCAGTTCTAAGTCTTGGTTAAAAGTTGGAGTTAGAATTGGCTGAACACCATAAGCAAAGAAGCTGAGTGCTCGTGACCGGAACTCGGCAACATCTTTTAAGTTTAGTGCGCCAGCTGCGTAGTTACGCGCGTTTTCAATGTTGATTGGGGCAACAATCTCACCAGTGATCTGGTAAATACCACTAAACGGCACTGTTTGCGGAACAATCGGGTTACCCAAGAACTTATCGGTTACAATTTGACCTTCTACACCATCCCCACGGGTAAGAACTCGAACAAGATTACCGTCAACATAAAGTAAGCTGAGAGCTGCCCCATCCAGCTTAATACTTGTAGCAATGCCTCGAATGCCTTGGAGAGGTTGGACTCCTTCATCTTCATAGTACTTTTGTAGTGAGTACATCTGGTACAGATGACGCTCGGTTTTGGAATTTTGTTTAGCGCCCACAGCCCCATAACCCACACTATCAGCAAGCGCATCAAACTGTGCGTCACTGATAAATGGGCTACCTGCGTAATACGCGGCTGAAGCTGAGTCGAGATATTGTGTGATTTTGTTCATAAGCAACTATTATAGCAGTTTAGGGTCACTGAATCAAGTGTATTTATTCAATACCCTTGATCTTGTTGTAATAATGCGTGATAATTTCTTCGCCTTCGGCACGGGCACATATGTCCAGCATACCATCAATAATGCCGCGCATATTTTCTAGTGAGGCAGGTATGCTTACACCTTCGCGACTAGGAACCCAGTCGCCTTCATAGGATAAAAAGTATTTGCGTAATTGGATGTATGTGGTTTCACGAAAGTCATTGACCACTAATCGAACCTGAAAACCTTTGTCCATGTTTTCTTCGATTAGTTTTTCGTATTGTATATTAGCGTCCATAATTATTCCGGTTTTGGCGCAGATATAATTTTCTGCAAGCTTTCGTGGTCTGCTGGCCATGCCCAATGCACAGCAGCCCAATCAGTAATACAATTATTTTCTGAGATTTGCGACTCTCGACCTACTGCACGCATGGTACTAGACCAATAGTCCCAGTAGGTGTCGAGTATTGCACGATCTGAGTAAATCTGGTATACTGCTTCGCTGGAAGTTTCCGACGCGGGTTCGCAGTAAATCCAGTATCGCATTACTTAGGCATCATAAGTGCGTTGAAGTTGCTGGGCACAACAATGGTTTGAACTTGCCCGTTCTTGATACCTTCGGAGATATTTAACATAGCCTGAGCTTGCATGAATGCAATAGAGCTACCACTGTTGTTGGCTAGTGCCGCCATACGACGTGATTCAGCTTCGGCAGTTTTAACTTCAACTTCTTTTTGCTTGAGTTCGTTCTTGCTTCGAACCAGTGCATTGGCCGACTCAACAACTGTATCGCTGGGCAGCACATTACGAATCATTACTTGGCTAATAGTAACGCTACCATCCAGCTTTTCTTCAGCAAGGTTACGAGTAATTTCGTCTTTGATGAAATTTTCCATGTCGGTACGGTTGTCTGCCATGTCCAAGGCTTCGTACTTACGAGCCGCCTTGTAGATAGCATTACGAGCATTTTGAACAATGTAGTTGTACATTACATAAGTGTCGCCTTTGAACTCAGCGTGAAAACTTTTGTTCTTGGTAGAGTACAGCTCAGCCACATTTTGTGGGTTAATGTTGTAAACAACAACAGCGTCCAAGTCTTTCATGGTTGAGTTGTCTTTGGCAACTGGAGTCATATTCTCCAAGACTACGTTAACGTCTTTGACTGGAAAAGTCATAACGCTACCAACCAAAGTTTGGTTAAATGAACCTGGCAGCAGTTCACCGCTTTGCACTTGTTTGTCAAAGCCCACGCGAACACCGACTTCGCCGGTTTCAATACGAGTACAGCCAGTAGCAGCAACGATCAGAGCAGATAGTGCAAGAAGTTTAAAAGTATTTTTCATTTTAGATTTGTGTGAGAATAAACATAATAACCAAGGCTACGGTAGCAAAAGCGCCAATTTTAAAGGCTAACTTATACTCGCGTAGAGTAAATTTAGATACTGCGTGATATACATAAGCAATCAGCAGTACTAATAGTACGAATACTATTAGCATTTGAATCATATACGAACTCCTAGTTCTCGAAGATGTTGAAGGCTGGCAAGCTCATAGGCTTCTTGGTTGGCCGATTGCAACCACTTTTCTGCCAATAGCCACACACGATAAATATATCCATACTTTTCAGTTTTGGTTTCACTATCAATACGTGCTAGGCTGTCGTAACGAGCACTATAAACAATCTCTCCTACAGCAAATCGGTCACGTACTGCACCATCAGGAATTAGCTCCGGATTAAAGTAAGTATGGCCTGGCACACGAATTGGTACTGCGTGTGTTTCAAGCAAGTTTTTGATAAAGGTTGGTGAGCGGTACGTCATCTTGCTAATAGCATCCACTGTTTCGCCGTTCAAGTACTCGGATATAATATACACTATATCTTCACGACTAGCAGGCTTGCCACGCAGTTCAGCACGACGTTGGGCATTACGAGCCTGAGTCTTTTTAAATTCCTCGATGATCGTACCAAGACGCGTAGTGTTGTAGCTCATGCCTAGAATTTGGCAAGCATCTTTTTTGGTAATAGGCTTGACGCCTTCTTCTTGAGGCTCAAGCAAGCGAATAACTTTGCTGATATTGGCATCAGTCATCAATTCTGCTTCAAGATCACTTCGTTTTTTCGTTGCCATGTATTCCCCAAATAAAACAAGCGGCACTAGGCCGCTTGAGATTAACCTTTGATAACACCCAAGAAGTAAACAGCGGCTTTGCCGGTCAATTTACTCAAGATGTCAGCGTCAACTGTTTTGCCAGCTTCTTCAATAGCGGCAGTCAAGTCAGCAATAGCCGACTCTTTTGATACGCGAGCAGGCTTGTCGCCAGTGCCAGCAGTTTTGGTTTTACCGGCAGGAGCAGCGCTTGGGTCTTTTTTCACATACACACCAGCTTGCACTAGTACCATACGCACACCATTGGGTGACATTTCGATTTCTTCGGCAATGTCTTTGATAATTTCTGTTGAGTTTTCAGGAGTTGGGCCAGCACCTTCGTACTTGGCAATAACTTCGGATTTCAACTCATCTGTCCATGTAGCAGCCATTTTGTTTTCTTTCAGTTTTGTTTAAATGTGGTTTGTAGTTACGTCGGTCATTTTTTCTGGAAGGAATCGACGATAGTTATGCTTTAAGTCATACTTTTGCATAATACTTATTTTAGCATTATACTGCTCAGCAAGCAAGTCACGATATTCGCTGGTGAATTCGGCGAATACGGCTTCTGGCATATCAGAAATGTCAATGCCTTCAAAGTGCTTGCTGGGTTGCAGGACTTCGATTACTGCACGATCGCTGGTTGTGCCGTCTGCTTTTGTGTATTTGAATTCTACGAGTTTCATGTGGTTTGCCTTTTGTATCAATCTAAGTATATATTATACAGCGATTGACTGTGTGACTCAAGTTAGAAATTTTTAATCTTGTTTGAAGATTTCACGGTGTAGGCCAGCCTGAAATCGCTGGGCCATAGTTTCACTTAGCATAGGCGGCACAAGCAGCGGAGCAACCACTGTGCTTACCAATACGTACACTAGGGTACTAATTTTGGGATATTCTGTAAAACTATTTTGTACGCCAGCGGCTTTAGCCTGCTGCACCATTGGCCAAAACCATAAATAACACGCGGCAATTGCAGTACTAAGTGCAAAAAGCAAATAGTAACTAATCAATTCCATGTGCTGGCCTTACGCATAAAAGCACGAGCGCCAAGTGAGAAGTCTACTTTGCCTTGTGGCAGGTTGATGAACTGTTTGGTACTAGGTGCCGATAGTGCCGCTTGCTGCACCTTGGGGTTGCCTGAAAACAATTCTTTGGGTGCACTGCCACGAAAATACTTAAACAATTTAGCCAAGCGAATTGCACCATGTGACCACTGTGGTGTAACAGGCTTTTTACGCACTTGCCCTGTTTCTAGTACAGCATTTTGCAATTGCTTGTTGTTTGGTTGCTGCTTTAGCAATTTTAACAGTTTGCGTTTGCGGTTGGCTTGCGTACGCTGTACTGCGCTTGAGGGTCCGGTGCTTGCTGCGGGTTTTTGAGATTTTGTTGCCATTTTATAACTTTCTGATTTTGTACTGTTGCGAGCCGGGTTCTAGGGGTACGAGTTCTACTGCACGAGCCTGTGCTAAAAATTCCAGGGTTTGGAAAGCTTCGCCGTATGTTTGAACTACCACACTAGGCTCGTTTATTACGCTGGTTACACTTTCAAGTAGTTGAAGCGTAACCGGCTGGAATTCAGCGGTAAGCAGCTCGTCTAACAATTTCCTGAACGGATTCGGGGTCATGGCGGACTTGGTCATTTTCCACATAGGCTTCTGAGGTACTTTCTGCATACATTTCAAGTTGCTTGGCAAGGTTAAGGGTACCACTGATACGCGCAACTTCTTCAAGTGCAGCAATCAGGTCTGGAATGTTGTCTACTGCAATAGGCATATAACGGCCGCAACCGTCTGTGATAGCGACTTCGTCCGTGCCACCAGGATTAGTGCCAAACTCTACGTAGTTGTAGTAAAAGTTGCCGTCAGCATCAGGGCCAAAAAGACTGTCGTCGCCGAATACATCAACGTCATGTGCGGGAACTTGTGCGAAATTAATTTTCATGTGATTTTGTGGTTGGGTTGCGTTGTTAAAGAATAATTATATCAAAAAGTACTGCATATTTCAAGTGAATATTTCTGCAAACAAAAAACCCACCTGGATGGTGGGTTTGGTGTAGTAGTGGTACGCCGAACAGGACTTGAACCTGTGACCAACCGATTATGAGTCGGCTGCTCTAACCAACTGAGCTATCAGCGCAAATTATTCATTATTTCACTTCTTTGTTCGGGGGTGTAGTATACCCAGTCTGTGATCTGTTCTAGAGTTCGCAAGCAAGTGGTACAACGCTGCAGTTGAGGGTCGAGATTACACTTTTGCCGACACGGACTTTCAATCTGTGAACTCAACATAGTCTTCCTTGCCTACCCCGCATTCAGGGCACTCAAAATTGTCAGGCAAATCTTCCCAACGACCTTCTGTTTCTGGATCGTGAACATGGTCACATACGATGCAAATGTGTGTCATTTTACTGTTTCCCAAACTTGTTGATATGCTTCTGCATGGCGTTGTTCCACACGCTTTAGTGCACTAAAACGCTTTTCTGCTTTCTTTAGCACGGCTTGGAACTGCTCGGCGTGTTCTTGCGATTCTGCAATTTGTTGACGAGCTTCTAGCAAAGCGGATTCGTTGTTTTCGCGTTCTGCTTGTTCTTCCATGCGTGGGTACATTTCTGTGTACTCGTAAGTTTCGCCAGCAATAGCTTTTTCTAGACAAACTTTGGTACTAGGACGACCGATTAAAAGTTCTAAATGACCCCAGGCATGTTTTAGTTCTTGTGCTGCGGTGTGCTCGAAGTGTTTTGCAACATCTTCAAAGCCGTCTTCTCTGGCAATACGTGCAAAGTACAAGTACTTTGTGTGCGCCATTGATTCACCGGCCAGTGCACTCTCTAAGTTTTGTAATGTTAGCGACATTGTTTTTTAACTTCTTCTAGTGAAATTGGTGTGTAATTGATTCGTTCCATGCTTACATTAAAGTATCGTTTGTCCGGAATCTGTGCTAGTGGTAGTTTTACCACGTTGTGGTGTAAGTGCCCGTGTACATTTAAACCCCAGCGGGCTAGGCTTTCGGGGTGAATTGGAACGTGTGTTAAAATCATTCCATCAAATTGATGCGAACCGCGAATGTCTTTGAAGTGTTCCATGTACCTGCCAGGCTTGGCAAGATCGTGGTTGCCCTTAACTAAAACTTTTTCGCCATTCATGCGACGTAGGATTTCTAGTGCTTCAATGGTAGTTTGCATACTAACGTCACCTAAAAAGTACACCTTGTCATGTGGCTTAACCACTGAGTTATGGCAGTTGACCATGTGCTCGTTCATGTGATGTACGTCATCAAACTCACGCACTAGAGTACCATCCTGACGCTTGAATGTGAGTATGTTGGCATGGTGAAAGTGATGGTCACTTGCAAAAAAGATATTAGCCATTAGTAAGTTTCCCAGCTGCGGTCACTGCCAACACGGTGGCCGTCGTGCAATTCGGGATTGTAGTCCTCAAACCAGCCTTCAATGCTGTCTGAATAAGATTCGTCGTCCTCGTCAAAATCCTCGGTGTCCACATATTCCTCACGAGGATAAATACCATACATTTCAGCATGATCTCTAGCAAGCTCCCAGGAAAAATCTGCTAGCTCATCGTCAGACACGTCATCTGGAACTATCCAAAAGCCCCAGCTGTCCGTGCCTGCCATACCAGCATGCATTCCAATAACGATCTTACGCATACAAATCCTTAAATAAATAATCCCCGAAACAGTAATTATTATACCGCATTCGGGGATTGTGTTCAAGTGTGAAATTACTGCGGTTTAGGGTATTAAAAACTAATCAGGAACATACTGTTGAGCGTTATTAGGTTTTACTAAATACCAAACCTGACCGCTAATGATTTTTAATTCTGGTATTACTCCAAGCGCCTTGAGAGCTTCTTTGGTTGCACGTACCACCTCTGTAGTGTATGCTTCATGTCCTGCTAAGATGCCCCCGGGTCGCACCTTGGGAAACCACTTAGTTACGTCATCAAACTGTTCGGCGGCTGTGAAGCCCTTATCCAAGTACACAAGATCGACACTTGCATCCAACATTTTTGATGCCGCTAAGTCGGACCGCTCTACCCTAAGTTCAATTCTATCGGCAAAGTTGCTTTTGCTGATACGCCTTTTAGCAATATCTTCATTCATTCGACTCATTTCAGCTGTGACAACATAGCCGCCATGCAAAGGATCAGTGTACGTTTCATAGGAATCAATACCAATCAAGCGCATTGCTGGGAATCTTGCGGCCAAAGCCAACAGGTTAGTCGCACGCAATACGCCAACCTCTACTAACACACCAGCGTCAGCGATGCCGGGAATAATCTGTTGCAAACAATCTTCAGATCGCATTAACGAAGCTCCAAGCCGGGAGAAAGAGGCCAAACAATAGCGTCAGGAAAACCCGTTTGACTTGGCAAGTCGCGAAGTGCCTGACGATATCCAAGCCACTCAGTTTTTTCAAGCTCACCAATTTGTGCATCACTTAACTGAGTCCAGTCGCTGTCTGTAAGCAAAAGGTTGCGCTGTGCTCTAGCAGTTTCTGCTGCACTAATAACTACAGGTGGAAGAATTTGCACACTGCCTGTTTGTCCGGGGTTTACCGTAACAACTGGTGTATTTTGTTCTTCCCAGTACCGAACTGGAGCATACATCTGAACAATGGCTTCAAGGGTTTCGCCTTCGTATGGAAGTCTTGCTCCAATGTGTAGTGTTTGATAGCCCTCTGCGGTGTACACAACCTCCATGCAACGGGCCTGTTGGTCAACAGAAATAATTTCGTATGTGTATGTAATGTTCATGTTATTGCTCCAAGGCGAGTTCCGGTCGCCAGCCAAGTTATATTTGCACTGCCCGATACGGCACCACCGCCACTGCCGCCACTGTATGGACCGGTTAGGGACAATACAGGGCCAGTCGCAGAATAATTTCCTCCACTTGCGCCAGCCGCACCTCGTGTGCCACCAGCACCGCCAGCACCACCATAGCCCGGGTTAGGGGGGTAGGCGACGGTGTCGGTGGATCCTGCTCCACCTGCCCCAGCACCACTAGATGTGCCTGCACCACCCGGTTGAGGCAGGGTAGTCATGTCAAAACCATATGTGGTGCTGCCGGCAGCACCACCTGCTGAGTTGGCCGCAGCGCTTGATTGACCACCACCACCACCACCACCCCAAAGATTTCTAGAATCCCGATCGTAGTACCGGTTCCGGGCGGCCTGACCACCACCACCGCCGCCGCCACCGCCACCGATAGTGCCGTTGTTGGTTATGCTAACAGCAGAAGAAACAGAAAGTGCCAATCCACCGCTAGCGCCAGCAGTACCTGGAGTGGCGACGGCGCTACTGTTGACGGCAGCACCAATACCACCAGCGCCGCCCATGCCAGCAATAGTGCCGTTGTTGATTAGGTCAACTCCGCCAGGAAAGCTACCGCTGATTGTAAGGGCAGTAGTTCCAGTACCGTTACTGCTGATGAATATACCACTACCGATGGTTGCAATAACCTTGCTGGACTGATTCCAACCAGCGTTTACGGCCAGTGTGCGAAGGTTGGCGTTGGTTTGATTGCTGCTAATAGTAAAAGAAAACGCGTTTGCTTTGCCGTAGCCTTGCGACATGGATATTGTAGTACCACTACCACCCACTCCAAACAGTGTTCGTACAGCAGCATCATTCATGCTAATAGTTGCGGTTGCACTTAGTCCAAGTTCAGTGTTGACCTGTGATAATGATATCGCACCAGACGATGGTAATGGCATAACCGTACCCCCTATTTTAGTTTATAACTGGGCAAATAAAAATACCCTAAATCTAGCACCATTATACTAGATTTAGGGTAACTTTGCAAGTAAAAATTTTTTGTGGTACACGGTGACGGGTTTGAACCGCCGACCCGCTGCGTGTAAAGCAGCCGCTCTACCGCTGAGCTAACCGTGCACTGGAGCAGGGTACCGGGATCGAACCGGTGTCACCAACTTGGAAGGATGGGGCACAGCCACTATACCAACCCTGCAATTTAATTTAACATTTGTGGCACATAATTTGTGCCTGCGCCACTAACTCCTGGCTTACCAACCATGTCGTGATAGTCTGAGACCATGGTAACATACCAGTAACCATAATCACGAAGTTGTTCACAACGAGCCAGTGCTGCTTGCAGTTCGTTGACTGTAACGCCTTTGGCTTGCCCCGATTCAGGGTCTGTGTAATAAACTCGGTACATTGTAATTTTGGCACTTTGGCGCCGGGGTAAAAGTGGTGCGGGCTACAGGGTTCGAACCTGCGACCTGTGAGTTGGCAACCCACTGCTCTACCAGCTGAGCTAAGCACGCATTAAAAAGGTACATCGTCATCAAAACTGGTATCATAGTCTTGACGGCTGGCAATTTCTGCCAAGTATTCATATTTGTTGCCGTCCATGTAAGGGGCAACTTCTTCAGCTTCATTGATCTGCCAAGCCGCAAAACTAGCCTGCTCTTGGATTAGTGCAACAACTTCTGCTTGATATTTAACATAACCAGACTTTTCAGCCCAGATCAAGTATTCGTAGTGATCTTGTGCAACATCACATACACGGCAGCCTTTTAGTTTGCCAAATGTTAGTGTGTCGGTTAACCCCAGTTTAGGGTCTTTGATATTTTTAAATGATATTGCCATAATTAAGTATATTCACGCTTAAAGTGAGTGACAACCCACGGCGTCTAGCAGCCCCAAATATACTTAACTATGGCGGGTGGCAGAGGAGTCGAACCCCATCCGCGTTAACGGAACCTGGTTTTCAAGGCCAGTCGCAGGACCAACCCCGCTGCATTACCACCCACTGTTTATTCTTTGGACTCTTTGGCTTGTTGTGCACGAGCCTCTTGCAGTTTTTCTAGCCGCTGTGCAACCTCATCTGAGGTCATCCAAATGTCACGGTTGTTGAGCATACTTTGAATTTCATCTTCAGCTAAAAAGTCGCGGTACACTGCTCGCATAAAGTTCTCTGACCACTTGCGCTCAAACTGTAGCTGATCGTACATTTCGCCACCTTTGCCAAATGTTCCGGCACTATAGTTGTGAAACATAAACAAGCTGTGTGGCGTGATTTCATGCGTGTGACCGTGTAAGAAGATCATGGTAGCTGCACTCATGCAAGCACCCTCTACACTGGTAACAATAGTAGCAGGTGTGTCCGACATTACTCGTAGGAACTGTAGTGTGGTATACAAGTCACCGCCAGGTGAGTTAATGTAAATGCGAATGGTATCAATCTCCGATGCATTACGGATTGTATCAAACCATTCAATGTATTCTTCAGCATCCAGCACAGGGCCGCTTAGGTAAAACTCATGAAGCTGTGCAACTGGCTTTGAAAAGCTATTACTATACTTGTCCTGACCAAACAACTTAGGGTCGATATAATTGTCTTTGTTCATGGGTTCCTTTAATATAGTTTAGCACTCTAACGGACAGGCGTCGTAACCACGTTCTAGATACCCTAGTCGACAAGGTGTGGGCTTCTAAAGTGCTAAACTATAGTGCCAGTATTCTGTTACGAGGAACTGGCCAAACCCTAAGCGGCAATTAAGCTGCTAAAGCGTAAACTTGATCGTTTGCGTTTATTTTTGTTTTGCTTCTGCGACCGGGAATCCCCAATCCTAAGGCTTCTGCATTACCTAGTTGTCCACTTGCTTACTTGTAACCCTGTCGAAACCAAGGCAGCCCCATCAAAAGCGCCCTACTGTTAGTAGGAAGGGAATCCCAGTCCTCAGCCAATGTACTTATGGCTTACATACTACCCTCTGCGCGCGCTTATGGTGGAGCTGGCGGGAGTCGAACCCGCGTCCAGAATTCTTTTCTTTTTGCTTCATACAACCATATTTTAGCACACTACCCAAGCTAGATTAAACCCTGGCCAGGTGTTTCTAGTTACCCGCAGAAAGCGTGACCGGTGCGGCTCTGCATTTATTTATTAAGTGGCGAGCAGTGTGCTAAAATATGGTGCCCCAGTAAGGAATCGAACCTTCTTTTGATGCTTACAAGGCAACTGTAATACCAATATACTACAAGGGCAATCCAACTGTGAGCTTATGCTAAACCGTTGGCGTTTTCGCGGCCTTTTTTAAAGTCACATAGGAACTGACTTGAGAAGGCTCAAACGTAATACACGACCAGCATGTACCAGAGGTTTGAGCGCATTAAGTGGAGTCGGTGACAGGACTTGAACCTGCATAAAACGGATTTGCAATCCGTGGCCTAGCCATTCGGCTACACACCGACATTAAATTTGACGAGTACGGACACACTGCTCAAAGTTATTCCAGCAACGCTCAAACTTCATGTGATACATTTGCTTGAGTCCAATCAGGTAGTTTATACGCTGATCTTCGTCCATGTTATCGTGCATATCCAAGTACAACTGAATGTCGTCACAGACATTCCAGCACTGCATAATGTTTTGTTCTAAGTCAAAGCGGTCAGTCATTTTAATTAGCCAATATAAATTTTAATCGGTCAGCAGCATAGCTTGCTGCAAAAGCATTGGGTTTAACTTGAGCATCAATGTTACAAGTTCCCTTAATATAACCAACAGCTTGTTGTACAACAGCAGAACTCTTGTATCGCTCGCTGGGATTAATATCTAGGTGCACTTCAACGTGTCGATCTTGTAGCACATCCGATAATTCATGGAATAAGTCTGAGACTTTATAAACTTCATTCATTAGTCGCAAACTAGGTTTATCAGCTTTTTGATCCCAATCACGTTCTCTGGTAATAGTTCCAAAAATCTTGCAACCGTGATTGCCGTCAATATGTACTACCACTGCTAGTGTATAGTCTGCGTGCCATACACCATTAACCTTAACACGTTCACTATCTGCACCAAGATAAATCTTGGTTTCTGGTGATTGTGCTGCAATAAAGTCTCGGACTTCTTGTAAGTTAAATTCGTGCATAGTGGTTGTTGTGTGGTGGGTCTGGAGGAAGTCGAATCCCCAACCTCTTGGTTCGTAGCCAAGTGCTCTCATCCATTGAGCTACAGACCCGTGTGGCAGAGGATAGAAGAATCGAACTTCTGACAACGGAATCAAAATCCGTGGTTATACCATTTAACTAATCCCCAACAAAACTGGCTCCACAGGCAGGGATCGAACCTACGACCAATTGGTTAACAGCCAACTGCACTACCGCTGTGCTACTGTGGAATATTATTTTAGCATACAACCCCTTACCCCGATGATGTGATCGTTGGACAACAGCGTCTCTGCTGCTTGTTTATAATGGATAGTTATATACTAAAATAATAATGCTGCTTACGATATACAGCGTAGCATTGTCGTAGCTACCGATTGGATTACGGACGCTCTAACCGGAACGGCACGGACCTAAGGCAGGTTTTGGCGGGTCTAGGGGGTAACGATCCCCACTCTTCGGCAGTGACAGTGCCGTGTGCGTCCATGAACACTTTAGACCCAATTTGGTACGAGAGACGGGACTCGAACCCGTAAGCCCATTACAGGCGGCAGATTTTAAGTCTGCTGTGTATACCGTTCCACCACTCTCGCATATAAGATGCAAACAACTAAGACTTCCCCTGAACAGCTATCGCCAGGCGTCAAAGCTGTTTGCAAAAATTGGTGGAGATTACAGGGATCGAACCTGTCGTAACCTAAGTTGGAGGATTTACAGTCCCCTGCCACACCATTGCGGCGGAATCTCCGTTTAAAGAATAATTATACCGCAAATAGCAATCTGCGGCAAATCTAAATTTTGGCACGCCCCCACGGACTCGAACCGTGACCAACGGTTTTGGAGACCGTTATGCTGCCATTACACTAGGGACATATGTTGGTGGTTTTGGTGGGATTCGAACTCACGACCAACGCCGTATGAAGACGGTGCACTACCACTGTGCTACAAAACCAAAAGCCAGAAAAACTTTCTGGCTGTGTGAATAGTTGCCGGTTACATTCTCCGGCGACACATTTCGTTGTGCCTGAAGACATTGACGCTGTTTCAGTTCCTCAAGGGGGCATAGTCTGTAGCCGTATGTAAAACAGTAACCACAGTAGTTATTTTTGTGTCAGGAAACTACTAAACCCCGTGAGAGCAGCCCATCTTGTTTTCGCTTCAGCGGACGCAGGACAGTGGTATTAGCACTGATTTGTTTACAAGCCTGCAATGTAATAACCGGGTACTAATTTCCCAGTATAGCCGGAGCACTCCGGTAGCTTACGCTAGTCTAGCAATACGTGCTTTTACAAAGTGGTTGCGGGGGAAGGACTCGAACCTTCTAAGCGGAGCTTATGAGACTTGCTTCTACCCTGACTCCCCGCGTTATTTAGTACATTTTCTTGAAATCGTCAGTAGTGCGATTCCATACTTTTTCTAAATGCTCTAATTCTTCCATTGATTGTGGATTTGAGTCTTTGATAAAGTCTTCGAAAGTATATGGCTCAAATACTTCTCGGATACGTGCCATTAACTCACTTAGCATTTTTAACAAACCCGTATAGCTTTTCGGCTTGAGCAATCACATCTTCAAAGCTGTACATTTTTGGCATATACTCTTTGTAGTCGGCCTGAACTTTTTGGCCTTGCGTTACAAGTTGGTCGAATGTTTTCTTGGCAAATTCGGTGTTGATTTCATGCTGACGCTTTAAAAAGTCAGCTGATTGTGCAATTAGTTCTGCACGGATTTCAAATGGATTCATAGTAATTCCTGTGTGTTGTGTGTAAGGTGTAGGCCTCGCACCTACTCGCGGCCGCACTAATGGCCGTGCTGATATGGTACTGAGGGAGGATACCGAGACCTCGACCTATCGCTTATCAAGCGAGTGCTCTGCCGCTGAGCTACCCCAGTAATATTTGGCCCCTGAGGTCAACGCCGATGTTGACATTCCCAACTATTGGCAAGGGTGTATACGGCCCCGCTTAACTCAAGGATAGAATTAGTGACTGGCTACTTATCTCATTGTACGCCACCAGTCAGGCGATTAAATTGGTACCTTGAGCGGGACTCGAACCCGCACCTCTTGGGTCACAGCGTTCTCAACACTGCCGGTCTTCCTATTCCCTGCACCAAGGTATGAAAATTTTTGGTACTCCGAACGGGTTTCGATCCCGCTTCTCCAACTTGAAAGGCTGGCGTCCTAGCCACTAGACGACCGGAGTGTTGTTTGTTTAAAGATTAATTATACAGCAGTTAAGCTGTGTGTTCAAGTGAATATTTATAAGTTTAACCCTAACCACGGGCAATTTTGAGTTGAGACGTGGGCCTATTGCAACTACTAGGTGGATTAGTCCGTTCGTAAAGGATTGGTAATCACTCCAACTTAGGGTCAAACTTATAAATACTTGGTGCAACCTACAGGAATCGAACCTGTTTCCATCGCTCTTCAGGCGACCGCTATGACCACATCAGCTAAAGTTGCATTATTTTACCAGCTGCTTGAACCTTGAAACTGCTCAGCTGCATAGCTAGCACAGTCAATACGCCAAGGACACTGTGATAAGATGTTTGTAGAACAATCGTCCATACCCCAGCAAACTGGAGGCTCAGTACCACGCAAGACTTTAATCTGCTTGTGCACTAAGTCACGGCGATTGGCAAGATTGGCTTCTTTGTCTAAGAGTGTCTGAATTTCGGTCATGGTTATCCTTTGGGCAGACAGTCGAGTTTCGATCTCGGTCTACGACTTTCACAGAGTCGGGTGCTTCCATTACACTACCTGCTGCATTGTTCTTAGGCTTAGCATGAATAGCGGCTTCTGCTGCTCGACACGCTTTTAGGGTATCAAACTGACAGCGACCACCTTCACCATACTTCCACTTACCATTAGCACATTTTATGCAAGGCATAAATTCCTTTGTTTGGCGGGACATACAGGATTCGAACCTGTGCGCCGATTTCTCAACGACGGTTTAGCAAACCGCTCTCGTAACCACTTGAGTAATGTCCCGGTTAAATACCATATTTGAATGCACTAGCGTCCACTTTTGGAACTTGTACTTTGTTCCCTAGACGTGTTGCCTTGCAAGGATTAAACAAGTGGTTGAACGCCAACTGCTAATGCACTCAAATATGGTAGACGCACAGAGAATCGAACTCTGATTTGTAGGTTAAAAGCCCACTACTTTAGCCGTTAAGTTATACGTCCAGGCTGCGCTTCCATTGGCCACGAAGCTGCTTGTGGCTTTTTTGATGGAAACCACTGCCATTACGTTTTAGCAACGCAAGCTGCACGTGGTTTCGAGGTTTTCGTGTTTTCATATATTCCTTTGGTGGACCGTGGGAGGATCGAACTCCCGCTTCATGCTTGCAAAGCACATGTGCTACCATTATCACTAACAGCCCAAATTGTGGTGCGTCGAGAGAGACTCGAACTCTCAATCCTTGCGGCACTGGCTTCTAAGACCAGCGTGTATACCATTCCACCACCAACGCATTATACTTTTATGTCTACGTTTATACCACGACTAGGGTCTACAGGTCTGTAGTAGACTACTTGTTGCACAAACTCTTTGTTATTTTGGTCTACTTTAGTTGTGTAGACTATCTCACGTATTTTATCCAAATACGGAGTAAATGTTCGTGAAACGCTTTTTGTTTCCATATTGTTGTATACTTTGTTTACTACCCACCCCGCTAAGGGTGTGTTTCTGGCTTAGCGTATTCATGACGTACACCTGTACCAGAACTCAAGCCATACCCACTAACCTTCCCGGGTGTTAATGTTCTCAAGCCTGCAATGTTCCATAACTGAATTGGCCACTAGCAAAGCATACAACGATATGGTCAAGGCGGCAAGAATCGAACTTGCGCTACAACGTCCCAAACGTCGGGTGATGCCATTTCACTACGCCCTGATACACACTTTTTAGAATAGTGCGAAATCTCCCCGATATAGCGATCTGTCGGTGGAAGCAAGATCAGAATAATAATTATACAGCAAAAGGGCTGCACAATCAAGTCAATATTTTACAAGGGCTAAAACAGCGTTGCGATGTTCTCGGCCTAATTCATCACGAACTGCACGAATTGCTGAATCGTAGTCAGTGCCGTCACAGTCCCACACAGCTAATTTTCCGTTGATTTTGGTAAAAACTCGCATGGTAGTGTTTCTTTCAAAGAGTAGTAATTATACTTGAAAAAGCATATAACCACAAGTGTAAATTTTTAAACCCATAATTTAACACATTAAACTACTTAGGCTGCAATAGGAGCCATTGTTCGCCTAATGTGTTAAATTATGGTGGATCGGGCAGGACTCGAACCTGCTTCCTAAAATTATACAACACACGACCATGTATTCGAACTCAGGCTGAATTGTAGCTGATTACGCCGTTGCAGGGCCAGGGTCAACTATCTACATTCAAAAGTGTTGTATGCCGGCTTTGTGCTTTAACCATATAAGCTACCGATCCATATAAAAACACATTTAAACCGTCCTTCAACGCTAGTCGCTATCTCCCTTACTAGAGGGCGGAACAGTATGTGCTTTTATATGGAGACACTCCCTAAAGTGTCTCAATATAGTCTTGAACCAGGACGACAGTCCTGCTGTATCTTAGAATATCCGAAACATCCCCTCTACAGCGGCGGGGCGTTTATTTTACAAAGACGGGGCTTTCACCCGTTTCGACCGAAGTGTGCTGCCTAATACTAGGGACGTGCTAGGCAAGCATGGCGGGACTTAATTATAAACTATTTTTATAGACTCGAATTGCTTCAGCATCTAAGCTGGCATAAGTACGAAAGCTGTCACGACCTACTCGATCATAAAGATCGTGTGCCATTTGTTCAAGATGCACAAGACTCTCAATAGATATGAGAGTACAATTAATGTATCGTGACATAAAAGCACTAATTAAAAATTCGCGTGAATAGCCTGCCATAATATCTCCAAATCAGCCTATATTATAAAGCATTTCAGCTACTTCGTCAAGTGTCAAAACACGAATCTTAGTATCACCACGCTCATCAGCCTGTTTTAGCCAATTGGCTAATACTCCGTGCATTAAGCCACTCAAGTGGTAGTTGTTGTTATGACAGCGGTATGTGCTGCCACTATAACCGTCGAATTCAAACCAGTCTTCAACCTTACGTATAGCAGTAATACCCGAATTCAGCTTCCAACTATTGCTCCCAGCAAAGCCGCCATACCAGCCAGCAAATACTTTGCGTGTTGGTTTCTCCAGTTCAGGTGCATCAAATTCTAAGACAACCCAAACGTCTGGTGTATATTCACTCATATTATTTCTCCAAATCAGACTATATTATAATCTGATTTAAGCAAATGTTCAAGTTTGAATTTATTGTACTTGTTCAGCCAAGTGTTTGTATCCACGAGTGCTAGGGTGTATTCCGTCACTGCTTGGATATGTAATAGGCAGCACTATATCACTATACTTCTCTGCAATTTTCTTAACCCAGATCTGAATAGTACTAATAGGTATATTGCTAGCTTTTAAGTTTCCGTGTGGAAGCACCCAGTATACACGAGCAGCGGTTATGCGTTCTCGTAAGCGTTCTAGTTCTTGCAAAGTTTTAACCCCGCTGTGGTCGTTAGAACCTAAACTAATAAGAACTACTTTTGTATTCAAGTGTGCATCACGATATTGACGGTTCCACTGCCAACTATTAATGCCACCTTTAGCATATATACTACATTCAGGCTTATGCTGGGCAACGCCCACGGCTATAGAGTCGCCAACTATTAAACATTCTAACATATTATTTTGGCCCGGCTAGCAGGAATCGAACCCACATTAAGGGCTTAGAAGACCCCTGTATTATCCGTTATACGATAGCCAGATGTGTTACATTTTCTTTGTTACTGGGCCATAGGGTACGAACAGCTCAGCTTCAAAGAAACCTACCAACTCTGGGTCCATGTATTCGTAGTTGTCTGGAATGTTCAGCACAATTTGCTTAGATTCAATTTGCTCCAACAAGTACGCATGGCCTAGGAAGTTATCTTCTAAGTTCCACAGGTTCTCACGATTAACAAACACGATTTTGTCTGCCCAGTTAATCAAATTGGCACTGCAAGGAATCAACGCATAGTTAAAATTGCTTCCACACGATCTGGCGTTGATTCCTCGTTGAATGGCTAGAGCAGCGCCGGTTGGGCTTCGCAAGAGGCCAGCACTGCACACAAACAACCAGCGAGGACGATCAGTCTGATAAGGGTTGTTGTAAGGTGCCGATGTTTTAAAGATTGCGTCATTTTTAGTTCCGGCTGCAAATTCGCGTAAGTTTGGGTTAGTTGGATTCATGGTATTATGTTAGTTGTTTGATTAGTTGAGTGCTTGCTAAGTTTTTTTGTTTTGATTCACACATTATATCAGCATATGGACTAAAAGTCAAGGCCCAAGAATTTACTGCTTGATTCCAGTAGTAGTCGCTGTGAGCACGAAGTTTAGCTGCTGTAAAGCCTTGCGACTTTAATTGTTTTAAGTCAGGACGCACTGCGGTATCGTGGTCAACAATGCAATCTTCTCGACTAACACTATAGTGAATAACAGGACGCACACCACGCCAGCTATCTTGAACACGTTTGAAACGATGGTCAGTAGGTTCAATGTATTCTCCGGTGTTAATCCAGTGGTGGTGAATGTCTAAGACTAGGGCACAAGTGTCAACCAGCTCTAAGCTGGCATCAAGACCCCAGGTAAACTCGGCGTTTTCGATTGTTAAACAATTGCGTGCTTCGGGGCTAAGACGACGCATTGCAGCTTTGATACCGTCCGGACCCAGCTTGCCGCCAACGTGCACATTGCATTTGAAGTCTTGAAATGTTTTGCCATAACCCATATAACGGATTAGGTCAGCATGATACTCGAACTCGGTGATCGAATTCTCAACAACACCAGGATTCTCCGATGCCAACACACAGAACTGGCCTGGGTGGAAACTTAGTCGAATATCATTGGCACGAGCAAACTCGCCGCACATACTCAACTGCGATTCAAGTTTGGCAACTACGTCGGGCTGGAAGTAAAAGGCCATATAGTCGTCGTGAGTATATGCTGGCAGCAAGTCTGACGTAATACGAAACATACGTTGGTTTGCTGGCTGCTTGGCAACCCACTTTAGCTGGCGATAGAACGTGCTCAAATTGTGGTTGAGCAAATCCCATAGCTTGGCACGTTGTGCATCAGGTGTTTGACGAGCCAGATATGTAATGGTTGTGGACTTGGTGTTCAAGTCTGGGTGTGCAGTATCGTGCTCACTTTGAATTTTACAAGCAAAGCCAATGCGATTGATGTTTGGATTAAATGTGTTCATAGCGATAATTATACTAAATATAACTCGCTATGTCAACTGTAAAATTATCGACCAACTAAGCCAAAACAAATTCGGCACACTGGAAAGTCGTCCGAATCAGTTCTGTGGTCAGTGCCCCAAATACCGCAGTGTGAACATTCTTTGACCCACTGTTCCAGCAAGTAATCATCTACGTCTTCTATGTCTACGCCTGCGTCTAGGCAGGCTTGGGTTAGGGTCTTGCGAGTACCTGATAGCTGTTTAGTTAATCGGCGGTACGTTGGGTTTGTATCTGTCATCTAGGTGGGGGTGAGTTTTCTCGAATTCTAAAAGGAACATAATACAGCAGGCTGCATGAGCCAGGTGCGATAGGCCCGATTCAGGGTCACAGTCTTCACCGTCATTAAATGCTGTAATGTGTCGCATTGCTGCGGCTAAGGGTCGGCTCCAGGCAAAGCCTTTACGCCAGTTGTGTTCTGCGTACTTTTGTGCACCAAAAGCCAAAACTGCTGCGGTTTGGTTCATGGCTTCAGTACTCAGCAAGTTAAGAGGTAGTTTGTTTTGGTCAAATTTTAGTGCTGTGCCATAATATTCTTTTTCAGCTTTAATAGCGCGTTCTTGAATATCATCAGCGGCCGCAAGTAATTGTTCTTTTTGTGCGTCTGTTAAAGTAATTTGTGGTCCAAATACTGTAATGTGTTCGATTTCGTCTAGTTTAGGCATTGTGGTCTGAGTTTGGTTTAAGTAATGCACACACTTTAGTAGGAACAACTTCTTTTATGTCCACCAGCGGTTCAATTGAGTTTCGCTTGCAATAATCAAGGTACGCTTGTAGCGCGTAGGTTTTAATAAACTCGCTGAATTTCATAAATAAAAGGCCCAGATGTGCTAGATTTGTAATTATATCACGGCGGTACCACTAAGTCAACACAAAATTTTTTCGTGGTTTGGCGCACAGCACGAAAATTTTGACTTGCCATGGCACGGTGTTTCGGTTATAATGTAACTCTATGCAATTTTTTAAAAGAAAATATGGACATTAATCTGCTTGTACACCGATTAAAGCACGGAGATAGTTATACAGTACAAGATGGGGATAACGATCCTTATCAGGTAAATACTCCGCCAACACATTTAATGATAAAGGCAGCAAATGTAATACTTGCATTGCACGGCCAAATCGAACAATCTAATCAAGCACTGTTTAACTTGCAGCGCCAATTAGGAGAACTAGCACAGGCTTATGAAACACTTCGAAATTCTAGTTTTACTCCAGCACCTAGCGGAGAAACTTGACACTGGCCAAGGCACTGCCCTAGAGCAACGTAGCTTTGACTGCATAATGGAGATCTTAAATGAAAACATTCAAACTAGGGATCTTAGCAATAACGATGCTAACGACTATAGGATTAGGAACGGGTTCCCTGGCAGCACCAAAAACCAAATTTGCTAGCAGAATAGAAATAAACTGTTTGGCCAAGAATATTTATCACGAGGCTCGTGGCGAACCACTGCAAGGACAGATTGCAGTTGCACAAGTTACTGTTAACCGTGTTGCTAGCGGTAAGTTTCAAAACAATATCTGCAATGTTGTTTATGCAGACCGACAGTTTTCGTGGACTATTGGCCGCACAAAAAAGATCAAAGACATTAAAGCCTGGGAAGCGTCAGTGGCTGTTGCTACTGCTGTACTAACCAACTCAATACATTTACCAGACTTTAAAGCCCTTTATTTTCATACCAAACAAGTCAAACCCCGCTGGAAATACAGCAAGCGTGTGGTAGCTGTTATTGGAAATCATATTTTTTATAGTTGACAGGCCGAGCTTAGTCTGGTATAATAATGGCATAAGGAACAAAATATATGAAAATCAGACTACTTTCAGACCTACACACAGAATTCCGCTTACCTTACAAAACTCACCAAATGTCGGAGTATCGTGGTGAAGATGTGCTTGTGCTTGCTGGCGACATTGCCAGTGGCTCAACCAATACCATTGATGTTATCAAACACTTTTTAGATTGTGGCTTCCCCGAGATTGTGTACGTGCCTGGCAACCATGAGTACTATGGTACCAGCTTTGATGACTTTAACACCAAAATGGCAGCTAAATGTGCCGACATTGAAGGCGTGCACTTTTTAAACCCTGGTACTGTTGAAATTGACGATGTGTTATTTGTTGGTGGTACACTGTGGACTAACTTTGATGCTAATCCGTTTAGTCAAAGTGCAGCCAAGCGTGGCATCAATGATTTTCGTGTGATCCGTGACTTTGATGTTAACCGTTGTGCACAAACCTACTACCAACACTTTGATTTTATCAAAGATCAATACGAACATCGTGAGGGTAGTAAAGTTGTGGTTGTCACACACTTTTTGCCAGCTCGTGAGTGCATTGCACCACGTTGGCGTGGAGCTAACCTACTAAATGACTACTTTGCTAATAATCTTGGTGAGTATATTTCTACTATGTCTGATGCTACTTGGCTTTTTGGCCACACACATGATGCTACAGATATTGTGCTTGGTGATACTCGTGTGGTTGCTAATCCTCATGGTTACTACAATGCCATGAACGATGGTGTTGGCTTTGACCCTTTTAAAACAATTGAGGTGTAATGTGCGGCTTGGTGACTACTTACACAATATGCTGATCTCACTGCTTGGTGACCCACAACTGGTCATCAAGTGGTGGACCACTCCTAATGCCGCGTTTAATGGACAATGTCCACAAGACGTTGACGAAAACACAATTAAAAACTACCTAGAAAGCCACTGCTTTAGATGAAAACAGCCCAAGAACTTATTACAGCACGTATCCTAGCCGACTCAGTTTCACCAGATGGTGTTCGTATGACCACAATGGAAATCGAGTACCCACGGTTTATCTTAGCTGAACTCAACACGCATCGTATGCTAAGCAAGAATAGTGCAAGTAGCCGAGCTATTCCGGTTAAAGCCATGCACCAACACATGACTGAAAATCCAGCACAACCTGTGCACTGGGGCAAGAACCAGCCAGGTATGCAGGCTAAAGAGGAATTAACTGACAACAACTTGGCTGATGCCAAGTTTATGTGGCAGCGTGCACAGCAAGATGCCATGCACTGGGCACAGCAAATGGCCGAACGTGTGGGGTTGCACAAACAAGTAGCCAACCGCATCACAGAGCCTTGGATGCTTATGAAAACTGTTATCAGTGGCACAGAGTGGGCTAACTTCTTTTGGCTGCGTGCTCATGCCGATGCACAGCCAGAGATTCATGAATTGGCTGTGAAAATGTGGGATGCACATAATCAGAGTAGCCCACAATTGCTGCACCCTGGTGAGTGGCACCTGCCTTATGTTAAATCGCACCGTTTAAGCAGCGGCGAACTTATCTATCTAGACGCAACCGACACACCAATTACCACAGAACAAGCCCGTATCATTTCGGCCAGTTGCTGTGCACAGGTCAGCTACCGCAAGTCAGACGACAGCTATGAAAAAGCACACAAGATCTTTAAGCAGCTAATCGAATCGCAACCTTGCCATGCCTCACCAGTTGAGCATCAAGCAACGCCAATGGACTTGTCTACTTATTGTTACTACGAGCCAGAAACCTGGGAAAGTGGCGTTACTCATGTAAGTGCCAACGGTGACTTGTGGTCGGGCAATCTTCGTGGCTGGATTCAGCACCGCAAACTTATTGCTGGAGAAGCGCAATGGTAAAGCCAGAGTATGAGTATGCAGAGTTTGATCGTTGGTTTAACGAACCTGAAAGTTATGGACTACGTTCAGAGCGTTTTTATGACCTGGTAAATGGTACATCCGACCCACAGCGGCGTTTTGAAATTATTACGCAGTGGATGACGGCGGCTTTTGATGCTGGACGTCATCCAGAACACAGGTACGTATAAATGAATGTTGTGTTGTACACCCAAGACTTCGAAGCTATTACTGTACTAGACTTACCGGTGTGGTTGCTTGAACAACTGGAAAAGCAAGGTGCTGTCAGAGTTGCGGTAATGCGGCCTGTGCAATTTGCACAACTTGACGCCAGCGTACCAGTTGGTTCAGTTGAGGGTCCACAAGTGGTTACCATTTACTGCGAAAAGCTGCGTTGGCGAGATGGTTCACTTAAAACTATCCTAGTAACCCACGACGAAGAACTGGCACTAGCACTCAGGCCATGTTGGTTGCCTGGTCAGGTATCTACTGTACAAAGCTATCGCAAAGCTATTCGTCACCTTACTGAGCAGCTTGTTAAGGTGATGCGAAAATAAACTGTTGAAGTCTCTGAGTTATCGTGATATAATAATTCATATTTCGGAGACTTCAATGTTGTATTTTTGCGTAAAATGTTCAGATGACGTAAACCCACGCCGTTGGGCATTGGGCAAACACACTTGTCTACCATGTGGCGAGAAAGTTGCACGTGCTTTCAAGCATTGCATTGTGCCAATGGCCAAGTCTAATTACCAGCCGGTTACTGATCTTCAAACACTCAAACAATTAAACAAATATGCTAGAACTTAAAATTACTTGTGATACCCTAGACGAAGTTAACATCTACACCAACGCTGTTAGTTTACACAACTTGCTGGGCGACTTGTACAATGCACTTCGTGGTGCATACAAACACGGCGACGATGCTAGTGTACTCAAAGTTGTGCAAGACTTTTATCCAGACATTACAAAAGCAGTAGATCACTGCCAAGGCCCGTACTAATGATAGCCCAACTGCTAGACCAGGTGCTTGTTTTAGTTGTTAAAACCCTTGCTTATGTGGCCGCTGGTCTAGCTGTTAGCATATGGTTGTTGGTAATCATTGCACTGTTTGTTAACCTTTTTAAATTACTAAAATGAAATACCCCGAATACAATATCAGCCGTGAATTTAATCAATGGTTTTTTGACGAACAGTATCCTGAGCTGGGATCAAATCGTGCACAAGTTTACATGACTGGCAATCCAGGTAATCGTGAGAATCGTGACTACTGGATGCGTCAGGCATTTGTAGCAGGTGCTAACTCCATGTGGCAGGAAATCAACTTGTGCCTAGCACAGTACGCTTGTGCGGTTGAGGGTTGTGACCCAGAACTGCTGGAGCCGTGCGAAGTATTTGACCGTGCTCGTGAAAACCTTCATGCACACATCAAGCAACTGGAGCTGTTTTAATGAAGCTACGCAAAATGCGTCGCCGAGCCAATCAAAAGCGTGGCTTTGGTTATGGCAAGCGCTGCTCAGAATACTTTCGTGGATGTATAGTTTGCGAAGCTTACCACTACTACGACGAACACAAACGCTGGCCTACATTTGATGAAGCCAGTGAAATTTGCAGAACACATATTCTAGAGGATTGTTATGAAAGTAAAGATTGGACCGTACGTTAACTGGGTAGGTCCTTACCAAATTGCAGAAGCACTTTGCTGGTGGGCTAAGCCACAAACTGACGAGTATGGCTTTAAGAGGAAGCCTGACTGGGTTCATGACTTTGGTACTTGGTTGGCTGAAAACTCAGACGGGTCGGACAGTTGGATTACCAAAACTTGCCAGTGGATTCAAGACCACCGCAAGCGTCATGTTTACGTTCACATCGACAACTACGATGTGTGGGGTGCTGATCATACCTTGAGCCTAATCGCACTGCCACTGCTGGAAAAACTAAAAGAGCACAAGCACGGCTCGCCATGTGTTGACGACGAAGATGTTCCGGCTGGCTTGGGACTCCGAAGCACAGAAGCTCCACCAAAGGAAAATGACTGGGATATCGACGACAACCACCACGATCGTTGGGACTGGGTGTTAGACGAAATTATCTGGGCACACCGCCAAGAAGCGCTTGGTGATCCTGATTCGGAAGCTTGCTGGACACACGACGTACCAGATGAGTGCTGGCCGTTTCCAAGTGGTCGCACCGGCATTGACAAAATGTTGGGTGGTGTTAAATGCGACGATGCGGCACTGGCCGCACTTACAGCTCGTAAGCAAAACGGTTTCCGGCTTTTCGGAAAATACTACCAATCACTGTGGGATTAAAATATGACACTTTTAACTATTGTAGCACTAATCTGTTTGGCGACAATTGTTGGTGGGTTGGTATGGTGGGCAATCCACGATCGCCAACTAAACTGCACCAACAACGGCTGCACTCAAGACTGCGACCAAGGACGCCGCTGCACTTGCGGTTGGCCTGGTACAACTGAGCAGTGCACAGCCACTTGTTATAAAACTCAACGCAAGCATCAACTTGATGATGAGTTTAATAACGCAAACTGGCCATTTCCAGTTAATCGACCATAAATGTTGTTTTTTGGCAACACTTTTCAGCCACAATTGCAGAAATGCACTTGTGGCTTTTGCGTTTCTGGGGTATAATATATACTTAAACGGAGAAAATATGATCAAACCTGGAACACTTTGTATGATTCGTGGCGTACCACCACAAGCCACCGGACACGACTGCAATGGCAAGATTGTGGTTGTTCAAGCACACATGTTTGCAGATGTGTGGGAGATTATGCCACACGTTGTAACTGCTACAGCTGAGGGTCTTCGCCGCCTGATTGCTTCACAAGGCAGGTACTTGCACCCACTAGACAATCCACCAGAAGATGCCCTGGACACACACTCAACCCGAAAGGAAATAGCATGAACTTCTCAACACGCCGATCTGTTTACACAGACTTAAACAACTACTGCCACATGGCCAAACCACATGACACCATTGAGGTGTGTGAGTGGACCAATGGTGAAGGCTGGGACGTTTGTGTTGGCCAAAAACTAATCGCACTCACACACGGCGAGCTGCAAGCAATCATAGTGCTTTGCAACACACCACATCCACGAGGTTAACATGCAAAAAATTGTAATCAATGCTTGCCACGGTGGGTTTGGGCTTAGCGAACTAGCCAGCAATCATTATCGTGCGTTGGCAGGTATACCGTTATCAGAGTATCGCTGGGAAATTGCACGGGACGACCCACACCTGGTACAAACTGTAGAGCAGCTTGGTGAGTTGGCCGATACTCGGTACAGTGAACTCAAAGTAGTGGAAGTTCCAGACGGCGTTGAGTGGACTATTCACGAATACGATGGGTGTGAGTGGGTTGCTGAAGCCCACCGCACCTGGAGCTAACATGACACACCCTATTTGTGACAGTTGCGAAACTGTCAAACATTGCAGCCAACACGGTTGTATTCCCAAACAACCTTTGCCAAAACAGACTACCACAAACGTACCCGAGCCGACTAAAATGGACTTAAAAACCCTACTAGACCAAACACCCAGGCTGCGTGCTTGGGCCGATATTGGCCCGGTACAGCGTGCTGAGCTGGAACAGTTTGCACAAGCAGTGCTAAACTCGCGTGCTGTGGGTGTAACCGCTGATGGGTTTTTTGTCCAACCGGGCAACAAGGTCTGGGTTATCAGCAGCACTGGAGCACCCAAGCCTACCACAGTTTGCAAAACTCAAGCCCTAACCAACTACGAACTATTTGGACGTATTCCGGTATCGGAAAGTTTCTTAGACCGTGAAAACCTACGTAAATATCAAAAACACAACTAATATGAAACAAACACACAAAATCGCTTATGACTATGCCATGGCCAGTATCCAGCAAAGTGCTGCCATGGACATGGTTAACTCCGCTCTCCGCAGCTTAGGGTCGGACAACTACCTTTTCAGTGTCTGTGAGCCACTAGAAGCTGCATACACTAAACTTGTTGAAGAACTCTTAGGCCCAGAATTGTGGGACTGGCTGACCTGGTGGATGTATGAAACTGACAATGGAACTCGCAAAATGGAGTTCTCAATCAACGGTGTGGAATACGATCCTACCACAATGACACTGTACCGCTTCCTGGAGATTGTTGATGCTGAATAAATTACCTCCACCCAAAGTCTGTGTAGCTATTGCAATTCTACTCGCCATGCTTGTTGCAGTAATACTGTTAATACCCACAGCAGCCATTGCTGTGGGTATAGCCTGTGTACTATTCTGGTGCATTAACACACTAGCGGAGCACTTTATCCAATGAGAATTATCAAACACCGACTACACCCTGGCATGAACACTATACCTGTAGAAGCTGACCACCTAATCAAGCTCAGGTACATCAACGATCAAGATGGCAAACTTTTTGGTTGGTTTCAGGTTGCACAAGACGAACTGCACCTAGAAGCACATGAGTATGAAGTGTACTTGGCCATGACTGGTGAAACAGTTCCTGATGCCTGGAACTATGTGTGCAGCTATCAACAACAAACAGGTGGTGGGTACTTTGTGGTACATGCTTTTGATTAAAGTCTAGCCGATTTGTTGCTACCTGCAATGTAACAAAACTCCAATGGACCAAGTTGGCCGAATACCAAGTCAGCCGCAACCCTAAAAACAACCCTAGACAAACACACCAAAAAACGTTATAATATTTACTACAGCACCAAAAACATGAGTTACAAAATCCAATACTTAACAGCCAAACTGCAGGAAGAAGCAGCCGAAGTAATTCAAGCTGTTTCGAAAATTAACCGGTTTGGCCCACAGAACTCACACCCTGATCGAACCACAACTAATTTACAAGAGCTGGTTGGTGAACTCGAAGATTTCCTTGCAATTGTTGCTGCCCTAGAACACTACCAATACATTGATCTGACCCTAAGTCGGGAACAAATTGCCACCAAGGCCAAAGCGCTTATTCAAGGCTAATGCACAGCCACTGACAAAGAAAATCACAAACTATCTCCTCATATAAAAATACGCTTGCTTTTTGATTATCGAGTGTGCTATAATTTAATATAATTTAGAGAGTTAAGTATTGTAGTTATAGTGATAAATTCACTAAATGCGTTAGCTTGAAACTTACGAGCCCCGTCGAGGTTAGGTTTCAAAGGCTGATGCAATTTAGGGTAATTTATCTAATATAACTACCCAGCAGTTGCTTAATGGGGCAAGTATTTTGTTTTTTATTGCTTTGTGTTATTTGATAAAACCAAAGCAATTTTTGTGGGTTAAGTAATTTTCCCACCTTTCAACCACCTGGCTCTAGCCGGGGATTTTTACCTTAGCAATAAGGTTTTTACACTTTAGGGTCAAACATGACATTTTTAAATCGCTACACAGGAGTAGTGTTAAAGAAGCAGGATATCTCAGCATATCCTTTTGAAGAGTTCGCAGAAGCAACTTTAGAAGAACTAGAAGACGTTGCTGAGCGACAAAAAATTCCACAGTATAATAGTTGGATGATGCCTCAGTTGGTTGCTAAATTTGGTCAGTTTAAACCAATCTACGTAAACGAAAAAATAGATGCAGCACAAACACTTATGCACAATTTAGGGTCGGACCCTAAACTGCGTGGAATGTATCTAGTAGCCACAAAGCTTCCGCGAGGAAAACTAATCCAAAAGCAGAATTCTCCACAGGGCTCACATTATGGAGCTTTAGTTCCGCTTGTTATGGCTGGCATGAAAAAGTACCAAAACATCCCGTACTCACACTGGAATCGTGAAGACATACGGTATGTTGTAGATAAAAACTTAGCCCAAGCAATGGTGTTAGAAGATGTTCCACAACTTAGCTTAGAGCGACTACTAGAAATTCGTACACTTGGTTTGCTTGCTAAAAGCGGTCGGACTGAGGGTCAAGCTAAGAACCCTCTTAGTACATGGGCCCTGACTGGTATTCAAGATACCGAATTGGGCCACCTGCCTAAGCTGGCAGTAACAATGCTTACACAAATCTGGCTAGCGCACCCCAGCATCAGAAATGAGTATATGATTTTAGATCCAATTAACTGGGATAATATGCCCAAACCGCTAGTAGCACAGGAAATTTTTATAGATCCTAGAGTGCTGGCAACTACTACAAAAGCCCCTCAGGCTAATAAAAATAACGACAATAGCCTTCCTTGGTCTGCTTAAAGAGGCCCAAATGAAATACACCAAAGAAATTTGTGACCACATGGTAGCACAGTACAACTGTGGAGTTTCGGTGCCACAGCTTGCACTAGAGCTGGAAGTGCCTGAGCGTAGCATAATTGCCAAGCTATCGAGCCTAGGAGTCTACCAAAAGAAAAGCTACCTTAACAAGCGCGGTGAAACACCGGTAAAGAAGTCGGAGCACATCGAACGCATAGCAATTTTACTCAACACCAACCTTGAGCTGCTGGAATCACTAGAAAAGGTAAACAAAACCGTGTTAGTAATGATCGAGCGTGCCTTAACTGACCCTAAATCGCAGTAATCTGACATAATTGCCACTAATACGACAAAAAGCCCCATTATCATCGGATAGTGGGGCTTTTTTGTTTGCTAAATTGATATGTTCTTTTGGCGGTTGAATTAGAACACGTTGTGACTACATGTACGCTGTTTGAGCATGTGCTAACCTGGAGTCTAGCAAAACTGTTCAATTTGCTGCCGTTTACTGCAGCTTAGGGTCAAGTGTCGGAAAACTCACTTGACAAGAATTACCACTGTATGGCATAATGGCGCAGGCACGTGTGTAATTTCGCACCTGGTGTTTTACAGGCAAAACAAAAGCCCCTGGCAGAGCGACTGCTGAGGGGCTTTTGAAACAGCTAATTTTAGCTACGTGGATCCTACTGTTTTTTATAGTGGTTGTCGTAGTGCAGTATTTCAACTGCCAGGTTTCCTCTGTGATCCAATTCAGGACTTACCCACCACGGTGCCTGACCCTAAACTGTTGCAATCGTACCACAAGTGGGTTAGTCTGTGAGTATTGTGCTAGGGGGAATGCACGTTTCAGCTACTTCGGTTCCAGCGCTTGTAGTATCCGTGACTAACAGTATTGGCTTAGCTCTTCAGCCGTAGAGGGCGGGCTCCTCTTGCACCTTTGCTGACAATCTAACCACCTGCCACAGCTTGGGGTGGGCTTACGCTTTCAACGCTTAGCGCCTGCACACAATTTTTAGTGACCCCTGTGCAGTTTAGGGTCGGTGTTTAATACGGTTGTCTCCGGTTAGATAATTTTACGAACCCTCTGCAACTTAGGGTCGAACCACCTTACGGGTTGTTATTGCTCGGGTACGTCAGTGCACCAGTCTACCAAGACCATTTTACGTCGGTACCAGATAAGACGACAGTTTATATAGTAACTGCTCACTAGGAGTACTACTTGCTTTCCGCTAGCTACTGGGTTGCACTGCGTAAGCCGTCGTGGGTTTTCGCCGAAGCTACTAGGCCAGTCTGGGTGGGCAGATTCAGTTTTCGCTATTGCTTTCAGGGTTTCGTCCTGACCCTAAGCTGCAACGAGTGGAGTGGTGGGTAACACTCGCACACTCGTCGCGAAGGCCTAGAGTTTCGCACAACTTGCATGTGCTCATCAGAGGATTGGTGGTTATTTGTTACCATCATGCCGGGTTTCGCAAGCAACACGGTTTAGGTTTTGCACAGCCTTATAGGGGCACGGAGTTGTCTCTCCTTGTTTGGTACTTGATACGGGAATCGAACCCGTCTTGTCCGCGTGAAAGGCGGGTGTCCTAGCCGATAGACGAATCAAGTTTAAAAGTTGGCTGGGACTAGAGTTTGTTCGGTCCCAATTAAGTTGTTATCCCAACATCAAGTGTTGAGCCTCATAACACCCATAATAAATCACTCAACAAACTCTGGTACAGTTGCAGCATTCTACCACTTTCGCCGTCTCGGCCGAGACCTACCGGTGGGGTTAATCTGCATACATGCACCAGCAGACCTGGCTAGCACAGTTTGAGCAATTTATTATAGGGGCTAAGGGCTGTGGCTCGGGTAATTTATTCCCCACAATTAAGACGCATGGCAGATAAGTCCCGCCTCCGCTGTCACCCAATTCACTAATTTATAAATAAATTATACAGTATTTGACAAAAAGAATCAACAAA